AAATAAAATATAAATAATAAATAATAATAAGCGCAAAAAAATTTTATTACGAGTTTTGTTGTGAAGAAAAGCGCAAAAAAATTTTGGCTTGACAAGCGAATAAAAATAGGATATGATGCAGATATAATGCGTTAGGTATACCCACCTGTACGATGCGATACATACACTGTGATTTGGAGGTTGAGCCTGACATGGCGGACAGGCTATGCGGGCGAAAGAATTATGAAAGACCAAAAAGTAAATAGTGCAGGTACAGGCGCGGCGATTACCGGAGAGGTGATGACGGACGAAGAGGTTAAGGCGAAAAAGGAGCAGGAAAAGAAGACCGGCTCCCCTTTTGCCGTTGGCTCTTACATCACCAAGAGCAATGACCTGATCCAAAAGACCAAGTATTCCCTGCCGCGCAACGAGCAGAAAATTTTGTTCATGCTGCTTTCCAAAATTGACCAGAAAAATGACACGGATGCTTCGAAGTATTACACGATTACGTTCAGCGACTTTTCAAAGCTGACGGGTGTGAACGCGGAAAAGCCGGCCTATGTGGCATATTTGCAGCACACGATTGAAAATTTGGAGAACCGGACGTTTTGGGTGCCGATTGCCCCGACCAAGTACAAGAGCATGAGCTGGGTACGCAAAGGTTCGATCATTGATACTGAGGGAAAAACCATCAGTATGCGGTTCAATGAGGACATTTGGAAAGACATTGCACAACTGACAAGCAATTATACATCCTATAGCATTGAATACCTGCTGATGATGCAGAGCACCTATTCTATGCGGGTGTATGAAATTATCTTATCTTATGATAACGGCAACCGGGACTACGAATACGCCAATGGGCTGGTGTTTGAGCCGGTGACGGACGAGGTACTGGGGATGTTCCCCGCCAAGCGGAACCAGCTGCGCGGATACAAGTACAAAAAGTTTGGCATTGATGATTTCAAAAACCTGCTGTCTGTACCGACCAAAGAAGAGCGCGGTATGAACCGCAAAAAGTCCGATGTGGATAACAAGTATGACCGCGAAAAACCGTTGACAGAAAAATACCCGAATTTTTCAGACTTTGAACGCAATGTTTTGAAGCTGGTAAAAAACGAAATCAACGAGATGACAGACCTGTGGTTTGATTATGAGCCGGTGCGAACCAAAGGCGTGCGGAAATACACCCATCTGTATATCTTTATCAAGTACAAATCACGCAAAGAGATGGAGAAGGTACGGGCGTTTTTGAGCGCGAACCAGCGCAGCGACCAGGAGGTGGCACGCAAACAAAAGGCGAAGAAACAAGCTGTGTTGGCGGCTGAAACCGGAGAGGTCTCTCCCCTGCCCCCGGCTGTGATGAAAATGACGTTCCGCAAGGCGCGGGGCGAGATAGAAGACCGGACTGGATATGCGGGCTACAAGAAGGAGCTGACCGTAGAAGAGCGGAATGTTTTGGCAAATGTGTTTACTTATGCGGCCAAGATATTAACCAACCAGAACAAACAAGACCAGGCTGAAGAAACATTGGAAGCGCTGAACGGAATCATCCAAAATAACCACGGGCTGAAAAGCTGGGCGTTGGGTGAACTGGAGAAGTTTAGCGTGATGCTGAGGCAGGATGTGGAAAAGAAATCTGCGCAGTATTACCGCACGGTGGTGTACAGCGACATTGTAGAAAATTCCGCCACGATCATTGAAAGCGGAAAACGGCGGATGGGACAGGACGGCAAAGAGCCGATGTTCCGGCTGGATGAAACAACATTTGAAGAATAACCAGGGGGAGCTGCTGACGAGGTGGCTCCCCTATTTTTAACTTTATTACAGCAACAAAGAACTGATTCTTTTGCTTGTTGACTTTGAGTGTTGATGTGTTATAATGAAATTAAAATAGCAACAAAGAATTGGTTCTTTTACATGGAGGGCTGTATATGGCTGCAAAAATTATTACGATTGCGATTGAAAAGGGCGGCTCTGGTAAAACAGTTACTGCTTCTAACCTTGCTTACTTAATGGGAGATGAAGGAAAAAAGGTTTTGTGTGTGGACACTGACCCACAGGGCAACCTGACCTTTGCGTTGAGCGGCGGCAATACGATTACAAGCAATGCTTATTCCCGCAAAGCGCTGTACGATATGTTTGACGGCTTCAAATACACCTCCACGAAAGAGTATATTGTGGAGACAGAGTATGAGAATGTTGATATGATCCCGGCAAGCAGCCAGACACCGCGGATCAACAAGCGGCTGCCGGACCTATTGGCTGATGCGCAGCAGTATGATGTGGGCGACCCAAGACAGCTGGAATCTACGGCCGACTTTTTGCTATACTTTTTGAACCAGGTGCGGGAAAACTATGATTATATCATTGTGGATACCCAGCCAACCCGTGACAGTATGATCCTTTCAAACGCCTTAGTGGCAGCGGATTATGTATTGATCCCGATGATGTGCGATTCGTTTTCTGAGGATTCGGCATTTAGAACTTATTCCATCTGCAATGAGCTGCGCAAGAACCCAAAGACGAACCTGAAAGGAATCGGCGTGATTTTAACCATGGTGGACAAGGGTGCGGCCACGAGAGAGACGCGGGAAGAATGCCAAAGAGTGCTTGGCCCTACCCTGTTCAAGACTGAGATACCCAGCGCTTTGGCCGTGAAGACATCGGTGAGAAGATGTGTGCCGGTATGTTATTCTGCCAAAACGCAACCGATTGGCAAGAGCTATGTGGCGGCTTATAAAGAGCTGAAACAGCGGCTTGAAAAACTGGATAAGGAGGAAAAGTGAGATGGGTTTGAAATCAAAGCCGAAGAAAAGCAATGAAAAGAAACTGAACATTCCTACCAGCAGTGCAGCAAAAGAAGTGAACGATAACGATGCCGGCCGTGCCCTGGTTGGAAAGATTGTTGGCAATAAGACCATTGAGTTTGAAAATAAGGATATCAGCCTGGCAGACATCCGGCTGAACCCGGACAACGAGATTTTTCGCCAGAATGACAATGGAGAAGATATTGAAATATTAGCCGAAGACATTAAGCGCAATGGCCTGCTGCACAACCTGGTCGTGTTCCCGGAGCAGGAAGATGGTAAGACGGTATATGTTTTGCTTTCTGGCGAGCGGAGATACCGAGCATTGATGCTGTTGCAGGAACAGGATGCGACCTGGAATGCGGCCAAGAACTGTAATGTAGTTACCACTCCCCTATCCCCCAATGAAAAGAAAGTTATTTTGTACAGCGCGAACCTGCAGGTGCGTGGTGGTTTTGGGGATGAAATGATCCGGCGCAAGGCAACAGTTGAATTTATTGAGTGTCTGCAAAAAGAGCCATATAACATGAACCAGGCCGAGGCCAAGAAAGCCCTGAAGGAAATCAGTGGTGCAGTTGGGCGGACGATTGATAAAGACATACGAATTGAACATACGTTAAATAAGCAGCTGCTGCAAATGTTAGATGAAAAGTATCTGACACGAAATGAAGGCGAAGAATTAACAAGGCTCAACCAGGAACAGCAACAGAGAATTGGTTCTTTGTTTGAGGAACTTTTTGCCATTGAAAACCCAGAGGTAAAAGATCTACAAGACGAGATTAAGAATGAAGTTATGGCAGGGTTGAAAAACGTTTGGAAAGGCGGCTCAACGGAAGAGCGCGACCAACTTTTTGAAGATGTACTGACAGAGCTGAAAAACGGAATTAAAACACTGGTTGAAAAAGAAGCGGAAAACGCAACTGAGGAAACCGAAAAACAGGCTGCACTTGAACGCGAGGTGGAGGTAGCTGAAAAGAAAGCCGAAACCAAAACATTTGTTCAGAAAACTTTACAGCCGCTGGCCGGTAAGATTGGTAAGAAGATTGCAACGCCGGCATATAAGAGAGGACTGAAAAAAATGAGCCAGGAACAGCGGGCAGAAGACATTAAGACGCTGACAGAGCTGATTGAAAAAGCTGCGAAGCTGAAAGAGCTACTGGAGACAGTTAAGTGATGGCAAAGGAAGTAAAAATCAACCTGCGGCTGAGTATGCGTGTACGCGAGGTGCTGAACGACGAGGCCGAGGTTGAAGATACCCGCATTGGAACCGTGGCAAACCGGCTGTTGCAGGAAGAGCTGGACAGGATGATGGCGGTGGGTGCCGACCGTTGCGTGATGAAAGATACCAAAGAATACCGAGCTTTGATGCCGCACCTGGAAGGAAGCTATGTGCTGCCGACAGAACCGGAAATCAACCGGTACATTGCAACGCGGCTGGATGACAAGAACTACCCGCAGGTTTCTTTGTACTTTACAAAAGAGCAGGCAGAGTTCATGGCCGGACTGGTGAAAAAGCAGAGGATACGAGGAACCCTTTACCATGACGGCAGCGTGAAATCTTACCGGTATGTGATTGTGGGGATGCTGTTGAAGAACCCGTTGTTAGCTGATTTTGGCCTGAACTAAAAAATAGCCCCCGTCCGCTGGGTGACAGTGGATAGGGGCTTTGTTGTTTTATTCGCTGACTTTTACTGCAAAGTTTTTAAGCTTTTGATAACAGTCAATGTAGAGTTCCTGCTTATCGCCGTTATAGGTAACTTCGTAATACAGGCCGTCTTTGACAGGGGTGGTGAAAAGACCTTTATTGTTTTGAAGAGTTTTACACGACCAGACGGTATAGATATCATCCGGTGACAGATAGACACCAGTTACATCAGCGTTATCATTGAAGTAGCGGGAGATGGCGGTGCAGGCAGCCAGTTCAAATTCTTTAGGATTCATGGACGGTACCTCCGGTAGAATTACAGGTTACATCAGGTGGCGCTTTCCAGGTTATATCAAGCGGCGCTTTCCAGGGAGTGGGAGTGGGGATAAACGGCATGTTATCAATCGGCTTGGTGTTTGGCGTTACCGGCAAAATTGTTTCGCCCTGTTCGGTTGTGATGGTACGTTTGATGAGATGGCCGGCATCATCAAATTCTTCTGTAAAGGTAAAGATTGTTTTACTCAACTTTCCAGCCTCCTTCCTTATCCCAGGCAATGAGCTGGTTAAGGGTTTTGGGGGTATAATCATGCAGCATACAGCCAACGTTGATGATGTTGCCCTTGTTACTGGCGATACCGACCGCGTTATCGCGCAGTTCAGCTTTCCACTTAGCGAGATAGGTGTTCTCACGGGTGTTATGGACGTGGCCGCAGAGCATGTAGCACTCCGGCGAATAGGAGTGGTTGTAGAACATGATAGGGTAGTGGCAGAGAATAAGTTTGTATTTGCCGGCTGTGAGTTCATCATAGCCCTTGATGGAAGAAAAGTAGCGCATCATTTCCGGTGAGATTTTATCGTGGTTGCCCTTAATGAGATGGATATGACCATTGAGCTGTTCAAGGATCATAGGAGCTTCGGACGGGTCCCAGAACATATCGCCAAGGACATAAACGTTATCGCCCGGAGAGACAACGCTGTTCCAGCGCTTGATAAGCTCCGCGTGCATAGAGGGCAGGTCAAGAAACGGACGGTCATCGAAGCGGATAATGTTACGGTGAGAAAAATGAAGGTCAGCAGTAAAGAAATTCATAGAGAAATCACCTCTGATATGGTAAGATAAAAGAAAAAGGCAAGGAGTGGTTATGAATGGCAGGACCGACAAGCGTAAGATTTTGCAATGAGATGCTGGAGCTGTGCGGCTACCAGGAGGATGCCCTGAATGAATGGCAACAGCGGATACAGGAAGGGGACAGCTGTACAAGAGAACAATACATCCAGATTGAAAAGGAACAGCAGGCGCTGCGAGAGATCCAGGCAAAAATCACGGATTATTTTAAGGTGCGGGCCAAATTTGACGAGGAGTTTGAAGTGCCGAAGCGGAGTTTGTTTGGACATGCACAGCCGCGAGTGGTGGTAAGACGAAGAAAGTAATCAATCCGCCAGGTCGGCTGAAACGGTAACGAGTTCTGTGATTGCGTCTTGAACGGAGGCTGATTCCTTATCTTTGAAGAAAGAGTCATAATCGAACCAGCGGTTGTTGATGATATTGCCGATGATTTTAACGGTGCTGCCCCAGCCCTTGGTAGCGACACGAATGTATTTACCTTTCATGTCTTCCAGACGGGAAACACCGACGACATCCATGATGCGCATGATAGCCTCCATACCGATGGCAGAACCCTCGTAAGAATCTTTTTCATAGCTGTCGGGGTAGACTTTGCCAAGGCAGTAACCGCCGTAAACAACATCCCAACTGGCAGCTTTGAGAGTAAGATCAAGAGAGAGACAGCAATAATTTGTGGTTGAAAGAGATACGTTTGTAATCTGAGCGTTCTCAATGGTGTAGCCTTCATCAGTAAGCGTTTGTGCGGTATATTTTTTCATGGCGTGTACTCCTTAATGTTTGCTGCTGCTGATATGAGGCCAGAAGAAGATGCCGCCGATCAGGCAGGTCCAGGCGTATGTGGAGGGTAGCATTTGCGGGGTGAAGGATGCGGTATTGAATAACTGGTTCAATGTGGAGCAGATGGCGGTGCCAAACATAGGCACCAAAATAAACTTGGCGAGAGCCAGGTGAAACCAAAAGACCAAAAAATAAACCAGAACGGTAATAAGAATGCCGGTAAGAATTGAAAGAAGTTTATCTGTATTAGCTGTCATTGATTACATCTCCTGTGCAAGTGCGGCGATACGGGAACGGTAGATTTTTTGGAGCTTGACCTCGCCATAGAAATCCTGACCGCGGAAGACCTGGGAGAGGCGGCGCATGCCGTTGTTATCGCCAGAGTAGATATCGAGATCGACCTGGGCGTCATAATCACCATCAATGATACAGATGGAATCTTCGCCGATACGCTGAAGAGCAAGCCGCATCATTTCAATATCAAGGTTCTGGGCCTCGGTAATATAGACGGCGCAGTTCTTGCCGGTGGTATCAAAGCCGCGCAGGTCCGAGAAGGGGAGAAGCTGGATTTCATTGGCGTCAATATAGCGCTTGAGTTCCAAAGTATCGCCGAGTTTAGCGCCGAGCATGTTGCCGATTTGGCTGTCAAGCAGCTTTTCATTGCGGGTGCCTGGGTAAAAACCAAGACGGGCAGCGCCGGATGTGGCGCAGGGGTTGGTGAACACGATGATTTTATCAATCTTGTGGGTTTCCAACAGCTTGAGCATATAAGCCAGAGCCAGATAGCTTTTGCCAGTACCGGCAGGACCACACAGCATGGTGATTTGGTTATGTAAAAGGCTGTCAAAAGCGAGCATCTGGTAGATATCTTTCTCCTTGGCCCTGACAGCGCCAAATGCCTGCGTTTCGAAGGGCTTATAATCCACCGCGACATGTTTACCGCTTGCCCACTTAAACGCCTGTACGGAGCTGTCTGCGGGGCTGTGAGCGATAAGATATTGATTGGGGATAAGGCCAAAGGTATTTCGTTCCGGCTGCTCATAGAGGGCAGCGTATTGCTCATCGGTTGGAGTGACCTCCAGAAAGCCGGTATAGCTTTGGCGGGGGAGAAGATCCTTGGAGGAGCAGACGGGCAGGTGGGCGAGGGAAGAGGCCAGGTGTTTACAGCAAAGATCATCCGTGCAGAAGGTCATATCCTGGTTTTGGCTGTATGTTTTCCAGGCCGCATAAATGATGATAGAATCCGGGGTGTTGGGCAATGTGTTGCGAAACGGGCAGGTATCATCGTTCAGATAATCGGTAGCATTGGAAACTTGATAAAGGTCGGAATCGTGGGCGCTATCGAGATAGTGAGCCATTTGGCGGGCACGATAACGAACGGACTCATCTTTGGTGCGGCTGGTTTTGATGGATTCCAGCTCCAGCAGGGTTTGGACGGAGATAATAAATGGGCGATCGACAACATGTGCGCCCATATTGAGCAGGGCACAGGTATCATAAAAAATAAGCAGAGAGAATTCCCCCTTTGAACGTCTATTGCAGTTTGAAAACCGCTGTGATATACTGAACGCATAAAATATTTTGTAGGAGGTTAGCACTATGCCGAGAACCAAGGGAAGCAAGAATAAAGTAAAAGTGGCGGCGAATGATTATGAGGCTTTGATTGCCCAGGCTCAGAAAGAAAAGGAAGAGGCGGAAGCTGAAGTTGCCAAGACCAATACCAGCATTGAGGAGCTGAAAACTGACCTGCAATCCATGAAAGAAACCTTGAAAATGCAGAAGGCGAATGTGAAGGCCGCGGAGAAAAAGCTGACCAAGCTGGAAGAGAAAAAGGCCAAGGCGGACATTGCTGCTGAGGCGGAAGCGAAGAAAATTCAGGCGCAGGAAATGATCAACCAGCTGCTGACAAACGGCATGAGTGCTGATGAGATTTTGGAAAAATTAAAGTAATGGGATGAACCGTGTGGGTGGTTGTGCCTGCACGGTTTTTTGTTTGTGAATCAGGACAGCTCCCAGTAAGATTTGACATCTTTACCGATTTCAACTGATAACTTACGAGCAATCAGGCGGGCGTGGTTGTACTGGGCCTTAATGCCGTAAAAATAAGAAGCGTCCATAAAGGACAGGCTATCTTTGGCAATAGCATCAGCTGTTTGAATGTTCTCACGGTTTTTACGCAAAAGATCGTCCTGATAGAGCTGTAACAGGTGCAGCAGTTCTGATTTTTCTGATAATGTCATAAATAATAAACCCCATACCCACCCGCGCGTTAAGAGCGCAACCTTGAATTGTTTTTGTTACTTATTTAGAGCGTTGATTTGATCCATCAGCTCACGAATTTCAGCGGTTTCCTGAACGGGTTCTGCGGATTCCAGAAAGAAAATACTATGTTCGGTTGTGATGGCAAGCTTGGCATAACCTATATCAAGGATAATTTCAAGCTCTTTAACAAGGCTGGTATGTAAGAAGCCAGACTTGGAAGCGCCGAGGTTATCTTTGGAGTATTCAAACCAGGCAGGATAGCCGGGGCCAAGGAAAGAAATACCCTTGAAGGTGCTGCCGATGCGGCGAAGGTAATCGTCCTCGGTGCGGGTTATGATACCATCGAGGTATGTAATGTCTGACATAACCCAGGTGGGAGAGATTTTTTCAAGGGCGTTTGGAACAAAAGTAAGATTCATTAAGTGTTGCCTCCGATAAGGTTATGCTCCCGCAGGAAGGTTACAAAGTCGTCCATAGACAGGTTTTCTTTGAAAAAATTAAAGTCATAATCCTTAGTGGAACATTCTTTGTACTGCGTTTCAACAGAAACAGGTGCTTTGAAATTTTCTGCCGTAAAAAACCAGTCAAAAGTTCCATAAAATTTAACAAGTGGTTTATGAAGGAACATTGATTTATCACAGTAACAGTGATTGCTCCAGGGATACTTGCAAGAAGCTACAGCATCATAGAATTCATAAAAGGTTCCAAAACTGTCAAGGTGTTTAGTTGGTTCACCCTCTAAAAACAACAAATCACTAGCAAAAATGTCATTTGATCCGTCAGAAATCAATATATACTTCGCAGAATAAAGTTTGTGCATTACTGTTTTCCTGTACTACCAAAGCCGCTGCTACCACGGTCGGTATTGGGGAGTTCTGTGACCTGGGTGACGGTGCAGTGGACAACGGGCTGGATGACCAGCTGGGCGATACGATCCCCGATGGCGAACGCCTGAGGTTCATTGCTGTAGTTATGTAAGGCCACGATGATTTCGCCGGTATAGTTTTCATCAATGACACCAACCATATTAGCCGGGGCGAGGCCGGTTTTGGTGGCAAGGCCGCTGCGGGGATAGACAGCGCCGAATGTGCCGTGGGGCAGCTTGATGGCGATGCCGGTATGTACTTTAGCGGTCATGCCAGGCTGGATAATACAGGTGGCAACGATGACGGTACCGGGAGCTTCCACACTGATGGCGTGCAGGTCCAGTCCGGCGTCCGTGGGGTGAGCATAGGAGGGGAGGGGGATGTCGGAGGCAAGAGGTTTAACGGAAAGTTCATCCTTAAAAACGACATCGCCTTCATCCAAAACTGTACCAGTAGACACGATTTCACCGAGATGATCGACTTTTGTATCATAGATGGGGTAGGTATAGTTTACATACGGGGTTTCATAGTGCATAAAGTACCTCCTTTACTTATACAGACCAATCATCTGGCGGCGAAGATAGCGAAACCATGCGCGGCACATGGCACGGTAATTGGGCTTGGCCGAGGGAACTGGTGCCGGAGTGGTCACGGGTTCGGGAGTTGCGGTTGGTGCCGGAGTAGCTGTGGGCGCAACAGTCGGTTCCGGGGTTGGTTCCGGTGTGGCAGTAGGTTCAGCGGTGGGCGCAGGAACGGGGCCGAGCCACTGAGCGTAGAGGTCCATATTGCCGGTACAGACATATTCCTGATGAGGGGAATACCAGGTGCCGGAGCCGTCGGACTCTGTGTTCCAGCCGTTGAAGGTGTTGGCACCGTAGGTAGGCTTGGAATCAATGATCTGATAGGTTTTGCCTTCCTCCTGCTCATACTTTTTGGTGGCGAAAGAATAAGTCGGGCGGGACCAGTTGCTCCACCAGTAGCCGCCATTGGCGTGATAGGTAACGATGTAAGTGGTGACGGCGGTTTCGGGCGTGGAAGACTCAGCATAGGCGGTGGTGTTGAGCCGGGGGCAGAAAACAATCAGAACAAGCGCCGTGAAGAACGCTGAGAAGAGCACGCCAAAGCGAAAAAGTTTGTTGCATTTATTAAGATTCATAGTTAATCCTCCTTGAGGTAGAGGCCGCAATGGCACTGGCCGGAAACCTGAGAACGAAATTCCTGACACATACATTTGTTGGCCGGGATATGCTCAATGCGACAGGGACAATAGCCGTTATTGGATTTGATGGAGGCGCGGAATTCTTCGACCTCCTCTTTTGTCCAGCTGGGGTTTGTAATAATTTTCATTTGTACTCCTTTTGAAACAGGATTGTTTTATCAATCGGTACATTTCCTCTGAGTTCATAAAAACGTTGATTCGTTTTTGGATTGTCAAGGCCGCCGAGTTCAGAGACATACGGGCCAACCTTGATAAAATTGAAGTATGCGCCGTAATCGCGCGGTCCATTGTCATACATCAGGTGAACAAAACTTGGGTAGTCAAGACCTGTGTAGAGGCATGTTTTCAAGTTGTACTGATGTGCGATTTCGCATGCTTTCAGTAGTTCGATTTTGTTCTGGTCGCCGCCCATAAAACACACGCAGGTAATCATGGACCGGTATTTATTGATGACCGATGGGAGATTCTCCAGCAATGGGTTGCCGCTATACTCCCATAAAAATTTGGAGTGGCAGTCAGGGCAGTGATGCGGACAGCCTGTAATATCAAACACAAGGCTTATCTCTCCGGGAACTTCTTGGAATGTTACATCATAGTGACTATACAGAAGCGGTTTGCAATCAGTCTGCATAATAGCGCTTCGCTGCCTCCTTTTGACGGGCTTCAGAGAAGCTGGATACGCGCTTGAGATAACCAATGACACGGGTTGCATAGTCCAGGTTCTCACTGCCGCACTTAGGGCATTTACGCAGGTGGTGTTTAGAAATGTGTCCGCAGTCATTGCAGATGGTATTCGGCACATTCACCGTCCAGTAGGGGCACCCAGTCTTGATAGCCACATTCATCAGTTTGCAGTACTGCTCCTTATCCAAATGTTCTTCCAGATTCAGATGCAGAGCGCTGCCGCCGTCCAGATATTGCGTCATTTTGGAGCCGTGAAGCATGAATTTATCAAGCGGCTTGGTAGGATCTTCGACAACATAGAAGTAACTGTTGTAGCAGTCACGCGGAACTACAAAGCCATCCTGCTTATCCCATTTTGCGTTCTTGACACCAAGGTTTTCAGCGGGGACATATTCTGTGTTAAACATAATGCCGTCAGAGCGATCTGCCTTGTTCTCGTCATAGATGACCTTGAGCACTTTGTTCGTAAAATCAACATAGTTTTGGTCGTCCGGGGAGATGGTGTAGCCAAGGAATTCACAGCCCTCAACAAAGCCGTTAATGCCAATGGTCAGGAACTGCTTATCCAAAGAGATATATCCGGCATCGTAGATAGGGAGCAGCTTTGCATTGAACTCGTCTTTCAAAATTGCGTTCCATGCCTTGAGGTAAACATGGATGTCTTTGACTTGTTCACGAACGGCCTCGCAAATATCACGGCCATTGGCAACAGCAGTCTGGATTAGGCGATTCATATTGATGGTGATAACACCCTTAGACCCAGTAGCCACGCCGCCAGCACCAAGAGTATAACTGAAGGTATTGTCGCTCATTTCATTGCGCAAACGGCAGCAGGATGCCAGAGAGTCCACACTGTTGGAACGATAGATAAAGAAGCTATGGCCTTTAGAAAGCATTTCGGCAGCATTGTCAGCCCATTCCTTATCGACATAATCAGTGCCATCATCCAGCAGGTTCAGCGTCTCGACAGGGAAGGTGAGAATCTTCTTCAGACGCTCCTGATTCAGCCATTCCATAAAGCGCTTTTGCAGCCAGGATACAGACTCCCACTGCATTTCTGTGCCATCAGGAAATACGAAATCAGAGAACATGCCCTCAAAATACGGCTTGTCGAAGTATGCGCAGTTCCAGAAGATGGACTGGAAATTACGAGCAGCGGCAGGCTGATTCAGAGAATAGACAACCTGCTCAAACTGGTCAGTAATAACCTTGTCGATGGTGCGATGACGGCTGGAAAGATCAACTACCTTATCAGCGTGCAGGTAATAATCATCGCCATAGTCCTTGCGGATAAAGTAATCAAGATAAGGGATAAACTCAGGGGTGGCAACTGCACCGGCAAACTGAGATGCAATGGCAAAGCACAGGTTGATAAATTCACCGCAGAAGGAATCAAGGTTGTGAGGAGCAGATGAACCGCCGCCGATGCTTTCCAGACCATTGAACAGGAACGGGTACATGGTAATGGAGACGCAGTACGGCAGGCACGGATTTGTTTCGTCATGGCGGTAAATAAAATGGTGGTCAAGCTGGTAAATGTACTTGTCGGCATACTCCTGACCGTACAGCTCTTTGATTTTTTGCCACATACGCAGACGGTTGATGCCGATACCATCCTTTTTATAAAGTTCACCAGTCAAAGTGGTGACATTCTTGCATTCCACATTCGCGTTCGCATCAACCTTACTGCCAGTGGCTGCGTTGCTGGATGCGGCATACTCCTTGATAAAATCAAGATACGGCTGATATTTTTCATATTGTTCGATAGCCATTACATACCTCCTACAATTTTAATTGCTTCTTTGAATCCATACTGCTGTTCGCCCACCTGCAGAACAGGCATCATATCCATGCCCATTTCAAGCATTTTCTGTACATCGGTAAACTCCGTATAGTGAATGCCCTTTTCCTGCAGTTTGTTTGCCAGAATCAGACAGCGCGGACAATGCGTGGTGTAGAGAATTACATTTTCCATAAACCCTCCTTGTAAATAAACAATTTTTCTGTTGCTGCTTGGCGGCTGTTCTTATCGAGTGTGACTGTGACAGCGCGGACAATGGGTTGTATACATAATGATGTTCATTCGGCATCTCCCTTCAATGTGGCGGCTGGAGCATCACGAGAGGTGAGGATGGTGTCATCAGAGATATACTTGCTGTAATCAAACTGCGGAGTTGTACGATATGTAACGGCATCAGCAGCCTGAGCGAAGGCAGAGGAGCTTGAAGCGTTTGCTTTTTCTTTGGCCTTATCCAGCTCCATGACAGTGAGGACGCAGTAATTGGCAAGATCCAACAGAGTATCGCGCAGAGATTCATTGACCTTGGCGGGGGTACCCTTGATAAGATTCATGAAGCGGTGGTACTTATGGGAGATCTGGACAGCGGCGGTGATGATGCCGTTATCGCCAAACTCCTGATAGAGCTGGGAGAAGGAATTGCCGTAATCTGCGTTTTTGGATTTGAAGGTATCGCACATTTCAACCTGGATGCGACCAAAGCGCTGAACATCATTCATGAAGTAACCTCCTTATAGATACATAAAAAATTTAATTAGCCAGCCGGCAAAGAGGGCGACCAACGCGGGCGGGCAGAGACCGGCAAGAGTGCCGAGGAAAACACACAAGCCGTCCGGCAGAGACCAGGAATCAAAGCAGCTGGACTTGCCGTCAATGACGTTTTGAACATCATTCTGCAGGGGGATTTTGTGGGGGATGCCGGTGGTATCAACGATGAATTCAAGAGCCAGGCCGATGCCGGCTGCATGAAAGACGCCGATGGTAGGGATGGGACCAATGGCTAAAAACCAGTTCCAAAGTTTGGATGCGGCGAACCCCCAGACGGGGATATGCAAAGCCCAGGCAGCAACGGCGCAGGCGTTAAGCTTTACAGCGCGGGTGGAATCAGTGAGGACTTTATGGACAACTTCGGACAAGTCCCGAAGAGCAGTTTCATCGTCTTCCACCTGGTTGATATGTAACTCGTAAGTTTTGAGGAGCTTGCGGATTTCTTCTTGGGTCATTCGGACGCCTCGATATCATTGAAAATTTCAGGGTAGACAGCCTGCAGCTCCTTGAGGACAGGAATCATGAGGGCGCGGATAGCGGGGTGGGCATCCTTGGCAGTGCGAAGGCGAAGGACTTCATGCCATTCGCGCAGGTTCCATGTGCAAACGATCTCGGTTTTAAGGCAAAGAGGCAGGACATCGCGGGCTTCTTCCGGGGTGGCACCAGCATTCAACATGTCACGATAGCCTGTTTCAGCAAAGCCACAATAGTTTTTCCAGGAAATGCGTTTCCTGCCGGTATAGCCATGGTCAATAACTGTGATTTCATTGCCGAACTTATCTTTGTTGTAATTGCAGTAGCGGGTGGATTCCTGGGCATAGGAGCCGATACGGTGACGGACGATCTCGTTGGCAACGCCGCGGTCGGTGATGAATTTAATGGTCAGGCTGATATGCTCGATCATGGCGTAATGATGATTTTTACAGAGCATGGCGACCATTTTGGAATCACTGCCGGGCTTGATAGCATCCTCGCTTTGATAGCAGGTGCGGGCGATGCGCTCGATACGCTGCATGGTGACATCACGGTTGAGCGGGGTGATCCATTCGTGGGATTGAGGGATAATTTTCATTCTGTGGGTGCCTCCTGTAAGATGACGCAGTTGGATGGGTAGAGAAGGATATAATCTTTCTCCCAGGCATAACCGCGGTAGGTAGGGTTGGAAACTTTGACGCGGCAAGAAGTGAAACCGATTACAACATAAGTGTTCCAGTTGATGCCGCTGTTTTTATCCGTCTGCGCATAGGCAACGGTATCACCGACATGGATTTCGCGGCCAATGGCATCGGTAATTGGTTCAGTCATGGGCGGCCTCCTGTTCGGGTTCGCGCTGCTTGATAAGATGGCCGATCCAGAACAAGCGCTTAGGGGTGACGGGATCTTCTTTCAGGCAGGCAAGAGTGTGATTTTTGCGGAAACGAGGTTCAAACTCCAGAGTAAAAACGGTATCCGCATTGGAAAGAATGAAATCTTTATAGTCCTGGCGAAGGATAGGCCAATCGGGATCGTTTTGGATAGCGGTAAGATCAAATTTGACTTTATCACCATCTTTGTAATCCAGGATATTGCCGGTGTTCTGATAGAGCCAGGCGATGGCTTTGCCGTTGCGCTTGATGTTGACGGCGTTTGCGATTGCTTTGTTTTTGATAAGATCACCTGCTTTGGTAAGAGTGAAAAGGTTGGCGGGCATTGAACGCTGCACGCTGGGCGGGTGTTAGATCATTGATGTTATAGGTAATGATGAGAGCGGAACATTTGGAAGCATAACTGCGGCAGATAGATTCAAGCTCTGCCTTGGCACGCTCTTTGCGGTGGAGTTCACGGGTAGTATTCATGGGGGCGGTGGATCAACTCCTTTAACGAGAAGATAGGTTTTGCCCTGGAGGGCGGCCGGAAGAAAGACCAGGCGGCCGGCAGCGAGGACGAAGCAGCCGATTTGAAGGCGGGTGACGACCTGGTAGCTGCGGTGGGCACGGAGCAGGGGAGAGGCGGATGGATAATTGGAGAATAGGACGGCTTGCATCATGGCTGAACCCCCTCCAGGTGCTGTTTCATTTCGCGGTAGAGGATATCATGGATGAGCTTGCCGGAGGTTTGAGGTTCACAGAAAATGAGCTTGCAGTCATAGCGGGCAAGCCAGGTTGTGAGGCTGGCCACCATGGCGACAGGGGACATTTTGCTGCGGTATGTACCGGCGTAAAGCATTTCCCAGGTGGTGCGCTCAACAAGCAGATAGGTACGGGCACCGGCTGCTTTGGCGCGTTCAAATTCACGGGTAAAGCGATCACGCTGGGAGGTAAAGCAATTTGCGATTTCGTCGCTGGACATCTTCCGTTCGATCACGACGATATTTTCCAGGCTGTAGGGAACGCCGGTGGGCAAGATGACCTTGGCAGAATAATCGCCAAAATTGAGCTTTTGCCGTTCGACTGGGCAACCCATTTGCTGAATGCGCTGAGTGAGCGCCGAGGTTTCGTGCTCACGGGTATCGATCAGGATAGTAAAAGTTTCAAGGGCGGATTTAACAAAGACTGGTTCGATAACATCACCCCCTAGGATATGAACCACCAGAACAAGCTGAAAACGATGGCTGTGAGATAGAGTTTGTACCAGGCATCACGAGATAAAAAAAACCGATTGTTATTGGTCGAGGGCTTTGAACAGCCCCACCGGCCAGGCGAGAATGAGGTTGAAGGGATAGATGAGTTCAAACTGGGAGGGGAAGAAGCCGCGGAAATCAAAGTGGGCGTATCACCAGGCATCGAACTCTTGGTGACGTTACCGAAAATAGTGGTAATAACACTGATGGCAGTATTGAGAACCGCCATAACCAGAAAAAAATTAACGTACATGGCTGTATTTATAAAGAAAAGTGTTGAAATCCGTTGTTGACTGAACCCAGCCGGCATCGGTGCGGGACCACTTGCCCTCCTGCTTGGTGCCAAGAACCTTGATGATGTCGCCTTTAGCGATGGGGTTTTGATCCATGGTGGAGGGACGGATTTTGAAATTAACGGTTTGACCGGTTGCAAGCTGGTACAGTGCGATGGTCTTGTTTTTATATTTGCCGTCAATAGAGAGAATGTAGTGGTAGGTGGAAGCGAGAGAGGGGTTTTGGTATTGGAGGTAGCCAAGATTATCCATCTCGTACTGAAGAATATCGCTGACCGGAGTGATGATTTCTGAGGTTTCTTTGGCGCAGTGACGGACAATGCCGAGCCAGTCCACGTTGATGTATTTCTTTTCAGTTTCTTTCTCACATAAGGTGAGCATTGCATCATGGTCAATGAACGGGTCAACGGTTGCTTTGGAGAGCTGAATGGAGTCACTGTACTTATCGAACAATTCAACCTGGGCTTTGAGCTGGTTGGGGTTGCCGAACTCGTGGAAAAAATCAAGTTCAATCAGGATTTGAAGCTGGCGGGAATTGACCGAGGTTTTATGCTTGATATCTTGCAGGAGGCTGATAAAATCAGCGTAAGTGTTATCCCGCAGAGCATAAAGTTCACGGCCAATGCGCTTGTTGAGGTATTTGATGGAAGCCATGCCTTTATAGATGGCACGATTGGCAACATCCGGGGTGTATTGATCCAGCGAGTGACGGAAGCGGATGGGCATGATTTTGATGCCGCGCTGTGCTGCCAGAGCTGTGCCGGCAAGGATTTTCTTTTGGTTGTCCGCGGTGTTGAGCAGAGCGGTAACGAATTCAACAGGGTGGTAATAACGATAGTAGGCGCAGTAATAGGTAAGGATGGAGTAGCCAGTAGCATGATTCAGACCAAACTGGTAGTTGCTACTGTCTTGAAGAATTTGAAGAAATGCTTTGGCTTCTTGCTCTGCCTGAGCGCGAGAACTGGAAGCGTGAGCACAGTAACCTTCCAGAATATGGGGGAGAGCTTCCTTAATAGCATTTTCATCTTTGTGACCGATAGCGCGGCGAACAGAATCAGCATCACCACCGGACATGCCGCAGATTTGCTGCAGGAAGGAAATAGATTGTTCCTGAAAAATCAGCCAGCCGAGCGTGTCCTCAAGTAAGTTGTCAATCTCTTTGGAGGGGTTCTGGCCGCGTTCATGGCGGAAGAGCTTGTCCCGATATGATGCGCCGCCAGGGCGGATAGCAGCGGTTACAATGCTGAGATCCTTGATGGAGTGGACATCGTATTTTTTTAAGGATTCAAAGGCGAAATCTTCCACGAACTGGAACAGACCATAGGGACTGGTTTTCATATCCGCCCAGACGGCAGGGTCATCAAAGTTGATCTGCCAGGTATGAGGGTAGGGGATATGGGCGAGCTTACAGGTTTCATCGAGCTGGGCGATTGTTGACAAACCGAGGATATCGTATTTGGCCAGACCCACAGCATGAGAGGCGTCCATATCCAGCGCAAGAACTTGCAGGCCGTCTTTATCACGGAAGACACTGTAACGGTCATAAAGATCAATAGGGGCGATGATAACACCGGCCGGGTGATGAGAAAGAGAAACTACTGTGTCCTTGATGCCATCAAAGTAATAGAAAAGATCAGGATAATTCGTTCTGCAGGTTTCGGGATCGGCATCGTATTCGTCTTTGATTTGAGCGATACGATCGAGCGACCATGGGTTAAATTCTTTAGAGCTGGTGGGATTGGCTTTCTGCCAGCGTTTGGCGAGGGCACGGCCAATTTCATCAATCGTACCTTTGTCGGATACAGTACCGAGAGCCAGTACATAGGCGCATTTGCGTTGGCCAAAGGATTCAAAGATGTGGTCATAAATCAGGGGGCGGTAAGCATCAGGAGTATCAATGTCCACGTCACCAATTTCGACACGGTTTTCATTACAGAAGCGGGAGAAGACGAGGTTCCAGCGAACGGGGTCAACGTCGATGATGTCTGTAACAAAAGCCGCACGGGAACCAGCCACAGAACCACGGCTGGGACCAATGGGGATATTCTTTTCATGTTTGGCCCAGATCATAAGGTCTGACATCGACAGCATGAAACCCAGCATGTTTACCTTTTTGAAAACAGCCAGCTCTTCCTCGATATCTTTGCGGAAAGCAGCGACTTCATTTTGGGGAATGATGCCATTTTGGATCTTATCTTCCAGCATGGTGTGGGTGCGCTCGATGTAGGCTTTAGCATCGGACTCCACAGAGCCGGTCAAAATAGGGTAACGGGCTTTGGTATTGAGCTTGAAACTCTTGGTGGAGTCAGCCAGACAGTTGGTATTTTCAATCGCTTGCATCCAGACTTCACGCGGCAAGGAATCCTGCTGCTCAAAGGCCGCAACCAGCTGCTCGTAAGTTTTGAAGGTAAGGTCGAACTCATCTTCGCCAGTAAACTCAATACCTTTACCTTCCATGAGAACTTTGCGACACTCGGCTTTGTATGTGGTGGAGCTATGGGTATCGGTGGCCGCGATGAGGGGCTTGTGATACTTTTGAGACAGCTCATAGAGGTACTGGTTGAATTCGATCTGCTCTTTACAGTTATGGTATTGAATCTCCAGAAAGTCGTAGCGTTGAATCAGCTGCTCATAACGGGCGGGGTCAAAATCCTCAACGTCCGCGGTGTAGCGGCGCAGGGGACTGGCGAGGCAGGCGGAGGTTGCGATGACGTTATCCGACAGGTGATAAAATTCATCGAAGGTGACACGAGGTTTGTAATACTTATGATCTTCCTGATTGGAAAGACTGATAAGGTTATTGATCTCCATAACACCTTTGGTGTTGCGGGCGATCAGAACCGTGTGGTAGTTATCGCGCAGCTTATGAGGCTTATCTTCTCCGGGAGATTGGTGAGTAAGGCGGTCGGTAAGATAACATTCAACGCCGAAGATGTACTTGAGGCCGGCTTTTTCTGCTGCCTGCTTTTTAGCTGTCCAGTTCAGCAGGGTGCCGTGGTTGGAGGAACCAAGGGCGGTCATGCCGCTTTGAACGGCCAGGTTAATGTAATCCTGATATTTGGTGCAGGAATCAAGAACAGAGCCTTCATCATCGTGAAGGTGATAGCAGAGGTAGTTATTTGTCATGAAGCAAGCACCTCTGTGTTTTCTTGATATGCCCAGGGGATTTTGTGCTGAATAATATCGAGATTGTGTGGGAGGTTTTGAAGGATAAGATCGTCCAGTAGTTTAGAGGAGGGAGTATCAACAATAGCGTAACGAGGATCTTTATTGCGCCACATGGTAATGCCGAATTTATTTTTCAGAATAAAAATTAGCCGCTCAACCTCTTCGTCTGTAAGAACTCCTGTACATAAACTCCAGTTGGAATTATCACGGTATCCATCATCAAGAAAATATAGTGAAACACCAAGTCCTGAAAGTAAGTTGATGATATCAAGCTTTGACATGTCACGAATTTCTGCTAGTTCATCCAGAACACGGCTCGACAACCGGTAGGAAGCTTGGCATTGATAATCTTTGCCGTTAAGCGTTTTGATTTTGGCAGGTGTATACTTGGGGAGCGTAGAACAGATCGTTGGAAGTTTAGAGAACTTCCAGAACAAATAGTTCTTCTGGTTCTCTGCGTGTGTTTCAGTATAAAGGGGCTGATCTCCTTTGGTGATATGTCCGTCCCCTAGCCGACCCGCCATTACGATTTCACGCTCAGTAGGTTTAAGTTTTGCGTAATGGCGATAGGTGTGCATGTTATATCCATAGACATCCGCGCACCATTTCTGGATGACACGCTTGCTACAATGAGCTTCTGTTGCCATCTCGTCGAAGGTTTTCTGTTGGTTGATATAGCGATCAAAGCACCAATCCTTATCTTTATAGATAGCGGCCATTCGGCTATCGTGTTTATCGAACACCTTGCGTTCGTACCCCATAAGGCAAACTTTGTTGTAGATGCCTTTTTCGCCATGATTTACAGCTTTTGCAATATCAGAAATAGAATCTCCGCGCTCATACATAAGCTTCAGCAAAGCTTCTTCATCTTTAGTCCAGTAACGTCCAAAAATTTTTATTCACCTCCTGTAATTTATTTCAAAAGCCTTGCGGGGGCGGGGAACGGGTTGTCATGGGCGGCTCCTTGGTTAGAACAAATCAGCTTCGGTTTTGGGCGGGTCTGCGATAAGGGCCTGGGCGTTATAATCCCGGATGGCGGGGCAGATTTTGCGGTAACTGCAAAGGTTATTGCAGAAGAAAGCGCTGTCCTTATCGACCTTGCGGGCAGGCCAGGGAGTGGTTTCATCCTGGGGCAGAGACTCATAGACATCGGCGACCTTGTTGATGTAATCAAGAGCTTCCTGCTTGAGTTCCGGGGTATAGGGGTAAGGCTCTACAAAAGGTTTGATGATGAACTGCTGGGCGACTGACATGGGAAACTTGGGACCGAGAAGATTCGTTTCTTTGAAGTCAAGCATGGCAAATTCAATCTCAGCTTCATCCATACCGGCATCGCGGCAGGCGGATTCGACCGCAGGGGCGATAGTATCGTAAATTTTGGAGCGATTGACGATGCGGATACACTGGGTTTTGTTGCGCGAACGGGATGTGGCGTACCAGGTGTAACGGATCTCGACATACTTGAGCATGATCCAGGCGAGATTTTTGACTGTATAACCGGCCTGTTCCAATGCCATAGCGTAGATCACAAGCTGGCGGCCATGCTCCAATAGGGTAGATGGGGCGAATCGTGTGCTCGTTTTCCAGTCGTAAACCGACACAGAGCCATCGGGTTCCAATTTCATCAGGTCAATGTAACCTTGAATGGCGCGGGTAGGACTGACGCGGTAGATAAGCAACTGTTCTGTTTTGAACTTGCCCCTAGGCGGGTAAAAGTTCTGGCAGAAGTGGGTCATATCCTTGATCCATTTTTCTTTGATTGAATCATTGCCGCGGAAGTCCTTAGGAAAGGTAAGGCCGAGGGTTTCACATTCATCCAGGGCATTATGTAGGGCAGGAAGAAGGTCGTCACAGGTTGCTTGCTGGTGAATCAACTGTTCCAGAACATCGTGCATAGAGCCACCTAACCGTGAATAAATACCGTCGATTCCTTCTTCATGTTTGATGTAGGAGTACCACGCCTGGAGTTGGCACTGCTCAATGGTGCCTAATTTGGAAAAACTGTATACATTTACGCCGGCATTGAAAAGTTCTTGCAGGCGGGGGTCTTTGGCGCGTTCGATTATAACCACCTCACTTTCGTTTGCAGGCAGGCGACATAGGCATCGCGGCCAAGGTCGGCGGGATTTTGTTTGCTGCCTGCGGGGATAATATCGTGGTCAGGGTCCCAGACATAGCCGACCCTGGTAGTTAGGATTAAATTGTTTTGGACAAGCTTAGCAGCTTCTTCCCGGATAGCGTCTTCTTCTAATCCTTCATCGAGAGCGAGAACAATAGTTTTGGGGCGAAGAGAAAAGATCATGCTGCGCTGGGCCTGAGAGACATGGCAGCCGCAGAGACCGAGCGAGATATGGGCACCGAATGATGCGCATTGCATAGGGGCTTTTTCTGATTCAAAAAGGACCACGTTCTGGGTTTCGATGATGCGCTGGTAATTTTGCTGCAGGGCGAACAGGGTTTTGCTGCGCGGGCAGCTGACGATGGGATACCAGCGGTCCTGATGGGGGCAGTTGGGGTCATTGGAGCGACCCATGATGCCGCAGAGCTGGCCATCAAAATTGCGCTCCGGGATGGTGATACGGTTGGAAAGAAAATCATAACCAACCTGAAATTTTTCCTGCGTTACATAATCAATGCCATCGCGGAAGAACATCTGGTTGTACTTGCCCAAGTATGGCTGCAACGTTTCCTCTGGGATGGGAGGCACGGAGTAATCCTCCGGCTGATCAGGGAGGAGCTTGCGGTAGAAGCCGCCGAAGGGATAGTGAACTTTGGCCGAGAAATCATTCTGGTCGAGATCCAGAACGGTGGTGACAAAGGTTAAGCTATCTGGGAAAGTGCAGTTCAGGCGCGACATGATGAGGGTGAAAAGATTGCCTTTGCCGTTGGTGGAAAAGCAATAAAACCGCAGGGAATCAACATCTAGAACAATGCTGGTAGGGTTGGTGCCGTCCGCCCGTGAAAAGCGGAACTGGGCTTTGGCTGAATTAAACGTAATGTTTTCATAGCCGAGGGTTTCGAGGATGGTGTAGATATCATCCGAGTGGCCGATCAGGCGTTGGGAGAGGAGTGCCGCGTTCATGGGCGCACCCCCTTTAACGGCCGATGGCTACATGGTCATTGCGGATGGTACAATAGCCGACCTCTTTCCAGTTGTTCCAGCTGAGGTTTGCTTCATACAAAAATTGCTGACCGTCTTCATCGTTACGGGTTTTATCGAGAAAGGCGACGATGTACTTTTTGGTTTTATCCAGCGTGATGGGGGTGGTGAATTTTTCCCAGGTGCCATCCGGTTTGCGGGTGCGGGTGTATGCGTGACAATCACATTTTTCGCCGGTGTATTCATCCTGCCAGAGTTCCCGAATATAAATCATTTCGGAAAAGACCTCTTTGATTTGTTTGCCGTTGGAAAGGGTGGAGGCATCGAGAAAGCGCTGGTTTTTCATGTAGAGAGCCAGCTGATAGGTACAGACGATGGAGACGTTTTCCCGACTGGCACACTGGAAAATTTTGCGCGAGGACTGCAAGAGCTGGCGATACATTTCCATATTGCCGCCGTCATCGTCCGACTTCATGGTGTCCCACAGGAACATCTGGTAGCCGAGTTTGGAATATTTGCGAACCGACTTGATGACGCGGGAGGTGTCGTTATCGAACATTTTGATGAAGCGGATGGAAGAGTATTTCTTTTGGCTGATGGCTGCCGCTTTAAGCAGCATTTCTTTTTGTTCATCCGTGAACTTACCGACCTTGAGATGCTTGCGAGTCATTTTCCAGTAGCCGAGATCATTGGTGAGGATATGGATGGTGAGCAGCTGTTTGTAGGCACGGACCTGCATTTCGTTTGAAATGATGCAGCACTTGACACCGGATTCGGTTAAAGGCAGAATCATATTTTCAAACACGAAAGAGGTTTTGCCGGTGCCGGAGAAGCCGCCCAGCATGTAAAGATCACCAAGAGGGAGGCCAAGAGTGGCCCAGTTGAGGCGGGGGCAGTTTTTACCGTAATTCAGACCGACCGTTTCGCCCTTATCCAGCTCTGTGATATACGATTCATCAAAAGCAACGGATTCGACTTTCATATCGCGGGTAGAGTTCATGCTGATGGTGTTGAGCTGATAGTCGAAAAAATCGTAGACTTGGGAGTTGGACATGGAATCAAAGCGGGAGGTATCCTGGAAAGTTTTGAAAAACTGCTCGCAGAGATCAGAGAGGGTGTTGAGCTTGGAGATGCGGTCAAAGTAGGCTTCGACGTTATCAACATCCACAAGGGATTTGAGCTTTTCAACTTCCGGGTAGCCGCCATAGGCCGAGAAGACTTTGCGGGTATCGGCTTTATCCGAAAGGTAAGTATCGACCGAAATGCTATCGAAATTGCGGAAACCGGAATCATACATGCCGCGGCCAAGCTGGTAGTAGAAGAGGGCATCTTTGGTTTTGATGGTTAAATCATTGCCGAAGTTGACTTGATCGTACTCGCCAAACAAAACCGGTTCTTTCCAGAGGCAGAAAACAAAAGAGGCTTCGTCTTGAGCGCGGGAGGTATTGATTTTATCAAGACAGGTTTGGAGTTCGATATTTAATCACCGCCTTCCAGAAAATCTGTGATATCTTTGGGCTGAGCAGCGGAAGTGAAATCCTGCGGGGGCGGAGCCTGTTGGGGTGCAGCCTGACGGGATTCAAATTCTTGCTGGGATTTGAGGCGGCGGGCAACATCGTTGATATTGTTGGTAAGGATGGCCATGAGGTAGGATGCTTTTTGATAGTCCGAACCGAAAGAGCGGGAAGCCAGAGCGTATTCAATTTTGGACTGGCATTCCTCCATGGTGGCAAGGACAGCGGCATAGCCGTAATGCTTGAATTGCATGAGGCCGCGGGTGATGACCGTTGGGAAAACATCGCCCGGCTCATAGCCCATATAGGAGGCCATGCGGGTAACGACCTGACGGTAAAAATCAGATTCCTGCTTTTTTTGCTCATACAGCTCTTTGGTTTGATAATAAAAACCATCCGGGGCCTTGAAATAATCCAGCGAATTGCCATAGATGCCGGTGGCGTGACAGATGACGCGGCGGCCTTTACGGACTTTGGGTGCTGCCATATTTGACACCACCTTTACGCTGCGAAGAGGTCAGCGATCTGGCGCAGGGTTGCAGCCGGGATGTTGGGGGAGGAGAACTTGGGTTCACCGGTGGCGGCCAACAGCTCCTTGGCTTTGGCTTTGATTTCATCCGAGGCGTTGGAGAAGCCATTGACGATGGTGTTGTAATATTCATCACGGTGAGATTCGTCCTGTTCGGCCTGCTTTTCGGCTTCCTCTTTTTTGCGGGCTACGGCTGCCTGTTTGGCGGCGGCTTTCTGCTCGGCCTTGGCGGCAGCATCGATCTGCTTATCCGTAACCGGAGCAACCGTGTGAGCACCGGCGACACCCTGTTTGAAGGCGGCGAGGAAATCCTGCGGATCAAGGGTGATCGTTTCGGGCAGGTCATTGAAACGGGAACCGGCATCAATGGTAGAGGTGCCGCGCAGATGGATGACACGTTTTTCGTTTTCGATTTTGCCGGATGCGATATCGCGCTCAATGGTGCCAACCATGACCATCTGGGCGTTATCAGCAATGGCGCTGTATGTACGGTCCTGCATGAGGTTTGTGAGCTGCTCATACTTTTCGCCGGTGAGGGGGTCCGTGCGCTCCTTAAACTTGGTATGGGACAGGATGAAGACGGCGATGCCGGCGTTGCGGATGCGGGAGAGCTGATCGTTGATGATTTTAATCAGGCGGTCAGAGCCGCGATTGTAGCCGCCGAAAGCATCATTGATGGATTTGCAGGACTTGCCGGTTTCACGACGGGATTCCCGCATGACTTCATCGGTGGCGATATCAAAGAGGGTATCAAAAGTATCAAAGCAGACGCCCTTGATGCCGTAGTCAGCATTGTTTTCGATCAGATCATCGACGATCTGGACAAGGCCGCGGTGGCCGGTTTCTTCATCGTAATCATCGTCCCAGGTGAGGGCTTCTTCGACCTGGAGGTTATCGAGGTGGTGGAAGCCGGACTCGGTGCCGCAGGAGATGAGCAGACCCTTGGAGGCATTGCCCCAGGCGGCGACAACGAGGTTGCGCCACCAGGTTGTTTTGCCGAATTTGCGCGGGGACAGCAGCATGTAATAGGGGTAGCTGGCAAGATCACAGCTGATCTGATTCATTTTGAATGCCATAGGTTCACACTCCTTTTGTGTTGGTGGTTAATTAAAACAGCTCGTCTTCATCCCGCGAGGTGGGGGCGGTGAAGGGCGGAGTTTCCGGCTCTTTTTTGGCGGACTTTTCCATATCGGCAACCGATTCATCCTTCGTGGGAGTGTAGATCAGGTCAACAAACTCGGAATTCTTGAGGCCGAGGTCGATCGGGCCATCCTTGAAATCATCGCGGGGCATGGGACGCATGAGGCGGAGTTCCTGAACACGGTTGCCGTAGATGGAGCCGCGGGGACGGAAATCATTGAGGGTGGCGTTGCCGGCCTTGATGGAACGCAGCTGGAAGGGAGTGAGGCAGGATTCATCGAACGGCTTTTCTTCAGCACCGTTGACAACACGGCCTTCCCACATCATGCAGAACATCGTTTTGGCTTTGGTATCCAGCTCGCCCATGCGGTACTCATAGGTGGACTTTTCACCGGGGTCATCCATGTTGTAGACGGCAGTATTGAAGATCATCTGCAAGGGCAGATACTTATCGCCTTCGTCCTTGTTGATGTAGGATTCAACATAGCCGTTGACGTAGATCTTGCCGGTTTCCTTGAGGTCGGCTTTGTCGATACAATCCTTGTTGAAGATGAAGGGAACCATGATGGCCAGCTTGGGCTTTTCGACCGGTTCGCCGTCTTTATCGAGCAGAGGTTTCCAAACGGAATCAATGTTGAAGTTGCGACGCAGGATGCCTTTGGAATCGTAACGGAGGACCATGCGGCCATTGACGGTGATGCGGCCGGTATAGTTCTTGAGAGCTTCGGCCAGGTACTCGGCCAGGTCATAGCCGGTGATGAAGGTTCTGGTTTCATCCGAGCCGATGTTGGTGCGATAGGTGCGGTGGGGAGCAACTTTGGAAATAACATCGGGGTCAAGGCGGTCAGACCAGCGGATATCAATGGGGTTATTATCCCGGTCGTAAGTTTTGATGACATCGCCGGAGCGAGAAGTATCCAGCAGGGAGACGAACTGAAGGCTGCTGCCGACCTTGACACCAAAGCTGAGCTGGAGGCGGGTATCAGACATGCCGCCGTAAGTAGCCGGGGTGGAGGTAAGCAGATCATTTTTGGTGGAAGGAGTAAAATCACCAACAAAGTTGAAGGTGATGGTGTTGTTTTTTTTAGGCATAAAGGACTCCTTAATATGGCATATTTGCGAAAACTTGTAATTAGAAAAGAAAAAAATAAAAAGGCGGGGTTAATCAGCCGCCAAAATCAGGGTCAAAATCGTCATCGTCATCGTCTTCATCGGTCTCGTCATCCTCGAAATCATAGGATTCATCGTCCTGGGAGGCGGCACAATCACCGGAGCAGTTAGAGCAATCGCCGGAACACGGTTCATCGCAGGGGAAGAAGGCATCATCGACGGTGAGATGGGGGTTGATGGCACAGACGGATTCAATGGCGTTGGCAACAGTATCGGCACAGGAATCGCAGACGGTGAGGTCAAAGATATCGCCGTCATTTTCAGAGCCATAGCCGAAGCGGTAGTTCATGCGCATACCGTAACTTTTGAAATCAGGAAAAATCTTTTTGCAGACATTGCAGATAAACATGTAAGAACACCCCCGTTAAGATAAGTGAAAAAATGATTGCGGTGGTTTGACGAAAAAACGGGGGCGGGGAGCGCGGTAGGATGAACGTGGCGGACACCTCCTGACAAATCATTTCAAGGCAAGAAGGGCGGTATACAGGGCAAAGAGTTCTTCCGCTGTGGAGGCCACAATGCGAACCGATGCGGAATAGTCCAGGCTCATAAGGGAGAGCAGGCTTTTGGCGTTGGCCTGGTTGCCGTTGCGGTCGATGACAACGACCTGGCCGCATTCTTTGGCGACCTGGTTAAGACGCTGGCACTCGGCAAAGCTGCGGATGCGGGTGGTAAATTCGTGTGTTGTGCCCATCACGCAGCATCCTGTTTGGTGTTTTTGTGTGTGATGAAGCTGGGGATGGGTTCACCCATAGCTTTGCAGGCGGCGACACACTTGCCGATCCATTCATTGAAGGGGTCGTGATCGAAAGGCTTGGCGAAACCTTTGAAAGCGGATTCATCGTCAAAGCTGGAGGTGTAAACCATGCAGCATACGGTATTGCCGGAACGCTGGAAGATCATATCGCCGCCATGTTCCGTGACGCGGGAGGACAGTTCAACAACCTTTTTGCGGGCTGCTGCGATTTCATCATCAGTCCAGGTGATGGAGGCGGGATCATTGGTGGCCTTGGTGATAGCGGCATAGGACTTGAAAGCCAGCTCGACAGCTTTGTGAGCGATGCGGTGAGCTTCGGCCTTATCGTCCAGGGAGACTTCGATCTCGATGGTGACGGTATCCGGCTCTTCGTCATCGTCTTCCGGGGCGGGCTTGGTGGCTTCGACCAGCTTGATTTCATCTTCCCACAAGACAAAATCGGAACGCTTGCCGCTTTTGCCCTGGTAGGAATAAGCATAAACAGTTTTGCCGTCGGAACGGGTGCGAGGTTTGGATTCGGCTTCAATGATGGTATAGGTATCGCCGGGCTTGACACCACGGATATCTTTATCCAAGCCAAAAGCCTTGTACAGATCGTTGAAAATTTCGCTGTCCTTGACATAATCGGGGACGGGGGCAACATAAGGTTTGATGACGGTGACACGATCGCCAGGATGGAACTTAGGTTTCATAATTATTCTCCTTTGAAAATGATAAAATTATTAAGATCTAAAGCGTTGGTGCCGAAAGACGGCACAACAAACACCTTGGAGCCAATGGGAGGGACTTTGGGTTCTTTACCGGTAAATTGGGGAACTGACACGCCACCGAGACGGCCGCAGATGGTGCAATAATTGACGGGCAGGTAGCGGGTGAACGTTTTGCCGGTAAGATGAGAAGCGAAAGTATAAGAGGCCCAGCCGGGGGTATACATGTGCTTATGCCGAGAGCGGGGACGACCGGTGGATTTACCGGGTTTGCGGTGAGGCGTGGGTTCATCAAATTCAGATTCCATGACGGTGGTGGGGGTGATGGTGTGCGGGTTAGGTTTGGAAGTGTTCATGATTCAATCCTCCTTATCATGAAGATGGGCGCGGACACCGATGGCGGCATCAACAAGGAAGCCGGCAGCAAAAGCAAGCAGGACAAGAAACAATAAGGTACCGGAATTAAGAATGACCATGAGAACACCTCCAAATGTGGAACAGGATTTAGTTGGTGGTATCAACAATAATGGGGGTATCGGAGCCGGACTGGACGGTGGGGAGCTGGCCGTTCCATTTTTCATACATCTGCTGCTGGATGAGTTCCGGGGTGAGGGACTGGGAGATCAGACGGTTGGCATCGGCCTGAGCCTGGGCTTCGATCAGTTTGGCTTCGGCGTTGATCTGAGCGGTTTCTTTTTCCTGGTTGGCTTTCGTGATAGCGACTTCTTTTTCTTTTTCGGCATTGACATTGGCGGTCTGCTGCTCGATCTTTGCCAGCTCCAGATCCTGCTGAGCGTTGACCTTTTTCTGGACAGCAGCACGGGTTTCGTCATCGGGGTCGATATTGATCAGAGAAACGGATTCAATGATGATGCCGTAAGGCTCGAACTTATCCTTGAGGTAGGCGGTGAGTTCCGAGTTGAGGGAAGCACGCTGGTCGCCAAGCAGATCAATGACGGAATACTTGGCCGTAACCTCTTTGGTCCAGGACATGATGTTGGGCTTGATAAAAAACTCTTTGACGTCTTTGCCGGACTGACCCTTGAAACGGGTAAAGGTATCCGCGACATGATCGGGATCAAAACGGTAGGTAAAAGTCATATCGACCGTAAGGCCCTTACCATCATTGGACGGAACTTCGAAGGATTCATCGCCTTTGGAATCACCGTCCGAACCGGAGGTGAGGTAAGACTGTTCGATGCCGATGGTGTAGGTGGTAACTTTTTGGGTAGGTTTGACAAGATGAAAACCCTGAGAGAGTGTGGTTTCCGCCACGCCGCCGTTCATGTTGTAAATGACGCCGACATAGCCAGCAGGAATACGGACAGTACAAAACAGAGCAATAACGATACAGAAGATGATGACAAGGGCAGAGATAACTGCGCCAACGGTTTTGTTCATTGAAAAAACTCCTTATTTTTTGTTGGTGAACTGACGGAAGAAATTGAGAATTTTGGAACCAAATTCATCATAGTGCGGGGAAAGCCAAGCCCAAAAAAGGATGGCTGCGAGGATTATGAGAAGGACAAATGCGACTGGAATGGAAACACCCCCTTTGAAAAAAGAGTAAAAAATAGAAAGCCCCGCAGAAAATGAGCTGCGATGCTTTATGGCTTTTTTGCTGAATAAGAATTCAGTGAATGAGGATTCAGGGAATTTTAATTTTGTGGTAGTGGTCGGAAAACGTTTCGGCATCGGGGATTAAAACTTCATGCCGATAATCTGTAGGATAATTGGCTTTGAGCCAGGCGCGTTTTTCTTCGATCTGCGACCAGATGGAAGTGCAATCATACAAAGAATACCGCTCTGCGAAGCGGAGGAAATGTGGGATGATACCGCCGAAAATAACTTCATCATAAAGTTTGGAATCAGGGGAAGAGAGGTATATATCTAATAAAGGAAAAGATGAAGTGGGATGTTGATAAGAGATGTAAAGGAAATCGTCCTTAAACATGTGATTGGTGTGATAACAGGGCTGGTACCAAAGACCTTTGATGGAATCAGTGCGGAGATAACCCTTTGCACCATAGTAAGTGCCGGAAAGAAAACAGTCGGGAAGATCCCAATAGGTTAGTTTGGTAGGATATTTGCCCTGAGAGAAAAGGGTTTTAGACTCAGGGTCTAGCCAGTGGTCTAGCCAATGCTTAAGGCCGATGCGGCGAGTGGTATAAAGGTTGGCAGGGGTGGGACGGGATTTCATTTGGCAGCTCTCCTTCGATTTATATATCTTCTCCGTTGAAATTCATCATTAAGCTGAAAAAATTCTGGCGGGATGGAATTTGCACAGTCATAACGTTCAAGACAAAACAAACAGTCCACTTGTTCAGATTCAGGAATGTCACGACAAAGAGGAGGGGATAATAGTTCTTTCATCCGAGAATAAATAAATTCATCAGAGAAAGATTGAATTTCCTGTTTTGTATATAACAAGATAAATTCCCCCTGAATAGAATCAAAAATAAAATCCCGGCAAACGACAAGTTCGAGCCGCACAGCGAGAACTTGTATGATGACATCATCTTAGGAAATTCAATCTTCCGGGTATGACCGGGAAGCGGTATGCGGGGCAGGCCGTAAAGGCGGTGCCTGTAGGTACCAGAGACTTTGCCGGGAATATGAAACGCCGTGTAGGGCGAGACACCAAATAAAAATCATCCCACTGCTGATGATTGATTGGTTGGAATCAATGAACCCAACCGACTTGGATAAGCGCTCGGATATGACCGGAGTGCGGTGCGAAATTGAGCACGGTTGACCAGCGGGATGATTGGGTGGCAGGTTTGGCCATCGATCGGTGCTGCCATACCGAACGGTGATTTTTTTTGACCGATAAATCACCAAAAAGGTTTCAATCCCTTACGGCAAGTCCGTAAGGCTGGTGGAACATAAAAGATTTGAACTTTTGTAATTTCAGTTATGAGCTGAAGGCACTGACCGTCTGTGCTAATGTTCCATGTGGGGCTTCCCAGTGGGACTAGTACGCCACCGAGCATTTTCATTTCTGGCTGAGGGATACTCCATCCTCTCAGATCGTCCGGGAGCGACCCGGCCACTGGCGGAGCAAGTGGGATTCGAACCCACGCGGCGGGATAAACCACCCTACGTCCTTAGCAGGGACGCCTCTTAAACCAGCTTGAGTATTGCTCCGTGTAAAAGGGCATCCCACCCTTGAGGTACCAGTGACGTGCTTGGCCGTCTCACCATATGTCGATAGGTACTTACCGCTGCTTATTACTCGCCGCAGCCCGGAGGACTTTCCCGTCTTGCCACCAGTTGGAAAGGTGTTTGGAAGCCAACTGGAAGTTCCGCCGATCGGTTTCATGCCGGGTGCTGCGTGTTAAGACTGCCGTAAAGACGGCTTTGAACCCGGCAAGGTGGACTGTTACCTGCCCGAAGGTGCAAACGGAATAGTTTTGAGGCAGTGTGCCGCTGCTCTGCCATTGCTTTAGCATCTGGGGGTTAGACCAGAATAAAGCGTCCAGCGAGTTTATTTCACCCACTGATTTGACGGAGAGATTGCCCTCCGCGTACCCCAGACTTGACCGGCGCTGGGAGCCATGACGCCCCGGTGTGAACCGGAACGGTGGAGCCAGGTGGGGGACTTGAACCCACAACCTGCCGCTTACAAAACGGCCGCTCTACCTAATTGAGCTAACCTGGCATAATAACAGAATAAATTCATGATGGAGACGACACCCCGCGATATGGTACATATATTTGTACTGGTGACGGGTACATAGCTTCAAATTCAAACACCTGGATATACGCAGTTACAGGATGATTGTAACAACGCTATTTATGACAAGTGGGTTGCGTTTGATAACAAAGAGGGCGTAAGCTTTTCGCAGTTCATTTGGAAATACGAACAGAACATTTTCAGCCGCAGACAGCTTATCAAACTGTTTGAACTGAATGGAAGCAAAAACCCCGAAAAAGCCGCTGACCACTGGATATGACCGAGGTGTGGAGCCGTTTGCTACCCGGTGCGGCCAATCCACGGCCGCGCCGGTGTGACGGGACTTTACGGTGTGAAACCAAAATGAAATTATTCTGTTGTGGAGCGGCTGAGGGGTGTCGAACCCCCATCCCAAGCTTGGAAGGCTTGTATACTGGCCGTTGTACGACAGCCGCTTACCAGGGCGGATTGTTTTAACGTGCTACCGCCTTCGCACGTTGCCCATGTACCAGCCTTGAGGACAGCGAGGTGCCGACACAGCCATGCACATGACCTTGCGCCAAGGATTTGATAGAGCCTTGAGCCTTGGGGGTTGAGGAATAAACCTTGATGAAAAAATAAAGTTTGAAATTTGAGCGTTGAGGTCTAAGCGTTAAGCATTAAACTTTCCGGGCAAAACATTCATTCTGACGGGCTGAGCATACAAAAATACAGCCACAAAGAATGAACCAATATTTTTATCATAATTGCAATGATCGTGGAACAGGTGTTTATAGTTTTAACTTTGTCATTATTCCACAGCGGACAAAGCGGCTTGTGGTTTGACGCTTTCAGTACACAGGCAAATGGTATCAAAACAGCTTAGTAGCTGAATGTAATCTGGGTAATGGCGTTGGAAACAGAGAGGGCAGAATCAATTTCGTTGTTGAAGGAATTGATCTGGGACTGCAAGTCTTCAATGATTTGAGTACAGCCTTTGGTGAGGCCATCGACCAGCTCCATGGAGTTCTGTTCAAGATAGGTGTTGCGGATCTTGGCGACAGTTTCAGGATCGGCATCCTTGGTTTTGGAATCGCCGCCGCAGATCGATTTGACCATATCATCGGCCTTGGCTTCCACACGGAGATTGGCGGAAGTGATCTGAGAGGTTTCGTTTGAATACTGAGCCTGAATATGGCTGCGCAGGTAGTCCAGGTATTCCATGCCGTGCTGCTTGAGAGAGATGGCTTCGGCCACGGTATAAGTTTTATTGTTGACTGAAATTTCTGTGACCGCGTTGGACTTGGAGACAGCGGCCTTGATGGCGTTGCGGCGATTGATGAGATCCATAGCGGAATCATAACTGGCCTGAGCAGATGTTTTGAATTCATCCACCGTGATTGCACCGAGCTTGGTAGCTTTGGCTTTGGCGGCGACACAGAACTTGGCGGAATCGATCTTTTTGATGATCCGGGAATCAATAGTTTTGAGTTCCACCAGAGCGCGGTGAATGGACATGGATTCGGTAGTCATGGGAAAAACCTCCTGAAAATAGTGTTTGCGAAAACTTGTAATATAGCGCCCGTAAAAATGTGGGACGACGATGCCCCACGATGAGGAAAAATTATTTTAAGTTGAGCTGCTTGTAAGACAGCCACTTTTTGTAAGAGTAAACGAAATCATTGCTATAAACGCCCCAGAGTTTTTCTGACAGCTGTTGTGTTTTGAAGAGCCGCAGGAACCGGCCGGATTTATAACAAGAGCTGACGAGAACTTTTTTGTTTTTGAAGGGATTGTTCACCGGAAGCTGGTCTTGGCGCTGAGAATAGACGCGGTTGATGTTATTGACGATATAAAAACCACTGGCGTCCGGGTCCGGCGTTTCGGCCTTGTTGGCGCCTTTTACACCGCGGATCACATAATCATCGCGGCCAAAAAACAATACTTCACGCATACCGGTACGATTGGGCACCAGGATACTTTGCGCAAGCATGGCTTTTTCAAGGTTGATACAGCAGAAAGAGGAAGAAATCACAATATCCTGCGGGAGGTGATTTTGTTCGGTGGCGTAAATTACCATACGGGTAAGATCGACATCCGCTTTTTTGATAAGAGCAATGTTTTTGACCTCCACACCGCACCAGGCAAGGGTATAGATTGCACGGGGCATACAGTCCAGATCGCTGTTATTAAAGATAGCTTCCAGCAGAGATTCGAATTCTTCATCAGAAAAGAGCATCTGCTGAGAATAGGAATCAAGGGACTGCTGCAGAGTGGGTTTGCTGGGATTGGAAACGGTAGTGAGGGATGGCTTGGACGAAATTTGAGAATCGTCCTCATTATCAGCCAGTGACATCTGAAGAAACTGACGGAACGGATGACCTGTTGACTGATCCAGCGTGATAACGTTTTGAAGAACCAGGTAATCCAGGTAACAGGAGAGAAGGACCAGCTTGTTGCGGTTGATAACTGCACTTGCCGAGTTGCCGATGATTGCCTGCTTATAAAACGATGCGTACTGCTGATAGGAAAAGGATTCAAACCGGGTGCCGTACTGATACTCATACGTTTCGAGCGTGTAGGAAAGCCGGGGAATGATTTTTTGGATATACTGCGGAACGGTTTTGCCGTGATTGACCGTAATATAAGCATTGGTAATATCAGAGATAAGTTGCTGATAACGATCAATACGAACAGAATCATTGTTATACCGATCGATAATAGTTTTGCCCATACAGATCCTGCCTTTCTAGTTATTTATAGTATAACGTATGTAGACAGGAAATGCAAAGAAAAACTATGCAACCGGTGTTGGGCGGGGTTCCGGGATGACCCAGCGGGTAAGGAATGGGTTCTGGATAAGAAAGGCTTTTTTGGCCAGCTGCCAGTTTTCATCCGAGAAGCGGGCAATCGGTTCGCCAAGCTGAGAGTTCAGAAGAGTATCCCGCGCTTCGACCACGAGGGTAGAATCCCGCGTTAGGCCGCGGATAGAACCGGCTGGGTAATCAACATGCGTTGGACTGGCACTTGCAAAGCGCTTGGTGGTGAAGGGGATGACATCACACTGGCCGCTGAATTTGTTATAAACATCATTGCTGACGACCAGATAGGGATGAATACCAACGTACTTGTGCGTACCGAGCAGGGCATGGTCTTGCGGAGCACAGCCCAGCCGGATTTCGCCAAATTTGGGAACCGAGGTACTGGGTTTGAACATAGCGGGGAAACCTCCTTTACTTATTTATTGCTTACCTTGTGATATTATCATACCACGTTACTTACAAGAAGTCAACAGTAAAATTCAAGATTTTTGAAAAATATTTACGGAATAATTTACACCATCCAGAACGAAATCATAGGTGGTGTAAGAGTAGGTATAGCGGCCAAAAGGAATCTCGTTGCCGGGGGTGCTGGGGGTGACGGCGGCCTGAATGCTGAGAGCCTGCAGGACTATGGTGCTGGTTTTGCTTTGGAAGCGAAGCAGCGGAACGCCGGTGGAGGCAGACATGAAGCGGATTTGATCTGGCTTGAAGGTGGAGAGGGAAGACATGGCCGGGGTGTAGAGGTGGACATTGATGTAGGCTGCGTTTTGGCAGGCGGTGGCAAGCTGGGCAAGGGTAATAGTTTGTGTGTTCATGGCTCCTCCTTATCAGTTGACGTCCGAAAAGATGGACTGGAAAATGGTGGGAATTTAATCCCAATAGTTGTAATTGACAACCATTTGTTGTATAATGCGAGTATAGCACAAAGGAATTCAAGATACTAGAACGGAAACCTGTACTAACATTGAAAAGGGGACACGAAAATATGGAGATTGGGCAAATTATACGAGAGTGGCGCAAGGCAAACGGGATAAGCCAGCGGGAACTGGCAGAGCGGCTGCGATGCGGAACCCACACCGTGATGGGGTGGGAGAACGGAATCAATTACCCAGGGTTTTGGGCGCTGGGCGTATTGGCGGACGAGATGCACTGCACAGTAGACTACCTGATGGGGAGGGAAGATCATTCTGTAGCGGCCTGTAAAGAATCCACGATGGAATCAATGGCATCGGAGGCTTCAGAACAGAGATCAACAGCGGACTGAAGTTCATCCATGGCGTCCTGCATAGCGGTGCCGCGGTCGGAATCCTGCATAGACTCCGGCATATTATCGAAGGCTTCTTCCTCAAGATCGTGCAGGTCCTGAACTTGGGAGGAGAGATCATTCTGAATGGTGGAGGAGAGATCCTTGAAAGCCTTGATAAGACCGCGAATTCTGGAGCGGCGTTCTCTATTCATAGCAAATTACCTACCTTATTATATAGTGATTAGAATGAGTGGGTTTTGGATTCGGTTACGGTATGGATAATAGCGGGGCTGCAGGACCAGGCAAAGTGGGGCTGGCGGCCGGTGGAAGTGATGACGGCGGTGACAAGATCCATGGCAGCAAGGACGGCTTTTTGACGGATGATGTTGCGGTCGTGATCCTGAAAAAGATAGCGGCGAACGAAAACATTTTGGATTTCCGAATTGGCCACGGCGATATAGACAGTGCCGGCAGGCTGAGATTCCGCATGAGGACCTGCAATGCCGGTGATGCCAACGCCAAGCTCTGCGCCAGATTTTTGAGCTGCGCCGATTGCCATTTGGGCGGCGACAGGACCGGAATAAACAGTGTAATTCTTGATGGTATCCGGTTTGACAGAGACAAGGTTCGTTTTGGCAGCGGCAGAGTAGGTGACAAAGCCGTACTCCATAACGCTGGATGCGCCGGGGATACTGGCGAGAGAGGAAGAGAAGAGGCCGGCGGTGCAGCTTTCGGCAGCAGAGATGTGAAGGGATTTGGATTTGAGCAGCTCAACAAGCTGTTGGGAGGACTGAGGGATAGAATTCATAAGCGAAGCTCCTTTGAATGGGAGGATGTACGCCAGGGTTTTGCGACCCTGGTTTTTATTTTTTTTAATAGGATAGAACGAAGTACAGCCAGGTAAAAAAGATTTGACCGGTATGAAGGAGCTGATCCGTGGTAAGAGAGATAGAACCTTCGTTTGCTTTTTGGTGGTCAATAATAGCATGAAAACCGGTATTGGTAAGAATGGAGGAACAGAAATAGGCAATTGCATGAGGATTATAAGGAACGAACAGAGAGTAAACCAGAAGCGGAATTATGATGCAAGTTGACCACATGAAGGAATGCTCGATGAGGGCGGTGATGTAATCAACAGGATAATGTTCCTGAACGAACACCTTGGAGTACTTGAGGTCCCACCACAAACGCTGCTTGAGATCGGCGAGGATGCCCTGGAGATTGTAATCGGCAATGAGGTGGGAGAAAAACATAAGGAGGAGGAGAAGAAATTTGATGAGCATAATCATTCACCCGCCTTGATCTTACATGGTGTAGAGTTTGACAGCGATATCGAGAACCATAAGGACAAAGCAGATACCGATAAAAATCAGGGTGCCTTTATCATTATTCTTTTTCATTTTAGTGCTCCTTTCGATTTTTCATGGCTTCCTGAGCCTGAGCGTAAGTGAGGGTTTTGCCTTCGTGGCCGGGAAGAGGTTGAGATTCCCAGGTACCGGGGACGCGGTATTGTTCAAGAGAACGACGGTTGAGTTGCTCGATAGAATAGCCGGAAACATTGGCAGCGTATTCATGATTGACCTGGATGCCCATATCTTCACAGTCGTGGCAAATCATAATATAGATTGCCTCTGACCAGGAACAGTGGCGTTCTTGCTGGACCTGAAAAGCGTATTCGCCACGCAGGTTGTGGCCATTTTCAGCAATGGCAAGCCAGGAATCTTGGACCTCCTGTTGTTTGCGGGCACACATGGGAAGACCTTCGTTGGGGTCGGATTCAGGAAGAACTTTAAGGGCGACTTTGGCAATACCATATGAGAAGGCATATACAGCGGCGAACATAAGAGCTGCGATAACAATAGCCGCGAGAAGACAAAGAATTGGCATATTGTCACCTCCTTAGATTTTGAAAATTGAAATTTATTTGGAACGAAGACGGCAGCGCATGACCTGGATGGACTGGACGCTGCGCTGAAGACGGGCGGAAAGTTGACGGTCGGGGATGGAGTGGGCGAGGATAAGGTTCATTTCCTCAGTAGTCCATTCACGCTTGGGGTAGCCGGCTGTTTGCCGGTAGTTGTTGCGGCGATAATAATTGCGGGCAAGAGAATCAAGACGGGAAGACATGAGGGGAGTGGGTCAGCTCCTTGTTGGATTTGGGTATTTGCAAAATTAGGTGATTTTCTATTTGAAAATAGGTGGTCTACTAATTTATGCAAATACAATTCCTTCGTTTTTGACAACAAATTTACATTTATAATATGGATATGCGTTGCCATTCGTATTGTAATATCCATCTGCTTTGCCATTATGTGAGCCGCTAACTCCTTGCATCACATGAACTTGCCCGTCAACAAGAAATACACTTCCTGGATAGTTACGGTTCAAGTTTCTATATGCAGGATGATGCTCTTTCATCTTGAGCTTGCAAACATCACCTGGATGGCTTTGACGAAACTCTTCCAAACTGTCGGTAGTCTGTTTAATAGCCTTGTGGCGATTCGTTGCCACTGTTTTGCCATTGAGTGTGTACACGCGGCTCATGTTCGCTTTGTGTAGCACTCTTCTATCATGGCGGCGGAACTGCTTTAATTCGTATGGCACATGGCTGTTTATATTGCTATCACAAACATCGTTGGGTAAAACAGAACAGGCAATGCAATAAGCATCAAGCCAATGGTCTTTACTCACACCGTGCGCTGTACGATAGTCGTAGGTACTTTTACCATTGGTCACAAAGAAATGCTTCGGAAAAAGAGAATTCATCTCTTTCGTCAATGCCGGAATGATTTGATTCAATACGCTCAAAGCACTGTACTTTTTGACGAGTCCGACTTTTTCTTTGACGAGTTTCTTTTGCCAGGTAGCATCCTTATGAACGAGATTGTGATGCTCCGTGCATAGACCAACAATATTGGCGATAGTGTTGCTACCGTTTTCGGATTTTGGTACTACATGATGGTAATGTTCAATGGGCTTCTCACAAAATAGGCAATGGTGTTCCTGCATTTCAGAAACAGCATTTTCAAGGCTCCCTTTTTGGTAGAGTGGGCCTTGCTGATACTGCCATTTCTGAATGTTAGGGTTGTCAAGCTGCATGAACGCAAATTTGTTGACTTCAAGCACAACATCACTGATAGGAAGAAACTTCTGAATTTTCTTCACCAAGTTGATGTGTGTCTGTAGCAACTGATTCGCAGTAGGCGTAAGCCATCCTTCCGGTCTTGCACGATTAGTAAACTTTGCCTCTTTGTTTTTGATACCAATGCAAAGTACATCTTTCTCACAACCCGGAAGATGGCGCTTGATAACGCCAATTTCTTTTGCACGTTTACTAACACTACCATTTTGAGCAGTGGTTTGCTTTACGCACTTCTTAGAAATAGTGCCGTTGGTTTTTGCTCTCCGCTGACGGCGGCAGCGTCTGCCGTTGGTGCGTCTTGCGCAGCGTGATTCCTTACGCTTTTTCATCAGCTTAGGGACTTCCTTATTGCGAGTCTCAAGATGCGCAGTAAAGACCGCCGCCCCGTCTGCTTTGACAACGGCAACGCCGATGTTGGTCCTACCAGGGTCGATACCCAAGTATAGGGGTTGAACTACATCATCAGTTTCATAAAGCAACTGGATAGTAAACGGTTTTGATTTTACGACTCGTGCTTTTCCATTCTTAAGGAGATGGCGCACATGCATACAGCGAGTCGTTGGCATCAAAGGTTTACCATCTTTGTTTAACACATATACAGTAGGCATATACGCTACCCTCCTTTTACTGTAAGTCTCTCCTGCTGAAACAGGAGGTTGTGTTTCCCTTGGCTGGGTGTTTGCTGTGAGCGGTATTGTACGAGACAATGCCACTCGTGCGGAGCTATCAACTGGGAAAATCGATAGGCGCAACAAACATCCAAATGCCTGTGGTATTTGTAAAAACAGATGGTTTTATTCAAACCACCTATTTTTGCAAATACCCTTGGATTTATTGGGTGAAATCATGGGCGGACTGAGCAAGAGGGAGGCAGTGGGTACGCAAAATCTGCCAGAGTTTGCAATCCGGTTTTGTGCGGGAGAGGAGTTGCAGGGCGCGGTCCCTGGACATATCGCGGTGGGCAAGAGGGTAGTTTTGAGCCAGAAAGTTGCGATGGGATTCATTGTTGGTGAAAAGAAGCTCGGTACCGGGGTGAGTTTCCGTTAAGAAGAAGTAGGGGCCGGTAACTTGCAGGCGGATGCCAGCGGACGGAGCACAGTAGAGATCGAGGGGAGAATCATCCTTTGCCGAGGTGTAGCCTTCGCCAAAATAAGAGAGCCAGCGGTGGACGTTGGAACCCCAGGGGCAGACGGTGGGCGGCGGCATGAAATCATTGCCTTCCCAAACTTTTGGGGTAAAAGTTTCATCATAGGGGTAAGGACAATCCTGTTCCGGGGTAAGAGGCGGGGTGTAGATTAAAGGCGGATAGGCGGGCTGGGTGGTGCAGACAGCTTCCAGCGGAACAGAAGCACCTTGGGGCAGAGGAGTGAAATCACAGGCTTCGGTTGGATAGGAATAGCCGGACGAAGAATGAATGTTTTTGGTTTTGACCTGGCGGTAGACGGTGCGGAGCTTACCATCCTGATAAAGGTTGCCGAAGATAAAATCGTTCTGGCTGACAAAGTAAAGAGTGCTACGATCGCCATTGAAACAGAAAACAGCGGCGGCAGTTTGGTCGGCCAGGTTGGGACGGGGGATATCCGGGGCGGCGTGATCAAAATAATCCTGGAAGCTTGTCCAGTTTTTGAAGTAGAACGGGTAGTTGGGATTGGGAGCAAAATCAGAACAAATGCCCTGATAGGAACCGTAGTGAGGATGGGCGCAATCCGAAACAAGATTGACGGTGATGTTATTGGCACGCTTACATTTGATGCCCTGATAAGCGCAGTGACGGCAGTGAAGCTCTTCATCGTAAAGTGGATTTGTGGCGGACATGGAAAAACCCCCTTAGACGGCGTAGTGGATATCGCGGGAGCGGGTGCGGCGGAAGGCGAGAGCGGCGGGAGTGGTGGATTTGATCTGGGTGATGGCATCATAGCAAGCCTTTTCATCCGGGTCAGAGAGTTCATCATCGGAGATGTGGCGGTATTCAAATGTGAGATCCTTGCCTTCAACAAAGGGAGTGCCGGAGGTTTTATCGAACTGAACGGAATCATTGTTGTAGGTGACTTCGAAGATAAAATCGCCGTTTTTGTTAAAGAAGCGAACATATTCTTCCGAGGAGGGATCGAAGAGATCACGACGGACATTGCTGGCGGTATAGACAACACCGTTTGCGAATTTCATGGTGATGTTATAGTGCTCAGCGTTGAGGTTGACAATGTTCAGATCCTTGATGGCTTCCGTGAAAGGCAGGCCAGTGTTGAGTTCAAAGGCGATGGAACGCAGGCAGTCATAATTGAGGTCAACGCGACCGGCAAAACCGATGACGGCATCGATCTGGTCATAATATTCAGGCTTAAGCTTATCCTGCATGTAGGTGCGGATTTCATCGGCGGTGGGGTAATCGAAGCGGAAGTGGTAGTGGAAGCGGCCGGGACGGTTGACGAGGAAATCATTGAGACCTTTGAGATCATTGCAGGTGACAACAAAGAGGCGTTTGCCGTTGGAGGTGCCATCGAACAGGGAGAGCATGGTGGACTGAGGATCGGTTTTATCATCATCGGAGGGATGAGCGAAGGTTTTATCGAATTCATCAAAGAGGATCATGACTTCCTGGTCGATGGATTCAAGGTAGGAGGCAATGCCGGGAATGGCTTCATCGACAATGAGGACGGGCAAGCCAGCAGAGATGGCGCGGGTGGAGAGCAGGCGGGCAAACATGGACTTGCCGATACCTTTTGCGCCGCTGAGGATGACGCCAAGAGAACGCGGGAAAGCGTTGTAGGACGCGATGACTTTTTCGACCTTGGATTCATGCGGGCCATAGACCGTTTCGTTGACCTGCATATTGGGGCGGGATTCCAGATAGAAGCCGCTGAGCTTGGAGAAGCGGACGCAGTAGGTTGCGGCGGGCAGGGAATCAAAGGTACGAAGGGAATTATCGTAAATCTGGTACTTGATGCCGGTGTTGACGATTTTCATAAATATGTAACTCCTTTTGATTTTTGTTATAGAACAATGTTAAAAGTAAAACAAGGTGGTGGAAAATATTACAAAAATGGGAAGTGGTACGGTTATCAGTACGGGGCTTCGAGGTTGCGGGGATTATAAGGGGCGTAAGTGATTTCGATTTTGCCGGGGCAGGTACAGGTTTTGCCATTGACAAAATACTGACGCCAGTAGTCATCGTCACATTCGCCTTTGGAGGTAATACGGAAGGTGAGGGAAGGGAAGGAGCGGGAGAGGGCGATCATATCGTTGGCGACATCGAACGGACATTCGTTTTCGGGGTCAAAGGTGAGGATATCGTTCTCGTCATCATAAAAATAGGCGGAAGGATCAAAGGGTCTGAGGCAAGGGGAAGCATCAGCGTAAAGGGTTTGGAGTTCATGCTGGATGGCACAGCGGGTTTGCTCCGGGATAAAAGCGGGGGTGTCATCGCGGAAGACATCGAGAGTGTAGCGGGTAAAGTAGGACATGAAATCATCTCCTTTAAGATGCGGCGGCGGAATCGGTAAGGGATTTGAACATCGTTTTGGGAAGGCCGGGGGTAGATTCCTGACGGGAGATCCACTGGCGTTGGTAGGAGACAACACGGGGATAATCAGCAGCGGGGGAAACAAGTTTTGGGGTTTCGATGTTTTCAAAGACACATTCCGCGATGATTTGCAGAATTTCCGGCAAGGTGGTATCAGAACCATAGGCGGCAACAAGACCGCGCAGAGAACAGTAATAAGGTTCAACGGCTTGTTCCAGCTGGCGAATGGTATAGGCAGAGAGGTCGATCGTTTCGGCGGCAACGGCATAATAATTGCGGTTAGGAGAAGCCGATTTGGAGTGAAAAGGAACGATATCAGTGAACTGGTATGTAGTGGGAGAGCGCGCACGGCAGAACTGGCGGGTGTCCGGGTCAGTTTGGAAAAATTGTTTCATTGGGGCGGTCCTTTCAGGGGGTGGTGAGAGGCTGGATGAGGGAATCAAAAGAGATGGAGGAAATGGGAATGGACTGCGGGATGGGAATGGACTGCAGGGAGGGAGAATAACTGGCAAGAGCACAGATAGGGAAGATATAATGGAAACCGTAAAAAGAATACATTCGTCTATCAGATGTATTGTAAACATCTTTCACAATGTAAGAGTAGCCGCAGAATTGTTTCATACCTTGCAAAATGGTGATATACGGAGTTTTAATTCCACCACTTTCATTCAAACCGTATTCTTCTGCCATGTCATCCCATGTACGGATGGTGACGGTATCACCGGGCCGAGGGTTAAAATTCATTAGGAAGCTCCTTTCATAAGATCATCAAAGGTGAGAGAGGATTCAAAGACGGGCAACACAAGAGAACAGACAGGAAAATCATAGTTTACATCCGCAAAAGAGCACCAGGAGCCAACAGCGGTAGTGGTTACACGTTCAACAGTGTAGAAATGACCGCAATATTGTTTCATACTTTGAAAGATGGCGGCAGGAAGCGTTGGGATATCCCCATAGGAATCAGTGCCAAACTCTTTTACCATATCATCCCAGGGGCGGATCATAACAAAATCACCGACTTGAGGAAAATACGAACTCATTATGTGGCTCCTTTCATAAGATCGTCGAAAGAAATGGGAGAAGCAGGAGCAGGTGAGGTAAAAACGAACATGTCTTCAGTAAAAGGGAAATAGCAGCAGTCCAACATATAGATCCAATATTTATCGTTAATGGATGGCCGGACATGTTTGACTTTGAAAGAGCGACCGCAATACTGTTTCATACTATCGCTAAAGATTATATAAGGGGTTTTAATTCCTAATTCACCGCTGAAGCTGCCATATTGAGAGAGTATGTCATCCCAGGCGCGGATGGTGACTGTATCGCCAGGTCGAAATTTGTGAGGGTAAGACGGCATAGGTTAAGCACCACCTTGAAGTAAATCATCAAAGGAAATGGAAGGGGGAGGAGTAGGCACGGGGGAGGATTCAATAAGAGATTGGTAGGCGGCATAAATTTTTGAAGCGTAATACAGTTTGCCGTCCTGAGTGGTGAACTCAAAGAAATGTTTATTGCAGACACCTGTGGCGGTGACGGTTTGAGGGGAATCAAAATCACCGCGGGAAACGGCAGCAACGTCAGAAACAGGACAAAAACCGAAATGAAATCGAGCTGATAAGTTCATATAGGGAGCGACGGATTGTTTGCGTAGATCAGAGCTTTGGCGAAAATCATCATAGAGAGCTTTACATTGAGCCAAGGAGGGGAAAAGAATTTTTTGGTGAGGAAGGATGGTGGGGTAAAAAAGATCGGTTGTTTCGGGGATCAAAAGAAGTCACCACCTTGGAGAAGAGAATCAAAAGAGAGAGAAGAGGGCGGAACGGATTGGAGTTTGGATTGTTCAAACATAGGGGAAGAAAAAACCACGGAAGTACCGTCGAAAAAATAAGAATCAAATTTTGGAGATGGATAGCGGTTTACATGAACAATGGAAAGTGTTTGTCCGCAATATTTTTTCATAAACTTTGTGAAAGTTTTTGGGACTTTGATTCCACCATATTCGTCCAAACCAAATTCGGATTCCATATCATCCCACTGACGGATGGTAACTTTATCTCCGACGTTATAGGTAGGATAATCGGCAGGGTTAAGAGGTTTCATTGAGGGAGTTCACCTCCGGCAAGGAGTTGGTCAAAAGAGATGGCGGGAGGAATGACGGGAGAGGATTCGTTAAGAGGGGCGAGCATGGCGGGTGAGAGGAGCCAGCGGTGGAATCCAATTGTAGAGGGGGTGCCATGAAAGAGAGAGAGAATAGGATCATCAAACTGGAAGATATCGGAAGAAAGATAACGTTTATCTCTGTCAAAATAGGAAGGTTCGTTTACGATGGTGAGAGTGGCACCGCAAAGGTATTTCATTTCGCTATTAAAGAATGAGTTGCCCGGCAAGTAAATACCATAGGCACTATCATAATGGCCGATGGAATTGAGTTCATCCCAGGAGAGGATGCGGACGCGTTGGCCGAGGTAGAGGTCTTGGAAGGTCATAGGAAATCACCTCATTGAACAGTATGAGCGCCATAACAAGCAGCGTCAGGGATGGTAGGACTCGGCATAGGGGTGGGGCTGCTGGATTTGGACTGGGGTTTGGGTGCCCAGGAATGGGGCTGGCCATCCAGGATTTGCATTTCCTTGGCGATGGAAGCGATAACGAAATCAAGAGAGATGGGCTGACCGGTGGTCTGGCGGCCCCAGTAGGACTTGCCCCAGCAATCAAGAACGACTTCACCGCGGGCTTTGAGCTTTTCACCGAACCAATCAGAGACTGCCCACCATTCAAAGATTTCGGGCGGGGTGGTATCGAGGTCATCGTATTCATCGTCACTGTAGACAGCACCGCAACACTGGCAGACATGAACAGTTTCGGACTCGCAGCAGGCACGGGCTTGGGCGAGAGTAGGATAGGTGAGGCCGCAGACGGGGCAGATATAGGGGTCCACAGGTTCTGGGACGTCAGAATCATAATTCGGGTTTTGGAATTTGGAATCATCGAGGTCCGTGACATCAACTTCATCAAAGTAGCTGGAATTACCGCACTCGGAGCAGGTTTGGGAGGAGGCATCACAGATAGCGGATTCGTAATCGGATTCATCGAAAGGAGGATCTTCCGGGATGCTGGCGTCATAAGCGAGGGCGGAGAGGATAAAATCCATTTCCTGGTTCATATTGCAGAAGACTTCGCGGTTGATGAGCTGGTCGAGAATTTTTTGGTTGGGGGTGGAATCGGAAGAATATTCTTTGTCATTAACGGTGTAGAACATGGGATCAACTTCCTTTTTGTATGTAGGGGTTCAGGATTCAAAATCGGGGTGGTCGAGGGCGGTGGCGTTAGAAAAAAAGACATCAACCATATCCTGATCGGATTCGATGTTGTAGCAGCCGCCGCAGGAACCGTTTACTTCCCACTTATTGGAATCGGGGACATATTGATAGAGGGTGAGAACTTTTGCTTCGCCGTTGAGGTACTGCTGATAGAGTTCAAGCTCACTTTTGATCACGTTCTCCGCATGGGAGCGCCAGTCCGGGGTGGAGTAGCCGAGGTCAGCTACGTCCTGGCGGGTGCAGACGGCGAAACCGGCAAGGCCGGAATCAAAATCATCATGGAACGGCGTGGTGGAGAGAGCGATGGCGGAGTGAACGTAGGCATAGATAGGGAGTTTGACGTATTCAGGTTCGATGCCGGCTTTGACATCAGGGACAAAAGCGCTGACAGGTATATCACCGGAGAAATAACGGTTGGGGGCGATATAGAATGTGGAGTAACAATCCCAATCCGTGCGGGGGTTGGGAGGAAAGAGGTCGGGTTCTTCGGAGATAAAATAAAGATCATTGCCGGATTTGGCGTAGGTGCCGGTGAGGGTTTGTTTGGTTTGAACGGGGATGGTGAGGGTAGACATATTTAAGCCTCCTTCTTGGATGCGGATTCGACTTCCGGCTTGGATGCGGCGTTAATATAAGTGTTGACGGCGGCATTGAAGCGATCAAACAGGACGCCGCTGTACATGACAAGGGTTTTGAGCTGTTGGGCGGTGCGGTTATAGCGGTTGCGGAACTGGATGTGAGCTTCGTTCCAATCGGTATTCATATTTTTATAGACGTTGCGGTAGGTGACGGAGAAGTTGCAGGAGGTATCATGGTAGATGGCAGCGGCTTTGGCGATGGCGGCATTGATGGCGGCAGCGCGTTCATCGAGAAGGGACTGAGAAGGGATGGGCTTATAGTTTTTGGGTTCGTCCGGGAGGGGAGCAGGGACGGGCTGAGAATCAAGGTCGGTGGTGGGGGACTTGATAATACAGGGTTCATCTTTAATCAGGCCAAGTTCCCGCTGGACACCGAGGGGAAGCTGAGAGTTGGGGTTGGAATCGTTTTTGCGGACGTGCTTGATGATGGCATCGTTATAGAGATCGTTCAAAATAGAATCGAAGATTTCGCGGTAGGTAGTGGTGAATTCGATAATTTGGATGGTGGAGAGATTGGGATCATAGGGGTGAGACTTGCGGTAGTTGATGCGCTCCTGCTCCTGGACAAAGCCGTAATCGCGTTTCATTTTGGTGTAGATCTGGCTGAGGATATCGCGGCGGGAGGAGTAAAGCTCCGGGGCGTTGCGGATGATTTTATCCATGGTCTGGTAGACTTCATCACGCCAGGTGACGGGGGTAGATACAGGTTTTGAGGCTACAGCAACAGAGACATTTGACTTTTGCGGGGCAGGGGCCGGGGTAGATTCGTTTTTGGGGCTGGGGACAGGTTCATCATGGACGGCATAATCCTTGGGGGTGACGGTGACGGGTTGCGGGGCAGGCTGCTGAGCGGGAACAGCGCCGGCAAAGTGGTTGGCGAGGGCAGCGAGGGTGGAGGTCATTGTAACCATGCAACGGGTGGTTTCGGCCTGGGTTTTGAGGGTGGAATCAACGAGAGTCTGGATGGTTTGCATGGCGACGGCAGAGGTCTGGTCCGGGGTGGCGAGGACGCTGCGGCCATGGTAAAGGGATTCCATAACGTCCCATACGAAGTCCATGAATTTATCCGCGTTGGGCTGGCGGGAGAAACGGCAGATTTCCATAACACCGCGGAGGGTGTAGACACGGGTATTTCGATTTACCCATCTATTTCCTTCAACACCCCCCAAAGTGAGGGTTGTTGAAAGTGGATCAAGACGGTCTTTATTTCGATCATGAATTTGCTGAATAGCATCATCAGCTTTTACATAGCCTAGTGCTTCACCAATTTGACGCCTTGTCATATAAAATTCGTTTTCAATGGCATCATCTTTATAGAAGTTGCAGGTGAGGGAGCCAAAAGGCTTTTGGGTAACGAGGGTAAGATTTTGAGTCATTTTGAAAGTTCCTTTCTGTGATATGGGATAAATAGATATTGGATATTTGTTATGCTTTGACGGTGTTTTTGCGGGTGAGTTCGAGAACGGTGCAGAACGGGGCGAACCAGCCGCCGCCCGAATAGAAGGCGTGCGGAGTGGAGGGCTGACATTCATAGCAGACAGTACCGTTAATGATAGCGAGGGTATAGGTAAGTTTGGTCATAATGGTTGATCCTTTCTGTGTGAAAAATAGATTCAAAATAAAACAGGGAACAAGCTGGTGGGAAAACGGTCTTCTTGAGTGGATCGAAGGTTGGATCTGTGACGGACATAGTGTCGTTGTTTTTGGCTCGCGATGGATCTTTTTAAGTCATATCGAATTCGTGTGGAGATGCTCAGTCTGCAGAAGGCGCCTAAGATCCAGGAGGGGGAGGCGGTAACAAATTCGAACTCTTGGATATAACCGAAGAGTGAAGCATGAACTGAAATATAATAAGCAAATGATTCTATACCTTGTTAGGCTGTTTTATTTTTGAGGTTGATTGTTGGGGCACGGCGGGGTGTGGTTGGCAAAATCAGCCATGGAAGCGCCGTGGTATTTATGCTTGAGGTTTTGCCAGTTGAGCGGCAGCTCCTTTCAATAAATCATCGAAGGAGAGAGTGGAGGAGACAACTGTGGGATAAGATTGTTCAAACATGAGGGAAGTAAAAACCATTGTGCTACCGCCGAAATAGTAACAATCAGAATTCGGAGATAGATAGTGGTTTTTACGGACAATGGTGAGTGTCTTCCCGCAATATTTTCTCATAGGCTCTGTGAAATAAGCTTTTGGGACTTTAATGTCACCAAATACGTTCAAACCAAATTCAGCGGCCATATCATCCCACTGGCGAATGGTAACTCTATCTCCGACGTTGTAGGTAGGATAGTGATTGAGGTTAAAGACAGCATCCATAGTTATTGGACTCCTTGAAGTAAATCATTGAAGGTAATAGTGGGTTCATGGGGGAGGGTTGCGGGGAGGAGCATGGCGGAGGTGAAAAACCAACCGCGAGGAGAATCACCATCATTAAGGTCTACATAAACATCCGGTGAATAATTGAGAAAATAAATGGGTTCATCAGGAAGATCTTTATCATGAACGATTTTGACAACAATAAACTCTTTGCCACAGTAAGGTTTCATGTCAAGAATAAAAGAAAGTTTATTGGGATGAACAGTGATATCACCGTAAGGATTGGAGCCGAATTCTTCCATCATATCATCCCAGGTGCGGACGATGACGCGATCACCGACGTGGTAGGTGGGGTAGGGGGCTGGCATTCAAATGCCTCCTTTCAGGAAATCGTCAAAGGAAACAGAGAAAACGGGAACCGAGGTGACATAGGGGTGAAATTCATTGGGGGAGAAAAGAGCGGAGTTCCAAGAGAATTTGGCAGCGGCGGAGGGATCGACAGCGGTGGAGAGATCGTAGGGTTTTAAGAAGTAAAAGCCAGAAGCGTCAAGTTTACGAGCAATTTGCATGATGCCGCCACAAAGAGAACGGCGTTTAGGGGGTATAAAATCTGCGTTACCATTAGGAAGGGGATCGAGAAACAGCGCACAGCCAGCATCATTTTTGGGAAGAGCGTCAAACTCTGCGGCAGAAATGATTTGAACGAGGGTGCCAATGGGGTAGGTGGGAAAATTCATTGCGCAACTCCTTTCAACAAATCATCGAAGGACATGGAAGGAACCGGGGGCGGAGAAACGACACGAGGGTGAAATTCAGCGGCGGAGAAAAACCAGTCATTCCAGTTAAAAACGGTTCTATCTTCAGCGAAGAGAGGGGTGAGATCGTATAGGTTCCTTTCATTGCCTTTGGAAATGCGGGTAATAACAGCCGGACAGCCGCAAACAGGAAGTTTATCTCTGTGAAAAGAATCGTTTGCGCCGTAAATAGAAGGAATAAGAATAAAATTGCCGCAATCATCCGTAGGATGGGAACGAACTTCTTCTTCGGAGATAATTTGGACAACATCGCCAACTTTATAGGTAGGATTCATGGTAGGCTTCCTTTCTGTGATGGGGGTTAGAGGTTTGCGATAAGAGAATCAAAGCTGGGATACGGAGCGGGGATAGTGCGGGAGATCATGCTGGGCGGGATGATGTGGTAGGAATCGCTGTGAGGGAAATAAAGGCGGAGAAGGCCGGATTTGCCGAGGATGGCAACGATCTTGCCCTGCTTGCCGAGGATAGGATCATAGGGGAGAGAATCGGTGAGGGTGAAAGTGGTGCCGTAATCATACTGGAGGGAGCAGAGCATTTCCGGGGCGCAGACGATCTCGACCCAGGTGCCAGGTTCATAGCCGGGGAGGAAAGGGGTCATGAGGAATCACCTGCCTTGGAGAAGCTGGTCAAAAGAAATGAGAGGGGCGGGGTTCAGGCCGATGAGACTATCGCTAATATCATAGAAAAGGTCTTTGTGATTGAGAGGATAGTGCTTTTGTTTATGAATGGCATCATCGACAAGCACATCTGCGATTTCACCGTCATCAGAAACAACAGTGCCGTGGATGACTTCATACATAACGTCAACAGGGGTGGAAGCATAGGAAGGAACGAACCTGATAGACCGGTTAAAATAAACTTGAGTGCCGGGGGCGATTTGGATATTAGATATCATGGGGAGCACCTACTTTGAGAAATAAGTTCATCAAAAGAGATGGAAGGAGTGGGGAGAGGAGCGGGGGTGACGGCTTCGGGGGTATCGTCATAAGTAAGGGCGGAATGGGTGGCGACAAATGTTTTGTAATTCATACTGGGGACAATAACGGTGACATAAACGCCATTATCAGATTGGACAAAGCCGTGGAGGGTACGACGGGCTGTGCCATGTAGCGTTATGATTCCAAAATAAACGGGAGTGCCGGGTTGAATGTAATAAGGACCCATAAGAATCACCTGTATGAATTAGAGGACGGAAATAATTTCATCAAAAGAAACGGTAGACGGGGGTACGGTGTTGGGGGACTTATAGACAAAAGAATCGTTGGGGTCCTGGATTTCGGTGATGTATTCATGGGGGACGTGGAAGGTACGGGAATCATCGGTCCAGACGGTGACGTAGTTGCCGTTATCTTCGTGGACAGTGCCGGAGAGATAGATGATTTGAAATTTAGTTTTCATGGGATTGTGATCATGGCCGATAACTGGTCCTACGGTAAAGAATTTGACCCGTGAGCCGGAGGAGATAAGTTTCATAAAAAATCACCTGAATTCATTTGAGGGGGAGGGTTCCGGGGTATTACCAGGCGCTCCAACCATTGGGATGGCCGGAGGCCCAGCGAAAGGAAAGTAAAACCATGACCGTGCGTTTACCAGGCGCACGAACAGGGGGCGCAACGAGCTGCTAAGAAAGGAAGAAACAGCTGAAGCGCCTGGGAATGCCCCGGAACCATGGGGCGGAATGGAGAAAATAATGATGTTGTATAAATAAAGTTGACACCTTATTCTCAAGGAATTCATGTATAATAAAAGAGAATAAGGAGGAACTCTCAATGTCACGAACCCAACGTAAATACGACCAGGAATATAAGATCCAGGCTGTCAAACTTGCCAAAGAAATCGGCGGTGCTAAGGCAGCCAAAGAATTAGGTATCCCAGAAGGAACCATCCACACATGGCTGAAAGCAGTTAGAGCAGGCACATTGGATATTGGCGACGGTGCACATACTCCGGAAAGCGCGATGAGTCTTGCTGAGGAGCTTGCCATGCTCCGCAAACGCGTTAAAGATCAGGACAAAGAAATCCGGCGTCTGAAAGAGGAAAATGAATTTCTCGAGGAAGCAAGCGCTTTTTTCGCAGCCAGCCGTCGGAAGTCAGCAAGAACCAAAGAATGATGTTCATTGCCATAAAAACGAAAGACGGCGTGATTAAGGGAAAACTCTCATTCTATTGCCGGATGCTTGGCGTCAGCCGCCAGGGTTTCTACAAATATCTTGCTATTAAAGATCGCCCTTGGAAATATCAGGATCTTGCTGATGCCATGAGAGTGATCCATGCTGAGGATGAATGCAATGATACCTATGGACGTATTCGCATGTACCAAGCACTGCTCCTTAAGAATCCGACGGGAATCAAGATCCCCAGTGAACGAACCGTTTACAGGGTTATGGATGAAATAGGACTTGTCCATCGGCCAAAGCGCAAGCCAAATGGCATTACCAAGGCTGATCGGGAAGCACGTAAGTCAGATGATCTTCTGAAGAGAGAGTTCAAGGCTGATAAGCCACTTGAAAAATGCGTAACTGATATCACAGAAATCAAGGCAAAAGATGGAAAACTGTATGTTTCAGCCATCTTCGACTGCTTTGATTCCAGCGTTCTGGGACTGGCAATGGAAACAAACATGAAGGCAACTCTGTGTGAGCATACACTGGATAATGCCTATCTGGCGCATCCTGATCTGCGAGGTGCCATTGTGCACTCCGACAGAGGAAGACAATATACCAGTGAAACCTACCGTCAGGCGCTTTCTAAATATGGCATTATACAAAGCATGAACAGTGATGGTGGCAGGTGCCACGATAATGCTCGATGTGAAAGCATGTGGGCCAGAATGAAAAGCGAGCTTCTCTATGACCGCTACAATACGGAAAGCCTGACCACGGATGAGCTGAGAGTTCTTATTTGGAGATATTTCATCAGTTACTGGAACAACAGGAGGATCTACTCTGCCAACGGTGGGCTTCCTCCTATGATTAAGCGTCAGAGATACTACCAATCTCTGGGCCTGGCTGCATAGGAAATGATATCTTTGAGATAAATGTGTCAACCAATATTGACAATATCATAAAAATCAATTTGTGAAAGCTGATGAGAGGCCGCCACCGGAACCGGATGGTGGTGATGACTGATCTTCTGAGTTTGATTGGGGCGGCCTCCGATGTTGCTCGCTTATTTTGTTAAAGACTGGGGCATTGGCCCGCCCTTTCTGATGCGCTGTGTGGCGACCCATCGTGTGTCTGGGAGTACGATGACTCGATGCAGTCGCTGCTGCGACGTGAGTGAGTCCTGGCCAGGGGGTGGGACAGGGGGACAAATTCAAACCCTCGGATATAACCGGAGGGTGTTTGGCTTTGACTTGAAATAAAATCAAAACGAAACTTTACCTTTGAAAACAAATTGATTTTTTTTGGATTATGCGGTTACGCTGGGCGGGGCGAGATCGGCCTTGATACAGGATTCAAGGTCAAGGCCATATTTGGCGTTATACTTTTGGATAATGTATTTGGTGGTATCGGGCTGGACATCCTTGAACCAGGTAATGTTGCCCTGGAAGGACTGAAGGTCTTCATCCGGCCACTTTTTGCCCTTTTGTTTATCGCGGAAGTAGGTATCAATGGTGGCTTTGAAGATTTTATTTTTGCGGTAGCCGACTGTGATTTGGTTATCCTTATTGAGCATGACGCCAAGAATCCAGTTGCGGCCGGCGCGGGAGTGGAACTGGGTTTTGGTTTCATTGAGGGTAAAAGGAGCGTTCATTTGGGAGAGAAGCTGGACGATGAGGCGCTCGACAGCATGGAAATTGAAAATGACTTTGCAGGAGACGATGATATCATCGGCGTAGCGGGTGTAGCAGAGGCGGTCGGTGATGGGGGTTCCATCCGGGTTATGCTTGCCGGATTCAAAATGATTGACGGCCTTGGCGAAGGCGTGGTCAAAGGGGATCATCATGATGTTGGTGATGAGCGGGGAGATGGGGGTGCCCTGCGGAAGTGCTCCGTTGAGAAAGCAGAGGTCAAGGGCTTTGATCAGCTCCGCGTGGCCGGTGGGGCTGGCGAGGATGAGGTTAAAGGGGTAAATGAGTTCAAACTGGGAGAGAACAAACGCCGGCGTGGTGGAGGGGAAGAAGCCATGAAAATCAAAATGGGCGTACCACCAGGCATTGAACTTTTGGTGACGTTTGGCGGCGGAAAGGACGCTGCGATCCTCGACATAGGCGAAGGCGCAGGTGTGGTGGTCGGCAAACATCCAGGACTGGAAGAGGGTTTTGAGTTCCTTGAGGGCTTTCATTAGATTGGCATTGGGGGCATCGATCCAGCGGAGGCCGCCGGAAGCTTTGGGGATGGGAAAATGGTTGTACAGGCTGGAACGGGGAGTGGCGAGGCGAAGGGATTCATACTGCTGGTTGAACGCCTGGAGCTGGAGGATCATTTGTTCCACCTTGGTGATGCGCATAATGCGGGGAGGAACTTTGTTGCAGATGACGGTACGGGTAGCACCGTGACCGCCGGTGGAAAGGTTGGCGAGGTTGAAATCCCCGCGGAGGAGTTCTTCAAACGTCATTTCCCGGAAACGTTCCGGGCAGTTATAAGTGATGTAAACCATGTGAGTGCTCCTTATGTGAGGGTTGTGTTTGTGTTCTGATGGGAGATGGAAGCTGCCGCGGAACGCCCTCGTCGACGATTCCGATGAGAATGTCCTTGAGTTGTTGTGCTTCTGAACTGATGGAGTCACCGTCAGGTCCGCCGGCCAGGATCAGGTGGCGGGGTGGGTCGGGGTAACAAATTCGTGCTCTTGGATATGACCGAAGAGCCTGAAGCGGAAAAAGCTTACAGTATACAACACAAACGAAATTTAATGGAACGCTAAGATGACAGGGTTACAAACCGAGGAAAGTGGATTCACCCTGGAGGTTGAAGGGAGCAGAGAGGCCGGTGTGGATCAGCTCGCCTTTTTTGATGAAGTTTTGGAAGTTGGTGACGGTATAGCAGGCGGCAACGCGAACCGTGGGGGCAACACCGAGGGTAGTGCCGCAGGCCGAAACGGGGACCTGGGCGGTGGCTTCGGCGTGAGTGAAGTTCATTGTGGCGCGGAATTCCTTGACCTGTTTGGGGTCTGACCAATCGGCGGCGTAGAGTTGGGCGTCAAAGAGGGCGGTACGGACATCAAACATGGCTTTAATGAAGGTGTTAAAGCGGTTGGCATCCACGATTTTCTGGCGGATCTCGATGTTATCCACGGCGAGAAAAACGTAACCGGAGAGGGGCTGGCCGTTCCAGCCGGAGGGTTCCAGACGGATATCATTTTTGGCTTCCGGGTTGATGGCACAGAGGATATCGCGGAGGGCTTCCACTTTGGGCTGGCCGACCTGAGGGTCAAAGAACATCTGGTTGACGATGTTTTTCTTTTCCACCGTATCAAAATCATAGAGGGTGAAGTTGGTCAGGCCATAGCGGGCAAGAAGCTCCGCGATGGTGGAGCCGACCGAACCGCAGCCAATGATGTGGATGCGGCCTTTGACGTCATGCGGGGAGAAAACATCCAGGCTTTTGGCAAGATTCATAAGGCACCTCCGTTGGTGTGATAATCGTAATAGGTGGGGTAGTGATCGTAATAATTGCCGTCATCGTCCATCCAGCAGCGGGCGGAGTTATCCCAGACGACGTGGGGTACGGTACCGCCGGTGGGCTTAACGGGAGGGTGCGCTGCGGAATAGACGGGCAGAGCTTTGGTGACAAGGGACTGAGCGGTGGCGGCAAAATCGGAGAGGGTATCGGTGTAGGTGACAGAGATATCGTCTTTATCGTAGATTCTGTTGGCAGCGTAGTCATACAGGCGGGCGGTAAACTCGCCGCGCTTGTTCCAGATCATGAAGAGGTAGAAATCATTGCCCTTGAGCTTATTGACAATTTTGGACTCGTTTTCGTCATCGACGCCGGAAGGGGAAGTGGACATGTTGACGTGGCTGTGGGCCTGGTAGCGGATGTTGTTGAAGATTTCATCGGGCTGGGAGAGCAGCCAGTCGTTGTATTTATCCTGGTCGGTTTCGACGGTGACACCAGTGACCTGCTGGGGGTAGACGAGGATATCATAGATTTCATACTCGGTGGGGGAAAGCTGGCGCATGAGGCCGTGCCAGGCGACCTCGGAAGTGAAATCATCAATGAGGCGGGACTGTTTGGCCCAGGCATCGGCGGTAAAATTGATGTTGATTTTATCTTTTGCCTTTGTTTTTGCGAGCTTGACAGAGCCGGTGAGGAGCTGCTGGCGATAGAGTTCGATGGCGGCATCCAGAGCGGTCTGATTAATGCGGATAACTTGCATGATTATTCTCCTTCCTTAACGGAATCGTTTGCGGATTTGAGCTGTTCAATGGCCTGCTTGGGGGTGATGGATTCACCGGCGGTGGTAAGGATGACGGGGATATTCGTGTGATAGGCAGTGGCGAAATCATCAAAGAAATATTTGGTGGAGATTGTTTCGACGAGGTTCATGCTGCTGGCGCTCTGCTGACAGATAGCAATGGCGGCAATAAAATCTCGGCGATCCTCGGCATCCTCCAGCATGGGTTCATAGTTACCGAGGCAGGAGTGATGATTGATGTGAGGGTTGGGAACTGCCTGGATAACGTTCATATTGATTTCATCAGACATGGCTGTGACATGGCAGTTGTAATTAAGCTTATAGGTGGCAGCGAGTTTGATTTTGAAGATATGGTCAATGAACACAGCCCGGAAAAGGATGCGGACATCGTGTTCTTCTTCACCGGTAAGATCCTCATAGGGGCGGTCACTGTTGAAGATAAAGGTTTCGACATCATCCGGGTCATAGTTGGAGAGGAATGTGGTGATGGTGAGGAGAAGCGCTCCATCGTCAGTATCAACGAAGATCCCCTTTTGGGTGTGGAGATAATCCTTGAGTTCCGCGATAAAGGTGGATTCATCTTTGGAGTCAAGGCCGGTCAGCTCACAGTTGATGCTGGTGATGTTGGTAAAAATTCCCGTGATACGGGCGCGGGTTTCTTTCAGCTCACGGTAAAGGTTTTCAATAGAGCGCTTGAGATCCGCTTTACGGCGGTCAATGGTACCTTTGAAGAGGGATTCAATCGCTTTATCTACGGCCCTGGAGGACAGATCGGTTTTGTTATAAAGAGGCTCCGCCATCCGGGCGAGGGTTTCCGAGCCAGTATCCGGGGTGGAGAGGGCGCGGAGGTAAGTGAGCTCATCGGAGGTGAGGGGGTGATCCTTGAAGAGCCAGGGCAGCAGGCGGGGCATGGCCGAGGCAACACGCTGGTAAAAAACACTGCTGTAGAGGCCGCCGTCGCGCTGGAACTGGACGATGGTGATACGAGCGGCTGCATCCTGATAAACTTTGTACTTATCAGAGAGATAAGCGCCAATATCCTTGACTTCCTGGATGGAATCGGGGATGGTGGCTTTATCGGTGACAAAGAACAGAAGGGATTCATTCGGGTTAGTGGAAGGCTGCAGGCCGGAATCATCGCCAAGGATGGCAAGGGTTTTGCCTGCGGTGAGGCGGGGGTAAACCGTGCAGGCCAGAGCCTTGGTGAAAATTACTTTGAAAGTGTTGCGGCATGGGGTGTTGTCCTGCCATGTGATGGTGGGCGACATGGTGTTGAGAATATCGGTGTAATTGGGGAGTGGCATGGTGATTCATTTTTCCTTTCTGATTAGATTTGGAACGATTGGCCGCGTTTGCGTTGCCCGCTGCCTGCCGCGTGGAGGCTGTTCCTGTAAGGCAGCACCCCGGTGGGGGAAGAGACACCACCGGAGAGGAATCAATCAGGCGTTATCCTGCTTGGCAATGTTGACCAGGTAGCATTTTTCCGCGATACCGAAGTCCACGAAGGTCTTATCCAGGTCGCCTGCGGCCAGAGAGGAACCATCCAGCTTGGTCTGGCCGGTGGTGTAATCGACATCATGAGCTTCCAGGACGGAACGCAGGGTGGTGTTGGGGTCAACGGGGTAGGTGTTGCGGTGCAGGTTATCGACGATAGTGACGTTAATCATGGTGAAAATCTCCTTATGATGAAATATTTTTGTGCTGGATTGTGGATTGAGGAAGAAAAATCATGGCCGGGCGGCTTGTTGTGGGGGTGAGCACCGGCCGGTTTGGTTACTGGGCGGCAGTTTCGTTTTCCGGGGTGGTCTGGGCGGCCGGGGCGGAAACTTCAATGCCGGCGATGATGGCATCGTGGTCGGCCTTGAGCTGAGCCAGGGTTGCGGCGGCCTGGGTTTCGATTTCATCCAGGTACTTCTTGGCGAAGCCGATGCGCTCGGCGACATGCTCCTTGGCCTTGGTGATGTTTTCGAGGTCGGCGGGCAGGTCCTCAACGTAGATGGCATTGTCGGTGCCGAAGGCGGACTTGGCGAAGCAGATGCCGTAGGTGGACATGCTCTGCTTGGCGGACGGGGCAATGGCAAAGATGATTTCATCGTCATCGCCGGACTTTTTGCCGGGCTTGGTCAGCTGCAGGGCCTGGGGAGCCTTGGTGTGGAGGGTTTTCAGCTGGGCCATGGTCAGGGTGGAGGTGATGGAGAAGGTGGTTTCGTTGATTTTGACAGTAGACATAATGTGTGTCCTTTCTTTGGCGTGTAGCCAATGTAAAAAATATTTGCAAGTGCGAGATGCACGATTGCTTAGGTTGGGGAATTGATGAGGGAAGTGAGTTCATGCCAGGCTTCCCGGTAAGTATCGGCGGACTGGATAAAGGTGGGGCCGTCACGGATCTCGTAATGGCCGTGGGTGGGGATGATGATGTACATGGGGGTCAACTCCTTTTGTTTGTGAAAACTTGTAAATAACAGGGCGAAATAAAACCTGCCAGACGGGGCAGGGCGGGGAACAAATTATAATAAGGCTGGGATGCGCTGTGAGAAACGAGAAGAAAACGGGCGAGAAACTGCATGGCCACAAGGAAACACGGCCTGTAGGGGCTGTGTGGGGCGCTGAGAGGGATGCGGTTTCATGCTGGCGGGTGACTTTGTGATTTTGATTATATACAAGTTTTCGCAAATGTTCAAGCCGTAAAAATGTTGCTTGATGCGGTGAGAATGTTGCATGGTCGATGACAAAATCGGTTCGTTTTTGAGCAGTACAAACCCGGTAAAGTGGTGGGTTAGTAAAAGCAATGTTCCAAAACGGCCTAAAAGTTGCGTGTCAATACGACTAGGAAGGTTCAAAATCGGGCTGAAAACAACACGTCAATAGCGTTTATATATAAAGATAAAGAAAGATATATAAGAGGGCGGTGCGTCCGGCGTTTGGAATGGGAACGGGTTTTGCGCTTGTGTTACGGTTTTGCGGGACTCTGGGGTAGGGGTTTATAGGCAGCGCAGGTTTTGGTGGCGGAACAGGAAACGGTGTTTGTTTTGGTGATGGGAATGGTGGGTGCGATGGGAGGAGCGGCAAGAGTGGTGGCGGACTGGAGAGTGAGAGGTTTCGTTTCGGCTTTGGCTTCCGTCATCTTGGTAGGTTTGATTTTGCCGTCAATAACATCGTGCAGGTAGTTGTAGCAGCCGATGACGAACAGAGACTTGCGAAGAGGGTCAGCGAAGAAATCATCAATGGTGTAAGGATAAGAAGCTTTTTCGTGAATGGCTTCGTTGCTGTAGTTGTAACCGTAAGAGTAAACGGTGGTGGGGCTGTGGCGGACATTGAATTTGCGGGTGATGTAGTTGCAGCCGAGCTTGACATAATTCATGAAGGCGGCAGAGCTGTAGTTGAGGACATCGCGGACGGGAAGACAGACGGGGAAATCAGCAGCGGCAATAATTTCATCGTAGAGGGTGACGATACGCTTTGCCAGGCCGGTTTTGGTGGTGAGGAACCAGTCGTCCTGGGTTTTGAGCTGGCGGATGGCGGCGTCAAGAGCTTTTTCGGAAGTAATTTTTCTTTCAAAGTCAGTCATGGTAAGTAATTCCTTTCTTGGCTTAGAGTTTAATAGGCAAAAGAAAAAAGCCTTGCGGGTGGGCAGGGCTTTTATAGTGGAGTGATTTAATTAGAGGCTGAGCTGGGTCGGGTTTTCATCGGCGATTTGAAGGGCGCGATAGAGAATATTGGAGATGGCTTTATTGGTGAGAGCCAGCAACTTTAAGGTCTCGGTATCGCTGGTGCAGGCAAAGGCTTCAAAGTGGGAATTGAGATAGTCAACATAAGAGCTGAGAAGAAGAGAATCGTTTTCGTCGTGGTAGGCTGTTGCGGTATCGGCAAGGATGCGGGTACGGGCAAGGGCAGAGATGACAGGAGTGTCACGGAAGTTGATAGGATTATAGCGGTCGGTCACATGATGAACGGTCCATTTTTCTTTGCCGGTACATTCAAGGATGAAAAGGCGGGCGGTACTGTATTCCAAGTCGGTATCAATATCGTTCTGGACAGCATCAATCTTATCAGGGGCAGGGTCGAGATTATAAATGCTCTGGTCGGAAAGTTTTGAGATGAGAAGCAGGCGGGGATGACTGGAGGAAAAACCTTCACGGCTGCCGTTGTTGATGTTGGAAAGATAAGCGGAGGTCATGAGAAGGTCCTCACGGGAAGCGGGGATGGGGTAAGCGAATTCATAGAGGAAAGATGTGAGCTGCTGAAAATCCATAGGATCGCGGTTGACCTGGATGACCATATAGGGTTCATTGTCGGCACCGAATTGTGTGGCCGGAGGGGTGAAGGTGCGGAGCTGGGAGAGGGTGATGTGATGAATCATGGTTGGTCCTCCTATTCTGTTTTATCGTTTTGGATAAGGTCGATGAGCCGGGACTTAACAACATTTAAGCTGGCTGAAAGAATCTTACGCATATTGTTCAGCTCTTCAAAATTTGCGTTTTTAACAACTGCGTCATAGCATTTAGGTTCGGGCGACCACCTGAAACAGGATTCCATAAACAAAATCGCATTTTCAAAAGAATAACTAGCAGGCGGGACAGGAGTATCTGAAACCTGATAAAAATTATAAATGAATTTCTTATTTCTGCTTTTATTGTCCTCACGTTCCACAAGAAAAACACGGTTAGGGATATCTTCCAAGTGAACTTCAACGGTGACCTGACGGCTATCCCAAGAAGGAGCGATAGATAAAGAGTAAGAATTCATATAGCATTTGCTAGAGATAACAAGCCAACGACTGACATTTGACTTTTTATTACGAGGCTGACTACAAATCTCGCCGATAATATAAGAGATGTCGGCGTATGTTTCAATGGTAGGGATTGTAAATTTTTTAAGATATTCAATGATTTTATAATAAGGCTCTGCAGATTTGTTAAGTTTCTTGAAAAAAATCGTTCCGTTAGGAGCTCCATTGCGATTGATAACGAGACTTGAAGGAATTTCGGTTAGAGCTTCAAGCTGTTTGATGTTAAGATAAGAGATCATACTTAACCCTCCTTACTTGAAGATTCTTTAGAAGAGAATATTTCAAAAGAACAATCGCCGTGACCACAACTGTATTTAATTTTAATACGAGGATTGCCTGTTAAAGGGTTGGACTTGTCAGCACGAATAATGCCGTAAGGGTTGCCGCAGCAGGGACAACGGAGGTCAACAAGGTTTTGGTAAAGCGGTTCAATTTTCATCCATTTTTTGGAATGCCACAGGATAGCATCAATCAAGAAGCTGCGGTTACTTTCGGATATATATCTGGATTTTGTATTGTTAAGTTCAAAAATAACGGGGCCCTTACCTCTTCCACCTTCTTCATAACAGAACGAGTAACCAGCGGGGATACTGGGGAGGTCTTTCAAGATAGTTACTTTATAAACCATAGTTCAATCTCCTTTCTTGAATCGTTTTGCACCTCAGGTTAATGGACTGCGGCGAGGACGGGGGCAGCGGCACAGCAGAGGGTTTTGCAGCCGATGACGCGGCCTTGGGTATCGCGAACCATGCAGCAGGGGTAAAAGACATCGGAGCGGGTGGGAACGCGGGAAGCGACAAGAGCACTGACAATATAAATCGTATTGGGCATGGGGTTTGGCAGGTTTTCGACATCGCCATAGTAAGAGTGGGAGATGGGGATGGTTGTACCGGAAGCGGTAGTGAATTCGCCATCGGAGATGGATTCAACATAGACGCGGGCAACCACGCCGAAGGGCTTGATGGAGGCGGTGCCAATATTGATTTCGTGCGGGGTGAGGTTGAGAATTTGGGTAGACATGGGGCGGTACTTCCTTTCATGTTGCGCAGCTTTGTGGCTTGCGGATTCGTTTTGAATTTACAATTTGTTCATGATATTTGTTACGATGGTAGAATTTATGCGGATTTTGACTTGAAAAGTTTGGTGAAAACGGAGAAATAATTTTGCTTTGCGGTTTGGTTTATGATTGGATTATACAACCAAACGTTGTAACACGCCAGTGCAAAAAGTTGGACATCAGTAATAATAGCGGCGTTCCAGATCATATTCGCCGTGGGGAGTGAGGCCGTTAGGGGCGGACCAATCGCAGGCATCTTCTTCGTTTTCGGCAGAAGGGCGGATGATGGGCCAGGTGACGACATAGCACGGGGCGGTAAAATCCTTGGCGATTTCGTTGGGGCAGATGGCTGTGGCAACGTACTGGGCGATACCGTGGTAACAATCATAGGAGCAGTAGGCTTGTTCCAGGAGGATGAGGGGCTTGCCATCATAAGAGCAGGCACCGTTGAGTTCCAGGCGGGAAAGTTCGGACTGGAGGTTGAATGGGTGGCGGGTTTTGGCTTTCATTTTGGTTCGACCTTTCTTGAGCAGACTGTATTGTTATGAATGGGGTAGCGGCGCTTGCGAATCATGGGGCAGATGTGTTCATTTTCAATGTAAGCTTTGCGGTCGGCTTTGGCTTCCCGCATTGTGCTGCACTGGGTAAGGACTTCAAGGCCGTCGCCATAACCATAATCATAAACGACCTCATATACATCCTCAGTTTTACGTTTATAAGCCATGATGGAATTTCCTTTCGTTCTATCAATATATCAGTTGATTTCGGCCAGCATTTCAAGCTGTTCTGCGGTAAAAATCCGCGCAAGGTCGGCATATTCCTTCTGTACGGCAAAATAAGTTCGTACTGCTGCACGGCTATCGGTATTGTAGCCAAATTCCGAACAGAAATCATCAAATGTGCCGGGATCGGACTTTTCGACTGCCGCAAGAATATCATAGGCATTGGGCCTTGCTTCGGTTTTCATTTTCCGCAGCTTTTTGTGTGCTCTGGTCTTTTGGGAGGCGGTCAAGTCCGCGAACGGGGTTTTGTATAGCTTTTCAGCATAGGATTGAATCGTCTCCTGCTGGATGGCTGTATTGTTGATAGAATCCCAAAAAGTATCAGTCATGGAACCTTTGGGCGTGGTCAGCTTAAACTGGTACATGGCACGCGGAGTGCTTTCTTTCCAGTTGGTGTTGCTGGCGAAACCAACGAAATCAATTTGCATGGTAGCGTTGGTTTTGGCAAGGAAATCCTGAGCCTGCTGAAGATATTCGTTCATTGAAATCATCCTTTCATGATTATGCAAAAATGATATAGTTGCCGTTGGAAACATGGAGCACGGTAGTACGCTGTTCCAGCTTTTTGACAAGAGCAACGATATAATCATCCTGGTCAAATTCATCATCGGTTTCGATATCGTTGTCGGCTTTGTAGTCTTCGATGGGGTAAGCATAACCTTTATCGTTGATAAGGTCATCAAACGAACAGCAAGCATCTTCGCCGTATTCGGTGCAGTCGCCGCAGATGGCAACGGCATCAAGCTCCATGTTGGGATCGATATCGTTGTAATAGGCGAGCAGGGCTTCATAGCCTTCCCACGAATAATAATCGCGGCCACAAGCGGCAAAGCGGTTTTGCATGGTGGAAACATCAATAGTGATTTTCATTTTGATACTTCCTTTCAGCGGAGCTTAGAGGTAGTAGGCGGGAAACGCCTGGCCGACTTCTTTATAGGTGGTGAAGATGGGGCCGTGGTGGCAGATAAAATCATGCAGGCCGGCACGCAGGGCACTGAAGATTGCGTCTTCGTTGTAATGGGCGGAAGCTTTGTTATAATCGCGCTGCCAGGTGGTAAAGTAGGTCCGAATCGCTTTGGATTCCCAGTCATTCTGGAGGAAGGCGGGAACCTTGCCGGAATCATACTGCTGCCAGGCTTTGGCAAAACGGATATCGCCATAGATGCGGGAGGCCATGTTATAGGCGATTTTCTGCTCTGCGGTGCAGACGGACTTATCCACGCCACGGATTTTGTGGTATTGCAGTTTCATTGCGGGATTCCTTTCCATCAGAGAATAATCTGGGTGCCTTCATCCAGGGCCTTGCGGAGGGTATCGGCAAGCGCGTTGAGGTCCGTGAAGTTTTCATTGGGCAGGGGAGAGTTGACGGCGTGATAGACAAAGGTTTCAAACTGGCTGCGGGTGATGGTGCCGGATTCGGCCAGCTTGGCGAATTCAGCGAGAGAATCGGCGGTGGGCTTGGGCTGATGAAGGGCGAGGGCATCCAGCATTTCCGGCTTGACTTCCGTGTAGCCAACGGTTTCAACATGCTCATCCGGGAAGGCCGTTACGATAACTGTACAGTTGGGAACGGTGTGGGAAACGATACGGGTGGCGGTGAGATCTGTGACAGTTTCCATAACGGTGAAGTGACGGTCGCCGGCTGCGGTTTCATAATAGACGCGGAACGGGGTTGTTTCGGGGTCGGAGAGGTCATCGACAGGCTTAACGCGCAGGTCTACATAGTGCGCGGGGTTCTTTTCGATTGCGGTGCAGCACTGGTCAAGGATATTCATTGCGGCATTGGAAAAGCATTTGAGGCTTTCGACCGACTGGGATTCACCTTTCAGCCAGGCGTGGGCACTCTGGCGGGCTTGACAGGCGGCGGGACGGGTATTGAAATAGCCGATGGTGGTGGGCAGGTGAAGGGAATCGGTGAGGATGAGGGCATAAAGAGAATTCAACATTTTGGGTACTTCCTTTCATTTCATGCTGTTTTTTGGCAGGAGATTCAATCGGCATCAATGGCCAGGGCGTATTCATCCGACTGGCCAAAGACGGTGAGAGTGACGCTTGCAGGGTTGGACGGGTCATAATCAATTTGGATGTTGGTCATGACCAGGCGGCAGGTGGCGGCGAAAGTTAAGAGGATAAGGCCGAGGGAGAGGAGGAGGGCGGAGAAAATGCGGCGAGGTTTCATTTGGGACTTCCTTTCATTGGCAAAGCCGATTCAATTTATGATGCAATAAAAAACGCCCTGGCGGTGAAGTCAGAGCGCAAAGAACTTATTTATGATGGGGTTAGGCCGCCTTGCGGTGGGTGGCGGTGCGGTGCTTTGCCGCTTTGGGTTTGGCTGCCGGTTTGTGAATGGCATACACGGTCAGAATCAAAACGGACAGGGAAACGGCCAACAGAATGAAGGGGTGGCGAGTGGCCAGGGCGGGAAGGCCAAAGAGAATGGCGCACTCGGCGGCGCTGAACAGGGTGAAGCGGGCAAGGAGTTTTGTTAGCTTTTTCATGATGGGGCTTCCTTTCGTTTTATGGTTTGGATTTGGTGGTAGGATGCTTTCTTCCCCCGGCCTACCAACTCCGGGCATAGCGGCGGTTTAGCCTTTAATGGTGGGGGCAGTGACGCCAGCGGCCTTCTGGCGCTCTTCTTCCAGCTTGGCAGAATGTTCTTCAATAGCCTTGCCATGCTTTTCTTCCAGGTCAGTGATGGCGGCTTTGATAGATTCAATCTGGCCTTCAATGTTCATGACCTTCTTGGTCGCGGCGGCCACCTGTTCGTCCATCTCTTTGGTGTGGTTCTTGGCGGCCACCTTGCCAATGGTTTTCTGAATAAAATCAAGTTCCTTCTTGGCAGTTTCCAAGTCTTTTTCACGGTCGGCCAGGGCTTTCTTGGCCTTGCGGATACGCTTGGGCAGGGTGGACATAGCCTTCTGGTAGTCGCGCTCCCAGTCGGGGGCAAAGGTGGTGCCGTTCAAAACGACCGCCAATTCAAGTTCAAGCTTCTTGATGAAAGCATTCAAAGCAACGTTGACATGGTACGCTTTGCCATCGTTGAAAACATCGTTCTTGACAGCGAAAGCGCGGATATTCTCAAAGAAGTGCATACCGGCCTGGGTAGAGCCAACACGCAAATCGGGGTCACACAGACGAAGAAGACGGGTCAGGTCATCGGCCAAAAACTTCTTGCGCTGGTCGAGGTCTTCCGGCTTGCAGGTATTCAGACCCTTGGCAGACAGGTAGACGGCGGATTCAGCGTCACAGAGGTCGTTCCAATCTTCCTGGGAAAGTGCCCACTCACGCTTGTCGGGGTCGGGCATTTTGCCCTTTTCGATAGTACCGTTCTTGACGGCCTTGAAGCGGGCAACGTTGGTTGCAAACTTCTTGTCATCATCCCCACGAGTGCGGTTAGTGTTGACAGAACGGGCGGCGGTAACGATAGCAGTAGCGGTAGAAGTGAACATAAGATACTTCCTTTCTTGCCTTTCGGCGATAAAATATTGACAGAGTGGTAAGCTCTGTGGTAAACTACAAATAAAAGGACGGGGTGCCGCCGTATAAACAGTGACACCCCGCTTGCCTATGCGGCTCCGGCTTCTATGGCTTCGTCAAGTGTTGCATACTCAACACCGTCAGAACCTATGTAGCCAAAGTCGGTGTACATTGGCAAGACCCCCTTTTCTGCCGCCTGGGTACTACAAGGGCGGCTTTTTTCTACCCTTTCGGGCAGTGGGGGCGGGCCAAGAAGCAGTGACCCGCTGGGCTGTGCTGGGGTTATGTATTTGCTATCAAACCTTGACTAGCCTATTGCTTTTTAACGTTCCAAGGTTGATATTTGTAAAGTTTACAAAGTGTAGTCAGCGTATACGCACGCAACTTTAATCAGACTACCAGCCGGAACTTCCGCCGTTTGGGGGACGACTTTATATCCGTGCATTTTCCTGACTTGCCGCTAACCCGAATAGCGGTAGTTTCTGGAGACTATCCCCGCAGAATGCAGGGCGGCCACATTTTTTTCTAACTGTGACTGTTAGTGCTTTGTTGAACCGGTTATTCAGTCTCACCTAATCCTTCAACCACAAGTGCGGCGCGTTCCTACAAACGCCCTTACATAGGCTCGATTTGCTTCCGGGTACCTAGAAAAACGTATTTCTAGCATATTATTCAGTTATCAAGATACTTCTCTTGAATTGTACTGTTAGGGTACACTTCAAGCTTTTGACACCCTCTTACTAAACATTTGCACACTTTTCCGGCTGAAAAACTTGTGTTCTCTCATATGGTGCTAACCCACGTTCTTACAGTGTCTAAAGGGTACAGCTATACCCTATCCCTGCCGCACTTTTGGTACTGACCGGGTTTCTACTAGGAACACTTTTTGCGCATGGATTGCACAAGTTTACAACTTTGGCTTTTTGTCAATGGCCGCTTGATTCTCTTGATTCAGCCCTTGCTATACCGCCGGAACGGTAGACAACATGCAAGGGTGCCCACTAACAAAAGCGCGTGTATTTGTTCAGTTGTCTAGGTGCTGTGTCGTGGGCGATTATGAACACCGCGCTAGCGGGTTTTGTCCGTGTCGCTTTCGACAATCACATAATACCACAGTAGAATTTTGACCTGATTTTTGCAAGGGTGCCCACGGGGCGCTTTATGCGTATATAAAGGTACAAATCCGCAAAATGTGGTGTGTAAAGCCAGCAAGGCGTACTAAATATAGGGCTGTATAGGGTAAAATTTGACGGTATACCGCTAAAAATCTGCTACTTGCAAACCACCTTCAATAGTTTGCATAGGGGGGTATGTTAAAAAGAAAAAATGACGTAAAAGCGTGGAAAATGGGTCAGTTATCCCCTCTCACTCCCGGCTCTCAAAACACAAACCAGCGTACCTACGCCACTTCTCCTTCTTCCACCTCCCTACCTCCTCTCCTCCTTTCTCCAAGCCCCTCCTTTCCTCCCTCTAAATCCCTGTTTCCTTAATCGTTCCCTTTCTCGGAGAAAACCGCATAACAATCCGCTTTCTAGGCTCCTTTGGGGCCTTATTTTTTTACCCAAAAACGCCATAAAAACGTACAATTTGGCCACTAAAACACGCAAAAACAGCGCCAAAACGCTAAAAAACGCATTATTTCCGCTCGAAAACGCCTCGGAACGACTCTGGCGGAGCTTTTTGATCCCCGAAAACGCTCTCTTTGGGTATTCACCAGGGGCAGATCCATCCATTTTGAGACCAGATCCGGCCAATAACGAACACCACAGGGCTATCACAGGGCGCTCTGATCGCCTGTTGGCCGTTTTCCTACCTATTTATACTGTATAGCTGGTTCTATCCGGTTCTACAGGGGTAGATTGGGTTTCTGTCGCCAGGTAGAAGGGGTAGATCGGGTCCCGCTGTCGTCAGACAGGGGGTATTCTTTCGCCCCATACAGGCGGAGCCTGAAATGCCCCAGGCGCAGCCTGTGTTACGCTTTCTCCTGAAATTTATTTTTTGCCACTGTTGACTTCTTGTAATTAGCAGTGCTATAATAGAACCATAAGATAAAGCTCCGCAGGATAAAGCTCCGCAGGACACACCACACAGGAGGGAAGCCCACTATGAAAAAAAGAAACAGCGTAGCTCACTTTATTCCGCGCACTGTTACGATGCAGGAAGCCACAGAGGCCAAAGGTGGGCTGGACCTACAAGGTGCTGCAAGCTTACTGATGGCAATGATGCAGGCAAGCGCCGATGCTGACGGCCACAACACCCTGATGGAACAGCTGGCATCCGCCATGGGTTATAAGCTGGTACGCGAAACACCACAGCCGCGCCAGCGGAGCCGCAGTAAGAAAGCCCGTGCCGCCCGCTATGCCCAGCCCAAACTGAGCCTGGTAAAAACCAATGGTGTGGCAAAACCAACGCCGGCAGAGCCGATCCGCAGCCGCGAGGACTTTAACGCCATAGCCACCTACCTGCACACCCAGGGACGTCCGTATAACAGGCAGCGGAACTATACCTTATTTATATGTGGTGTGACACTGGGCCTGCGTGTGGGCGATCTTTTACGCCTTACCGTTGATGATGTGTGGGATTGTGAGCACAACTGCCCGCGCCACCGCGTAATTATTATCAATGAAAAGACCGGCAAGCGTACCAATGACCTGATTACCCCGCTGGCAGCAGGCGCGATTACCGCCCTGATTGAAGAGATGCGGGGCCGAACCATGAATGTGCTGAAGCCAGGCTGGCCATTGTTCCAGAGTATGCGCAGCCCCAAGGGAGTGCCGCAGCCGCTGGACGAAACCCAGGTGTGGCGGATCTTGAACCAAGCGGCCAAAGAGTGCGGCATTAAAGAGCATATTAGTACCCACAGCCTGCGCAAAACCTATGGCTATGCTGCAAACCACGCCATGACAGAGGCCGGACTGCCGGCTGGCCAGGTGATGGAAACGCTGCAAAACAAGTTCCACCACAGCAGCCAGAGCATTACAATGCGCTACATTGGCTTGAGTCAGGAGCAGATTGATGCAACGGCAATGGCAGTAGATACAGTGTTGGGGGTGCCGCCGCTGGCTACTATATAGCGATGCCCATTAAATTTGGGTGCCTGGCAAGCACCCACTTTTTTACTTTTACTAAATACAAGTTTTCGCAAATGAAGGAGGCAAATAATTCATGGAAAATCACAACACAGGCACCATCAATAGCTCCGCTAGATATTGTTTGGTAAAACCGGGCGACAAAGTACGAATCACCAAAACACACCGGGCGGGCATACACCAATATTTGGCCTGCGAGGGCGATACATTCATAATTACCAAAGTAGTGGACAATCAGATCCCCTATGGGCGGTGGCTGCAGCCGAGCGGTATGCTGGCGGTCAGGGAGCTGAAACTTGACCCAAACTGCTGCACGTTAATTACGCCGGAGGAATGTGGGGCACCGGCTGTTACACCAGAGCCAACCACGCTACGCAGTGTGACGATTGATGTGAGCGACCCAAAGGCAGCACATAAGACCGTGGATGATGCGTGCGCAGAGTACCAAGCCAGCCGGACGAGCCGCTGGAGCACGGCAGAGACATGCAGCGCAAAACTGAGCGCCCGGAAAATGATGGCCACGCTATGTGAGCAGGGTGTCAGCATGGTTTGGTTTATTGAATCAGATCCAGACCACCAGCGCGTTTGCTTGGAATGCGACAATGGCACTCCGGACACATGGGCGAAAAGTCATGGCTGTTCTACCAACTATGTGCAAATCACCTTTAACGAGAATGTAGACTTCGATGAATGGATTGGCCGTTACGCCTGCCTGTGCGCATTGACGGGCAACCCTGTTGCCGATGTCGTTATGCGCAACATTAAGATTGACACTTAAATAATTAACGAAATTTTGGAGGTCTTTACCAATGAAGAAAATCCCTACCTTATATAAGCGCGAGTTCAGTGGCCACAAGATTACCGGAATCCGTGACGAGATTACGCCGGGCTGTGAGGCGGCGCTGACGGATGAGAGCATTGCCACATTGAAGCTTGACGGTGCCTGCTGCGCGATTATTAACGGCGAATTCTACAAGCGCTTTGACGCCAAGCCGGACAGAGCAGTACCAGAGGGCGCGATCCCGTGTGACGAGCCAGACCCGGTAACTGGCCACTGGCCCCACTGGGTGAAAGTGGCGGCAGATAACCCCGCGGACAAATGGTTTGTGGAGGCGCGAAACAACAGCTGGGATGCCCTGCCGAATGCAACTTATGAGGCGATTGGTCCGCACTTCCAGAAGAATCCCTACGGGCTGGACAAGGACGTGCTGGTGCGGCATGGCACGATCAGTATTGATATCCCAAACCTAAGCTTTGAGGGAATCCGGCGCGGGTTGGAGTTGGCCGCCATGGAGGGCATCGTGTTCTGGCATGAAGGAGCGCCGCTGTGCAAAATCAAGCGCAAAGACTTTGGCTTTAAGTGGCCGGTGACGCAAGACGAGCTGAACGCGGAGTTTGGGGCAAATAATCCTGATCCGTGCGAGTTGGTGCGGCGGACGGCGGCTATGTACAGCAGACATGAATTCCCGACAGATATGACCAAGATGTTTGAGGTTGAACATGAAGCCGCCAAGGAGGAAACTCAGGCATGAAAATTATCGACTTTGAACGCAAGGGCAACCTGGTACGGTTCTACCTGGGTGATGATGACATGGCGGAATGGTGGGGCGATGACTGGAACGATACGCCGTATGAACATAACGCAGAACGAGTCTATGACGAATATATCAAAGGCTACTGCGATATGATGTTCCCGTTTGACGATCTGGTACTGGAACCTTGCTGCGGGACCTGCAACAGCGGCTGGTGCAAAGACGATATGGTGGCGCAGAAAGTGCCCTGTATTATTCAGGTGCCGGCTGCAGTACATAGTGACAGCTTTGATGAAAGTTTTGACCACTGGGTAGGGGCCAAGGGCGTACATAAATTTTATTTTGGCGACCATATGGAGCCGAGCGCTACAGCTACTACCAATCCTCATTCTTGAATAATAACTTTGGAGATTTTTAACAATGGAACAGACATGCTTTAGATATTCCGTACAGCCACAGACGGAACGCATTAAGGATTACACCCATACAATCGCCGTAATGTTTGAAGACATGGTAGATTATGCAGACCGCAATGGCCTTGACCGGAACGAGGTAGTAAGCGAGATGCTGCACGACATGAACGCCATGAGCGGTTACTGCGATATGAATAAATACCGGCCGTTGCCGGAATAAAAGAGACGCGGCATGACGATTGAATTATGGCGGGGCAGCTGAAAACCAGTAGGCAAACTTGATTTTGAATAATGGGGTCAAGGACAGTGATACCCATATTTTTACAAGGAGATTTTTTATGGGAAATTTGCAGGTATTTGATATCAAGGAGTTTGTGAACCGTGGCAACGGGCATGCCGGAACCCAGACCCTGATCACACCCAAGGGACGCGAGACGTTCCGGCTGCTGATGGAAGCCGAAGGACTGATTGGTATGTCGGACGATACTGAGGACATGGCCGATGCTGGTTGAAACAATTTATACGGGTATAAAGATTTGCGCTTTGGCTAGTGTGTGCGCCTATGGCTGGCTGAGAGTACAGCAGGAACGCAAAGCTGAGACAGCTAAAGAACAGGCAGAAAAAACCACATGCAAGAATTGCTGTTACTGTCGGATGATTATGACTGATAGCCGGATTGTCTGCGAACTAGAAGAGAAGCCGATAGAACAACCTGCCCATTGCACGCTATTTACAGAATGGCCTGAAGACTACACGTCCAGCTTATGTTTATACTGCAAACACTGCAAAAACTATGGCAAGTTTTTTGTTCGTTGCGATATAAGCGGGTTGCGTGATAAAGCCGAAATTACCTGTATTAACTATGAAAAGCGCCGCAAATACTTCCCAGATCTAGGAGGAATACACTAATGACCAATGAAGAATTTGAAATCCGCAAGAAAGAGACTGCCAGTAACCTGCAATTATTGCTTGACGAGATGCGGCAGCTGCACGACTGGATTGTGCTTAACCCGGTAAAAGAAGTCACACAGGAAGACTATAAGGACTGGGAGAATTCGTTCGGTGCTCTACTTGACAGTTTCGAGATCCTAGACTGCAACTAATAAGGAGAAACTTTATGTCAAAGTTAAAAATTGCCAGTGCCATAACTTACGCTTGCGCTGCAGCCACTGCGGTATTGGCTGTTGGAGCCGCCGTACACTTTGCCCTTTACTTAGAAGCTAAAGCGCCAAAGGCTGTAGACACAGCTACTGTATATACCACGCACAAGATCTCCTACGCATTCCTTGAAACGCGGCCGTATACAAACCGATATGGCGGCATTTGCGGCGCTGACACATACCTGCACTGTGGCGTGATACAGGATGATGGGGCCGTAAAAGAAGAAACCGAGGATGTAGATTACGTCACCATAAAATATTCTGATGAAGATTACAGCTACAAGGCCGACTTTTACGACCGCACCACATACGACAATGAATCGTTCGAAGATCGGTATACCAGCACGGTGTACTACCTGACCGACGAGATGATGCGGGACCTGGGTACTGGAGGCAGCATATGAACGAGGCGTGGGAATCTACAGTGGACGCTATACTGATGATTTACATATATGGACCGCTTTTGCTGTTGATGTTGGGGATTGTATGTACGCTATTGATTTTTGGCGCGTGGAAGATAACAACAACATCACAACACATCGCCAAGAGATATTACGAAAAGTTCATATGTAAAATCTTCATGAACAATAAAAACGAAAAATGAGGTGAAAAAATTTTTATGGCACGACTGATTGATGCGGAGGAGTTTGAGGCGTACTGCATTGAGCGCGACCCGAAGTATTCAGAGGCCGAATGGCAGGCTTACCTGGATGGTGTACAGCGGGTTTTGGAAGCCATTGATGCGGCACCCACTATGACAAAATATGTGCGGTGTGAGGATTGTGACGAGGTGGTACATTCCATTATACGCCCAGATTTATACTACTGCACGCTGCATGACTGCGAGATAACAAAGGAGGGGTCCTGTGATAAAGGACATGCCGAATAAAAGTCATTGGGAGCTTGGCAAGCTGCTTTGTGCGCACCTGTGCGGCGAGAAAACGCTGGATGAAGTCATGGATACGATTGAGCTGATGCTGGCGCGGGATGTGTGGACAACGATGGATAAAATTAACCCCATTGGTGGACATGGCCCTGCAAGCCCCTATGATCAGCCTTTGATGGCAGAAACAAATTATTCAGCCCAGTTAAGATACGAGCTGGAAACGCCTGTACGGCGGGCTAAGGAGGTAGATAAAGCATATGACAAGACTTGAAAAGTTACAAAGCGCAACGGCGGACGATCTAGCCAACCTGTTTATTATCATGGATGACGAAGGCGGGTACCTGCCGCTGCTGATGCCAATGAACCTGGTGAAAGATCCTGACAACCTGGACGAGATTATTCAGGACCAGAACAAATGGTTGCAGGGCGAATATTGGCCGGGAGATTTTGGGCTTGGTTGTTTTAAGGAACCAGTAATGCCGGAACCAGCGATCTATTCATAAACTGCGACACCGCACGGTATAACATGGCCTGAGACGCGCAGGGACGCGCTATGAGCCACGACACAAGGAGATACGACATGCGCAATACATAAACCAGCAGGATGCGTTAAAAGCGCTGGGAGATGAGCCTGGAAGAACTATTTAACGCAAAAGAAAGAGCGTGGCTTTATCAGCGCCGGATCAGCCAGGACTGGACAAGAAAGCGGTTGTTTGCAGCGGGTCAAAAAACCAGAGGAATACACCAATGGCTTGACCTAAACGAACAGCGCTATGACCTGGGACTATTTTTGAAGTGACACGTTACGGCCTGGGCGATTGTATAAAACCAGGAACGAAAAGAACCAAGGACGCGATTGAACCAAACCCTTTGCACCATAACAACCTTTACGCAACTACGAAAGCGGAACGCAGTAACAACCAAGAGAACGACCTCATGCGCCCACACAAGAACAAACGCCGGGGAAACGAGCCGCTTATAACATTAACGAGAGATTTATAATTACATCCTATTTTCACGCAGTTTTAGGGGGTGGTTTTGAACCTTAGTGCTATCAATGACACGCAATTTTTAGGCCGTTTTCTGAATAAACCCTTCAAAAACAGGGTCTCAGAGCTTTTTAACGCAAGCAATGACACGCAATTTTCAGGGCGATTTTAATGATTAGGAGCGATAAGTAAGAATGTTTATTAAGGAGGATCGGATCAATGATTTTTACATCCAGGTGCCCGCTGATCTGATTTTTTTGAAAGATGTAAAAGAAATCCTACCCGTTTATTTGGCGCTTTATATGCGGGCAGTGCCAGTTTACGAGGATGAAGAAGACATCTGGACCATTGCTACAATCGCTGAGATTACAAACACAACAGGCACGTTTGGGGTTGGCAAGAAGAGAAGAGAACAACACAACCGAGTGATTAAGGCGATACAGTATCTTGAAGAGGGTGGAGTAGTGCATACAGAGGATTTTGATCCTAGTAAGCCTTCAGAGCTGTTTCGATACCGTTTCTGCCCGGATATGAAAGATGTGTTTATGACGGGAAATGGAACGTTTAGTTTTGCTCTTCTTGGATGTAAAGAGTACCACGTTTTGCGCAAGCTAGTTCTGGCTGAATGCCCGGATGGGCGTGGGGCGGAAACCTTGTTTAGGGTGTATCTTTACTTTAACTACCGCCGTACATTGTGGCAGAAAACTTACATCAACGAAAGCTCAGGCACACTCCCTGTGTGGGTGGGAGTTTTAAGCGGTGTGGCCACAGAACTACGTTATCATACTGGAACGCTAACAAACGCAGTTAAAGATCTTTATAGTTTAGGGTTGGTTACGCCTTGTTACGGAGTGATTCCTGAAGGAATTGGTGTGAAAGGCAAACCCGATATGATGGTTGCTTTGAATCTGCTGTGCGATGAAGAAGGCCCTGCTAAGGCCATCTGGAATGCACAAGGCAGGTACCGTAAAAAACCAGGAAAAGAGCATTCCCGGTGGTATCCCGTTGGTAGCTGTAAGCCGTCAAAGGGAAAAGGTGAAGGTGCTGAGATGACAGAAGAGATGACAACGCCGGAGATTAAAGTATTGAATAATGACGGCCCCAATATTGTTGTGCCAGATGAAAGCAAGCCACATTTAATCTCTAGTATCTTTTTTAATTCAGCGATTTAACCAACAATAAAAATATTTTTTTGGAGGTATAAAACTTTGAACAAGAAAGAAGCTGAAACTTTGTTGATACTGACAAATTTTCTGCATGACCTGTGGCAGGGATTTAAGGCCATGGTGCTAGTTGGAAGCTGCATTGTGGTGATCCGGCTGGCGTTGCAGATGTTGGGCACTATGGCCACGGTTGGAATTTTTGTGGCGCTGCCGGTTTTGTACGCGCTGCTGTGGGCGGCACTTTCCCGTGAGGCGTTTGACAGCGGGCGGGTTAGCATTGAAAAGATTTACAACCTGGAAAAAGCCGAAGACAAAGAGGATGACCCGAATAACAAGGAGGACGAGTAATGTTCGCACCACCACTATATATTGTGCGAAAGTTGAACCTGACCTACATTATCAACCATGACTATAACATCCAGATCAGCCAGGAGGAGGAAGAGAGCTTTTATGTAAAGCAGGGTGATAACATGCTGTTCCGGCAGATCAGGCTGCTTACATACGAGAGCAACGAGTACAACCGGTTTGTTGTATTTGTGGATTGCGTGGGTGGCCAGAACAAGAAAGCGGCCATGAAGCGGTTGATCCAGCACGGGTTTAAGATTGGAAAGCAAGAGTTTGTGCTGAGTGAACGCAGCGCCAGTATGGTGCGGCAGGGTATCTTGAGCTTTGTGGACAGGCGGTTGGCCCACGACCTTGACGTGAGAATCACGATGGGAATACAGATCCAGGAAACAGTATTGAGTAGTTGTTAAAATTGCTCCTATAACAAGTAATTGTTGTTAGCAAACTCCTTTAATTGCTGGAACGCCTTTAGAGCTTAGTAGGCTACAACACAGTGATGAAACAAGCGCAAGTGTGAGAGCTAGAAAACTACTAAGATTAGGTAATCAGCAGCGAAGCTCCGAACAGGGGAACGTTCATCGACTACCGCGAATGCGGGTAAGGCAAAGCGCCGAGAATGGGGAGCATCCTACCGGGATGAAGATATAGTCAGTGCATCTATGGAAACATAGAGAAATGAGGCTTTGATATATAATTGCAAGCTGAAACTTTTGCGCCTAGCGAACGCAGAAGAACAAACCAGAAATTTTACGCTTATCGCGGCCTGATGTATTCCAGCTGCCACTGCATTGAGAACTGGTATCCGACCATTGTGGTAGTGCCGGACTGCTTTGTGACCATACCAAACCAGAACATTAAATATGTATATGACCGCAAGATCCAGTTCAAAGACCGCAAGACCGGGGCTGACCGCGAGTGGGTGCAGAAAGACATTGCAGAAACTACCCGCGACATTGAGATAAATGCCTTTGACGGCTGCGGGATTGCACACCCCAAGATTATGCAGGAGATACAGCGGCGATTGGGCAGCGAAACACCTGTGACCAGTGTTGTGTGGCGGATGCCGTACTTTAAGGGTGTACTGAACCAGATGGATTATGAAACGTTTTTTGCAGAACGCGGGGTACGATTCATCAAAGACATTTGGGGCGTGGAACACGATGTCAGCCCAGGGGCTGAACCCAAGATTATTGCGTGTGAGAGCATGTACAAGGGGTACAAGTATTTTAAGAAGACCGGCACGATTGCGGACTGGGAGGAATACTGGTACCAGTTCAAGAAGAACAAGCACTGCATTGGCATTGCAAAGTGGCAGTTTGATATTGACACAGAACCGCTATACACCCGCGGCAACTACCAGATTTTGCAGGACCTGGATTTGCCGGTAGACGAGTTTGAGCATCTGGCAGATTACAGCATTGATTGGGTTGAAAAGATTGAGAACGGTGACCCGGTATACACCTACTGCTTTTTGGGCATGCTGGCTGACCGGCACAAACCGCTGAATAATTATTGCGCGGCGATTTTGAAGAACCCGGAGATGCTGAAAGAGGAGGGGGTGCGAAAGTACATAACCAATCTGCTTGGAAAATATAAGGACGACATGAAGTGCGGCAAGTTGTGGCTGCGTGGTAGCTTTAAGTTCTTAGTGCCTGACCTGATCATGCTGATGGAACACATTGCCGGGCTACCCTTAAAGGGGGCGCTGGAGGCGGACGAGTTTTACAGCTTTGACAGAACAGGGACAACGCTTGGCGAACGGCTGATTGAACGCAACCCGCACATTTGCAAGAGTGAGCATGTGATCCTGAAGGGCGTGACCAACCCGCTGCTGGAAAAATATTGCGGCCAGTTGGTGAACACACTGATTGTTAATTGCAAGAGTATTACCCCGCAGAGATTAAATGGCGCGGATCGAATGATGGTCCGGGGCTGTGGTAACACAGCATTTGGAACGGTGTGAACCCCTCGTCAGGGGTGTGGCCCTTACGGGCTGCTAACAGGGAATGCCTGCCTGAGAGACGGCAGGAGAATCCTGTGGCTGGAAACGGCTGCAACGACTATCTGGGATGAGTGTACCAGGGTAAGGCTGCTATTGACACGCAGTTTGGAGCGCACCGCTGCCGGGAAACCGGTAGAAGATATAGTCTATACCTATGAAAAAACAACGTAGGTATGTACGATGGCGATCTTTGTTTGCTTCTTGATAGCCCTTTGATGATGAAGGGTGTGGACAGGAACGCAAAAATTGTAATTGACATTGAAGATAAAGTAACTGCGCTGGCGGAGAAGGACACGATCCAGAACCGCACGGCGTGCATTATGCGCAGCTTGAAGAGTTTGATTGGTGAGATTTCCAATTACGCGAGCTGCTACCACAACAAAACACCAAAAACCGAGAAGCAGAAAGAAACATACGCCCGGTATGTTGACCTGCTCTCCATAACCAACGGTAAAGCTATTGACTTCGCCAAAACCGGTGTGTTGTACCCGGTGCCGCGGCAGATTGCCAAGTATGGCAGACCTTTGCCGTATTTTATGAAGTATGCAAGCCCGTACTATAAGCGGATGAAGCGCCTGAGCTGCGCCCACAGCAACATGAATAAGATGTGTTGGGTTATTGAAAAGTGGGCGGACGGGCTGCGCCACAAAAGGAGTGACGGGTTTGATTACACAATTATGATTGACGCGGAGGTGGGATTTAGCCAGGAGCATTTTGATGCAATTGAAAAAATCTACTTTGAGTTTAATAAAACGGTAGCCGAGCTGGCAGAGACTGAATACCATTGCCGTTACTTTGACCGGTTCAAAGATGAGCTGGAGGCTGAGGGCGTTACAAAGGAGTTTGCCGCCAACTTTGAGGTTGACTGGCAGCTGTACTACAACAAGTTCCGTGCCCGGTGTGCAGAGATTTGCCTTGACCCCAAAGAACTGACCAACATTGCCGTGATGCTTTGCTACCAGAAATACCCCCGCCGCAGCAAGAAGTTTATGTGGGTGGTGGCCGGCACCGGCATTGTGGAGAACATCCAGCAGGTGAACATTTGCTTGCCGCAGCTGTGCGATGACGGTGAATACGAGTACCTGGGTAAGCGTTATGCCCTGGTGCCGGTTGGCAACGAACTAAACATTGAACCGATTGAAGGAGGAGAGGGGTAATGTATTACAGTTATTATTGCAATGAAAAGATGCTGCTGGATAACTTTGACGATTACAATGAAAGCCCGCGACTGTTACGGCGGTTGTTGGCGCAGAGTGGGTATGAGCCAGATTTTTGTGCAGATATGCAGCTGGCCCATACAGACCCCAAGTACATAAGGCAGTATGACCGGTTGGACTTAATCCAGCAGTACAAGAAAAAACAGCTGAAGAAGTGTGGACTGCGGCAGGTTGACAAGATCTATCTTTATGAGAGCGACCTGACTTACATCCGGCTGGCGATCCGTACTTATGGGCTGACGCAGCGACAGGTGAAAGTTTTGCTTGGCGTGATTGTTATGTGCCGGCTGAATGGTAGCGACACGCTGGATCTGATGAACCGATACAGGATCAAACAGTTCTGCTCTTGCTTTGGGCGAGATGTGACAGCGATACATATTGATGGCGCGAACTGGTGGGACGGTTATGAAGCGCCGGTGGAATTGGATGTGCTGAGTGACAAGTGCGGCATATTGAACCGAATTATTTGCAAGCCGGGTCCGGGGCGGATTGGCTGTTTGTATGAGTATCCGTTTTATGATCACAAAAGCGAAGGTGTTTACTGCTGGGATGTGACGGCAGAGAATAACCGGTTGGATATGGATAAATTGTGCGCAGAGATTGGGCTGTTTGACAACCGGTACTGCGAAAAGTGCGGAGAAGAGATTGCGTGGAATGCCAAGGCACACTACTGCAAGACCTGCGCGGAATTGGAGAAAAACGCCAAGACGTTGGCCCGCGTGACCCGCTACAGAAGCAAAAATAATACCTTGTAACGCTTGAAGCTGAAAACCCCCTATATATGATTATAGAGGGTAGAGTGCCCCTGACCATTATGGCCGGGGGTTCTTTTATTCTCAGATTATTTTTTTATAAGGAGATTTTTGAAGATGATTGTTATTTCTAAGGAAGAAGCAAAAATGTTGCGCAAGAAGTTCCCCGGTGTGCATATGGTTACGACCGTGAACAAGACGATGGTGGACGAGCTGCCGTATGTGCTGCAGGCTTTGCCCAACAACTATTTTGCGCAGGAAGCTTTGGCTGAGATGGAGCGTGACAAGCGCCGCACCGGAATTGTGAATACACGGGGTGACGTGAATGCTTGAACTGCACAAGCTTGCCAAGGAAACTGACAATGAATACATCTACCGCATTTGTGCTGCCAAGGACCAGATTGGCACCTGGGACGATGTGGCGGATGTGATCAATAAAGAGCTGGGCCAGGACAAGGATGAGTGCGTATACCGCAAGAACTGGAAGGCGTTCAACATTCTGGCGCACGCCAGTGAAACTAACCTGAGTGACGCCCAGCAGATTTTGGGCGAGATTAAAGAGCAGCGCCGCGAGCTGGAGAAAGAAAAGGTCAAGCTGCGGGACGAGCGCAATGAAGTGAGCCGCCTGATGCGGGTACAAGCCCGTGGAGAGAGTATGCGAGAGCTGATTGAACGGCGGTTCAGCGCTTATAAGCCGGAAACTTTTGAACACATTGGGGTAGTTAGTACAGAAGCATTGACGACCGACCTGATTGTTCACCTGACCGACCTGCATGCGGGAGTCAAGATTGAGAACCTTTACAATAGTTTTGACCAGAAAGTATTGCGTGCCCGGCTGAAGCGTTATGCGGAAAAGGTGTATGTAATCCAGCAGCGCCACAATGGTCAGAACTGTTTTTTGGTGCTGGGCGGCGACCTGGTAAACGGTGAGATCCACCTGAACAACCGGCTGGAAAACAACGAGAATGTGGTGGACCAGGTGATCAGCGCCGGGGAAGCCGTGAGTTGGTTTGTGGCCGAACTGAGCCGCATGTTTGAACATGTATACATTTATAGTGTGCCGGGCAATCATAGCCGGGTGTTCCCTGCCAAGGAGGATAACCAGCACGGTGAATACCTGGACAAGCTTGTGACCTATATTGTGGGCGCACGCTGTACGGCACTGGGCAATGTAGAAACCTACCAGAATACGATTGACGAGACGATTGCGGACTTTATGGTACGCGGCCGACTGGTGTATGCAGTGCATGGTGATAAAGACACACCGGGCAGCGTGGTACAGACCTTGACTATGATGACAGGTGATAAGCCTGACATTGTGCTGATGGGACACCGCCACACCAATGCCCTGACGACTGTATACGATACGAAAGTATACGAAAGTGGCTGTGTGGATGGCGCGGACTGCTACTGCATGGATAAGAGATTGCGAAATAAACCGGAACAGAACGTGCTGGTGGTGAATGCTTACGGCGTGGACTGCTGTTACGATATTACGCTGGATTAGAGCGTGGGATTTTTTTTTTGATGAGAGGGGATGGTTTAGAGTGGGTGAGTATGAGAAGAAGCAGCCCGAATACTTTTGCAGTTATTCGGCGCGGCTTACGAATTTTTTGAAGGCGTTTGGTTTGAGCTATGAGAGCCGGCAGATAAACCCCATTACCCAGACAAGCTACTGTGTGTTTAAGCGCAGCCAGAAATTGATGGATGTGGTAGAGTTTTGGAATGAGTGCCGGAACAACTTCCGTGATTATGATGAGAACGGGAACCGCGCCGATAAGGCGGGTGACTGAACATGGCCGGAAGACCGAAAGGCTCTAAAAATAAAGCCACAATTTTACGAGAAAACGCAGAAGCGCAGGCCAAGATCCGCCGCATGATGGCAGAGGACGATGGGCCTGCGTATTTTGTTTGCGCCTGTTGCGGCAAGCGCTTTATGCACCAGAAGGATAATTTTTCCCCTGCGCAAAGTGAGCTATGGCGAGGAAACAACCATTACTTCCCGGTATGCAAGAGCTGCATGGACAAGCTGGTTGACCATTATACCCAGGCGCTGGGCAATGAGGATGAGGCCATGAAACGGGTGTGCATGCTGTTTGACATTTATTACAGCGAGGGTCTGCTGAAAAGCACGGCAAAGCACGCCCCGAACACAAGCCGGATGACAGCTTGGATCAGACATTGCAACATGACCCAGAACCATGGCAAGACATTTGATACATACTTGGAAGAAATCAACGGGCGGGTGATCAATGATGTAAGCGATATCAGCGAGACACGACCAAACGGCGGCAAGGTAAGCCAGCGCATGGTTGGGTTTTGGGGGCCAGGGTTCAACGAGGCCGAGTATGTGCGGCTGGACAATGAATACAAGGACTGGATTACCCGGTATGAGTGCTCCACAAAGGCGCAGGAAGAATTGTTCAAAGCGATCAGTATGGCGCAGATTATGCTGACCAAGGCATACCAGACGGGTGACACCAAGAAGGTAAAAGAGGCCAGCGATACTTTGCAGAACCTGCTGGGTAGCGCCAATATTAAGCCGAACCAGACGAACGATAATGCGCTGGCAGAGGCAAATACCTTTGGCACCTTGATTAAAAAGTGGGAAGACAAAAAGCCGATCCCGGAAGCTGCGCCCGAATGGCGGGATGTGGATGGGATTGGTAAATATTTCCGTACTTGGGTGACAGGGCCAATGATGGAACTATTCAAAATCAAGAACCCGTGGCAGAAAGAATACGAGGAAGGCATGGCACCTTATACGGCGCACCGGCCTGAATACACCGGCGGAGAAGAGGAAGAGAACGAGAGCATCCGCAACGCCATTTTTGGCACCCCCGGAGAATGAGGTGGTGCTTGAATGGTGAAGAAAACTGCAAGAGAGGTTACGGAAGATAAGACAAGCCGGATCATGAATGCCGTGGCGCTGTGGGCCAGCTTTTACCGGGCGAACCCGCAGAGGTTTTGCAAGGATTATTTGAACGTAAACCTGAAGATGTTCCAACAGATTTTGATTTATTGCATGGCGCTATGCACAAATTTTTGTTTTATAGCGGCGCGTGGTCAACACTAGGCCCCCAGGTTGGGAAACCAGCTTGAGTGAACCGGACAAAATCGGTAGAGGCTGTAAAATGCTAATATCGAGATAACCTACCTTTTTAATAGAAGGAGGTATTGTAACGCATAGGCGGTGAACCTGTTACTGACAGAATATAACCCGCCCACGAGTGCCCGGCACCCTTAGAGGGTGAAAATGTATGCTGAACTTATGGGAAACCATAAGAACTGCCGGATAAAAAGCCGGTAGGATAACATTATTGCTAGGCAAGACGTTCCTATGTGCAATTTTCTGCTGTTGGAAAGCGATCTTGTATCCAGGCAGCTTGATTGTGATTGCGAGCAAAACGCGAAACCAGGGTAGCTTGGTACTGAAAAAAATTGAGCAAGAATTGGTGCCGCGAAGCCCATTACTGCGCAGTGAGATAAAAGATATAACGATAAACCAGAGTGTGGCGAAGATAACCTTCCGCAATGACAGTGTGATTGAGGTTGTGACCGCCGCAGATACTGCCCGTGGCGGCCGTGCGAGTTTGCTAATCATTGACGAGTACCGCATGGTTGATAAGGAAGTGCTGGATCTGGTTTTGAAGAAGTTTTTGAACTACATCCGCCACCCCGGCTACATGGATAACCCCAAGTATGCCCATTTGGCGGAACGCAACCAGCAGATGTACCTAAGCTCTGCATGGTTTGAACAGCACTGGTCATGGGATTTGTGCAAGGATTACTTTGTGAACATGTTTGACACCACGAAAAATTACTATTGTTTCCGATTCCCGTACCAGATGAGTATTAAGGAAAACCTGCTGCTGAAGAGCCAGGTAGAAGACGAGATGACAGAATCGACGTTTTCTGACATACGGTTCCGCATGGAAAATGAGGCGCTGTTTATTGGCACGACAGACGGCGGGCTATTTAGCTTTGATGACATTAACAAGCAGCGCAGGATCATAAAAGCGTTCTATGCGCCAAACATGATTTTGAACAATAAGGCGGCTTGCCAGTTGCCGGCCAAGAAGACCGGCGAGAAGCGGATTTTGACGGTCGATATTGCCCTGATGAGTTCTAGGCGCCGTGACAATGATGCCACCAGCATCTTTTTGAACAGTTTGGTGCCGGACAGTACAGGCAAGTGTACCAGCAACATGGTGTACACCGAAAACTGCGAGGGTATTATTACGCAGGATTTGGTGCTGAAGCTACGCCGTTACTTTAAGTATTTTGAGTGTGACTACATTGGCATTGACGCAAAGGGCCTTGGTGCTCCTATTATGGATCTGCTGATGCACGAGTGTTATGACCCGGAGACGGGCGAGACATACCCACCGCTGAACTGCTGCAATAACCCGGATTTCCAGGAGCGGTGCCCCGATAAGACGGCACCCAAGGTGATTTGGGCAATCATGGGCAGCAGCCAGTTTAATAATGACGTGACAATTGCGTTGCGAAGCGGAATCCAACAGGGGAGAATCCGGTTTTTGGAATCCGAATATGACTGCGAAGAGATTTTGCGGGCGAACATTAAAGGTTACGACAAGCTTTCACCCATGGAGAAGATGGCGCTGCAGATGCCGTACATCAATACTGGATTGGCTGTAAATGAGCTGGTGAACCTGGAATATGAAGCAACGAATAATTTGATCCGTGTGCATGAGAAGCCCGGCGCACGCAAGGACCGTTACAGCAGCCTGAGCTACAACTATTACATTGCGCTGCAGGTTGAACGCATGATGAGTAAAAACTTTATGCGCAATAAGAAGATTGAAATGAACTTTAGAGCGCCCAGACTGCGGCATTAAGGAGGCGGCTATATGGAAGAAATACAGCAGAAAAAGGTCGCCATGATCAGCCCGGACGGCAAGAAAAGCTTTGTGCCATTGACGGAATTTATGAGTAAGGTGCGGTATGCGAACCTGGCAAACGTGAAGATCCGCGACCTGGTAAATAACCGCGACTACAACCCTACTTATAAAAAGTACACCAAGAGCCAGATTGTTACCTATTTGGGGAACCCGGCTAACTATGAAGTGCAGCTGCGGCAGATGAGCCAATACCTGTTCAATATTTCGAACTATTACAGGCGGCTGATCCAGTATTTTGCCAACATGAGCACGTTCAGTTACATTGTGGTGCCGTATGGCATTGATTATTCCAAGAATGTAAACCTGCAAAAGTTCAAAAAAGGTTACTATGCGGTAACGGCACAGTTGGAAAAGATGAACCTGCGGCACGAGTTCAGCCGGGCGTTGATGGTGGCGTTCCGTGATGATGTGTATTACGGATACGCATGGGAAACGAACGATAGCTACACCTTCCAGCAGCTGGATGCAGACTATTGCAAGATCAGCAGCATTGAGGATGGTGTATACAACTTTGCGTTCAATTTTTCTTACTTTGATTCCCACCGTGAGCGATTACCAAATTTTCCGCCGGAATTTACCACGATGTACAGTACGTACCAGAAGGATTCCGGCTTGAAGTGGCAGGAGTTGTCAAGTGAAAATTCTATCTGTTTGAAAGTAAACGAGCAGACGTATGTGCCGATCCCGCCGTTTGTGAGCTTGTTCAGCGCACTGGCGGATATTGAAGACTACCGGGCGATCAGCAAGGATGCCAGCGAAGTGAATAATTACAAGGCGTTGGCGCTGGAGATCCCAGTGGGGGATGACGGTACATTTTTGATTGACTATGACCTGTGCAAAGAGTTTTACGACATGCTGTGCAACGTGCTGCCGGAGAACATTGGCGCGATTATGAGTCCGATGAAGATCAGCAGCTGGGACTTTGAAAAAAGTGGAGCTGTGAGCGGCAGTGACGATGTGGCAAAAGCTGAAAATTCGATGTGGAAGCAGGCGGGTGTAAACTCGATCCTATTTGGTAACGGTGAAGACCCCAGCAGCTCTACGCTAAGCCTTTCTACCGTGAACGACCAGATGATTGTGTTTGCAATGATGCGGCAGATTGAACGCTGGATCAACCGTAAATTAAAGAGTGTTTCGACGGCGGTTAAGTTTAAGGTAAATATTTTAGATGTGACGTATTTTAACCGGCAGGAAGTGCATGACCGCCTTGTAAAAGATGGCCAGTACGGAATGCCGGTGCGCAGTGCCATTATGGCAACAAGCGGATACAGCCCAAGCGATGTGGAGAATATGCAGTACCTGGAGAACACGGTATTGAACCTGTCGGCCAATGAGGTGCCGCTGATAAGCTCCAACACGCAGAGCGCTGCTGACAGTAATGCCGCGACAGATGAAGGCGGACGACCCACCAATGCAAGTGAGGGTAAGGCGCTGACAGACGCAGGCGAGAACAGCAGCGAGGAAGACCTGGCGACAGGAGGCTGATTGAGCGATGAAGCGTGAAGTTAAGGTGCGTGGCCGTGACGTGGTACTATATTTGCTGCGCCAGAAAAAGAAGCTAGTGCAGGAAGAGCGCGATAGTGGCGGCCATACAGTATATATTTTTGAACTTGACGACGATGATTTGAAGGCTGTGCAGGAGTTTGCCGCACAGCAGAAAAAACGAAATTACTTTTGAGAGACCGCTATGCAAGCGGCCTTTTTTAGTTTACGGGGTGATTGGATGTGAGTGAGCGGTTGAACCGCCTGCCAATTACCTTTGAAAAAACCGGAGAAGTGATGGGCAAAGATGCGCGTTTTATTAACGTGACGATTGATGTGCTGCATACTGGCGGCAACCTGAACGGATCGCGGTTTGAAAAAGAGGTAGTTGACCGGGCAGCAAAGAGTATTGCGAATACCCCGATTCTTGGATACATTGAGCAGAATGACGATGATGAGCTTGATTTTAAGGGCCACGAACATGAGCTGATTGTGGACGAGGACGGGATTCGATATGTATATGCCGGCAGCGCTTACGGTGTGATACCGGAGAGCTGCAACCCGCGCTGGGTAAGCCGGGATGACGGCACAGGAAAAACACGGGAATATTTGCGCGTTGACGGGTTGCTGTGGACCAAGTTTGACGATTCCTGTGGGATTTTTGAGCGGGATGTGGTGAAAGGGCAGAGCATGGAGATCACCAACATGGAAGGCTATGTGGATAAAGACGGCTACTATGTTGTGCAGAATTTTGATTTTGATGGCTGCTGCGTGCTTTCCACCACTGACCCGCAAATCCGACCAGCAATGACGGGTAGCACAGTTACGGCGAATTTTACCGCCGCGACGATTGCGAGCCAGGTTAAGGATATGCTGGCGGAATACACAGCTTTACAGAGATCTGAATCCTCCAAGGAGGCTCAGATAGATAATTTTGCGAAAGGAGACGATTGCTTGAAAGAAAAAGAAGAAATTCTGGCTTCTTACGGCATTGACGCTTCTACGCTGGAGTTCTCTTTGGAGGAAATTACCATTGAGGAACTGAAAGCGAAGTGTGAAGAGATGGCTGCAGCAAAATCTGCCGAGCCGGAAGAGCCGCAGGGTGAACCGGAAAGTGAGCCGGCCGCAGAGCCTGCTGCTGAACCTGCAGAACCCGAACCCCCGGCAGAACCGGAACCCGCTGCGGAACCGGAAGGCGGCGAACCTGCTGCGGATTACAGCCTGAACCTGTGCGACAAGCTGAACGAAGTAAACGAGGCCATTAGCGCTGAAACCATGATTGACCCGTGGGGCTATGAAGTGAGCCGCTATTGGCTGCAGGATGTGCAGGATGACCTTGCCGTTGTGATGGATTGCCAGGATTGGAAGATCTACAGCTTTACCTCTACCATGGATGGCGACAACGTGAAAGTTGATTTTGCCAGCAAGAAACGCATGAAGGTAAAGTACGAAGCCTGGGATGAAGGCAGTGCCGATATTGGCGTGCCCGCGCTATACAGCACCATGGGCGACAAGGCCAAAGAGCAGACCGAAAAACTGGAGGCTGCCAACAAGCAGTACAGCGAACTGAAAGCAGAGTATGACGAGATGAAGCCGAAATATGATGCTTACGTTGCGGCCGAGGCTGCTGCTGCCAAAGAAGAAGAGAGCGCTAAACGCGAACAGCTGTTTGCCGTTATGGATCAGAAGCTGGATGGCGATGCTGATTATGCTAAGCTGCGAGATAACAAGACGATGGAGTTTACCGTTTTGGAGGATGCTTGCTACAAGCTGTTGGGCAAAAAGGCCGCTGAGTTCAGTTATGTTCCGTCCAAAGAAAAGAAGGGCGAGGTAAACAAGGTACGGTTTGGCGTGAATGGCACCCAGAAAACAGAGAAGCGCTATGGCGACCTGTTTGAACGTTATCTGCATACGAAAGAGTAAAAAAAAGGAGTTACATATTATGGCTAACATTAAACATGCTGTTGTTGGCACCGATATGCTGGTTGGTTCCAGCAACGCTGCCTACCTGAAGAGTGTTGTTTTTTACAAGGATGGCAGCCCTGCCGCCATTGATAATGGCAACATTGTTGTGATTGGTGATGCAATCGGCCCTGAAACCTACAAGGCTGAAGCACCTGCTGCTGATTCCAAGCGCCCTATGCTGGCCCTGGTCGCCGGCGTTGAGCTGTTTTACGATGAGACCCGCACCCATTACCTGACCGAGTGGGAGAACGAAGCTGGCAAGCCTGTTCGCGTTTACCTGCTGGTTGCCGGTGCTGATTCTTTCCGCGTTACTGCTGAAGCTTTTGACGGTACCCCCGAAAAGGGTAAGTTTGTTGCCTTTGCTGCTGGTTCTACCAAGCTGAAAATTGAAGCTGATGCTTCTGCTGACAATGTTTTTGGTGTGATCAAGCGCGATCCTGTGAAGGTTGGCTTTGGCGACGGCCAGTATACCTATTACATCGTTGACGTGATCGCCTGATTTTATATCAGCAAGTTAGTTATAACTAATTACTGGTGTGGCCTATGGCTGCACCTATCTTTATATGTAAAGGAGTATTAACATGGATGAGAAACTGATTAAGCTGGCCGTTGATGGCTACCATGGCCACCTGGGCGAATACAGCGTGAAAGACAGCCAGGAAGTTCTGCGCCAGGCCATGATTGAGGCTAATAATGGCAAGACCAGCATGAACTACAAGGATATCCGCGACGGTAAGTGCAGCAACCTGTTTGCTATTACCGAAGTTCTGATTGATAAGGTTAGTGAAGAGGGCCTGAAGGGTGACGAGTTCTTTACCAATTTTATTGAGGACCGCAACACCTCTCTGGGCGATACCAACATTTTCCATACCACCAAGCCGTGCCTGCTGACTGTTGCCGACATTGCTGAAGGCACCCAGGGCATCCGCCGTCAGCGCCTGGAAGCCGGCCAGGATATTACCGTGAACACCCAGCTGCGTGCTGTGAAGGTTTATGAGGAAATTAACCGCGTGCTGGCTGGCCGTATTGACTTTAATGACCTGGTTGACACTGTTGGCCGCAGCTTTACCCAGTATGATCTGGACAGCGCTTATCTGGCATGGACCAGCATGTTCACCAAGCTGGACCCCGTTTATACCCAGAGTGGTTCTTACAATGAGGACAAGCTGCTGGACCTGATTGAGCACATTGAGGCTTCTACCGGCGACACCGCTACGATTGTTGGCACCCGCAAGGCACTGCGCAAGATTACCACTGCTACCATGGGTGAGCAGGCCAAGAGCGACCTGTACAGCATGGGTTACCTGGGCCACATTGCCGGCACCCCGATGGTTGCGATGAAGCAGCGCCACAAGATCGGCTCTACTGAGTTTATTCTGCCTGACGACACCGTTTACATTTTTGCCGGTGACACCAAGCCCGTGAAGCGCGTTACTGAGGGTGAAGTTACCATGCTGATGGGCGACCCGATGAACAAGGCCGACCTGACCCAGGAATTCCTGATGACCAAGCGCACCGGTGTTTCTATCATTCTGGACCGCGACTTTGGCAGCTACAAGTTTGCCTGATTTTGAGCTGAACGATACCCCTGCCGCAAGGCAGGGTTCTTTTTTATATAAGGAATATTTTGGAGGTATGTTTTGGCAACTGCGAAGATTACCAATGAGACCATGGTGGAATGCAAGAACGGCACCCATGGCAACTTGTTTTATGCTTCGACCCGCAACCCCGGCTACACCGTTGAGTGGACCGAGTTTGGTGAGGTGCAGGAGATGGACTACGCCGAGCTGCTTGTAATGCGTGGCAGCCAGCCGCGGTTTTTCCGTGATAACTGGATTTTGATTGAAGACGCCAACGTACTGCGCAAGCTGGGTGTGGAGCGTTACTACAAGAACGCACTGACCACGGAGAACTTTGACGAGGTATTTAAGTGGACCCCGGATGAGATCCGCGAGAAGGTGCCCAAGATGAGCGAGGGGATGCGCGACAGCATCCGTATCCGCGCAAAGGAGATGCTGAAGGCAGACCAGCTGGACAGCCGTGCTCTGATTAAAGCATTGAACGATGTGCTGGATTGCGATTTGGAAGAATCCGTTGCATTGGAGGCACCCAAGAAACCCAGAACCCGCAAGAGCGGCGTTGAGATTGTGACGATCGGCGGAACCGAAGAATAATGAGAGGAATGGTGCGGGCCAATGGGCACAAGATACGAGGAAGTTTATGAGCGTTACCGTGGCCAAGTCCGCAACTATGAGTTCCTGGACTACGATGCGGTGACAAGAGAAGCAATGCAGCTGGATCTTTTGAAGATGGCGATCAGCGATTTTGAGGATGTGTGCAAACAGGACCTGAATGACAGGGAAGATGACCTGCTGGAATTCAACATTACGCTGACGAACCGCGAGAAGGATATTTTGGCACTGGGCATGATTGTGCATTTTGTGCGCCAGTATGTTTATAACACAGACGCATTGCAGAACGGATTGAGCACAAAGGATTTTACACTGTTTTCGCCAGCCAATCTGCTGGAGAAGATGACGACCTTGCTGACCACGACAGAGCGGCAGCAGATGAAGGAGATTAACCTGTACTCTTTCCGCAATGGGGAAATTTCGAGTTTGACTGAGTGAGGTGGTAGCGTATGAACTATGAGACATATGCTGCTATGCTTGGCAGGCACGGAAGTACGCGGCGTGACCGGATGATTGAAAAGAGCAAACGGGATACGCTGAGAATGGGGCCTGACTCCCCTGCCTATAAAGAGGTAGAGATTGAGGGGGTACCCCACCACATGATGATTATTAGCAGCACGGTGACAAACCAGAAGATTATACGCACCATGCCGGGCGACAACTTTGAGATTGGAAAAATTATGCTGTTTAGTAAAAGCCATTGGCTGATTACAGAGCGCGATGCGGACGATGAAATAACCGTGCGCGGCAAAATTGAGCTGTGTAACCGGAGCATCCAGTGGCAGAACCATGAGACCGGGGAAATTATTACCCGGTGGGCGGTTGTGGACAAACCGTATTTTTCCAACCTGAACGAAGATGTATACATGACCATTTCCAGCCGCGAATTCCAGGTGAAAATACCGTATGATGAGGAATCGGCTTTGCTGGATGTGGGGAAACGCCTGATGATGGAGCAGATTAACGGCAAGCCTAAAACTTATCGTGTGACCTGCGTGGACGCTATGACAGAACGCTATGACTGGAATGACGCCCAGACGGGATTTTTGGTTTTGAACCTTGAACAAGACCAGCATGTGGAAGAACAGGATAACGCCGAAAAGATGCTATGCGATTACCAGGAGGTAAAGCAGGCACCGGAGGACGGCGAAGTGATTATTAAATACGCGGGCGAACCTAAAGTGCGTATTTGCGGGCGCGGCAAGATTTTTAAGGCCACAGTAGATGGCAAGCCGCTGCCGGGATGCACCTGGAGCCTGAGCGTTGATGATAAAACACTTGAAACAAAGGTATACCTTGCCAACAGTGTGCAGTGGAACCGGATTACTGGAGACAGCTGCCGGGTATGCGCAGAGGATAATGCCGCGCTGAATGGAGCTACCGTGAAACTGACGGTTGTAGCACCGGACGGCAAGAGCACAGACAGCATTGCAGTGAAGGTGGTGGACGTATGAACCTGAGTGAGCTGGGAGAATACAAACACAAAGTAGCCGCCCTGCTGGCACAGGACGACACCATTATTAACCTACTGCTTGGACCCGTGGACGATGATGCTGACACGGACGAGATGCTACTGGGCGATAAGAGCATTAGTACCGGACATATTTACGAGTTTGAGTATGTGCCGGAAATCAATGAAACGGCGGACACCTACCTGTGCATGGAGACCGTGGTGGCTAAGGCACCGAGCGATACGGCATACAGAGTGTACCTGTACATTTTTGCCTATTGCAATAAGAAGGTAATGAAGAGTTACCGACACCCCGGCGTGCTGGGGACGAAGGCCGATGTGTTGGCTATGAACGTTGACCGTTTGCTGAACGGCAGCGAAGATTTTGGAATTGGGAAGGTACGGTTACTGAACAACGATGTATACAAGCCGAATAATAACTATTACGGCCGCTGCATTACATACGAAGTGATGGCGTTCAACCGCAAGATGGGTGGCGCAAAGTGAAAGTACCGTACTATGAACTGCTGAACCCCGAAGGTTTTATGGTGAAAAATGTGGGCAGAGTACACTCGCCCCGACTGAGCGACATTAACAAGCGCGGCTATATGAGCTATCAGTTTGCGCTAAGTACCTTGCTGCTGACACCACAGGCGATGTTTGAAGACATTGCCAAGGTAACAGGGCAGGAGAACCCGTATGAAGCTTTAAGCGAGGAAGAAAAAGCCACCATTAACACCTTTGATTTATTGAGTATGAGCAAAGAAAGCCAGGCGGAAATGATTGCCGCACTGGCCTTTTTTATTGATGCGCCGCTTGAATATGATGAAGCGCACCATGCTGTATTGGTGAATAAAACCGAAGTGGACGATAAGATCCTGATTGATGGTTCCATAACGCGAGATAACTGGGCGGAGATTTGCGACATTTGCCTGCAAACCGCGTACATAGACCAGAAGCGGGAGGAAAACTTGAAGTTCAAAAATGAGGCTGCCCGCAAGTTTTATGAACGATTCCAAAAGAAAAAGGCTGAATATGAAAAATCGAAACGAAAAGGGTATAAAAGTAACCCTGATTTGGAGTTGGGGAACATCATCTCTGCGCTGGCGACAAACCATAACAGCCTGAATTATACGAATATTTATGATTTGACGGTGTACCAGGTACATGACACTTTTAACCGTCAGAACATAAAAAAACAAAATGAGATCCATGACATGAACTATGCCGTATGGGGTGGCGAGAACGACCTTGGCGGATGGTACAAACACATGGAAACTGATAAATAATAACGGAGGAATAAGATATGGCTGTAAATCCGAATATGGCGAACCGTGAAGTTGCTGATCTGGTTCTGCTTGATTACAAGACCAAGAAAGTTTTTCTGCCCATTGATTTTGCCAACGTGACCACCACTGACTTTACCGCAAACCGCGTGTTTGCAAAGGGCGGCCAGGGCGCACCGAACCGTGTTGGCTTTGATGGCGAGCGTGCAGGCACCCTGAAGGTTGATACCCAGATCATGCCTGTTAAGCTGTTTGCCCTGCTGAGCGGCCAGGACATTGGCAAGGTTGCAAAGATTATGAAGCGCGAGGTACTGACCGCTACCACTGATGGCATTGAGCTGAGTGAGACCCCGAAGGCCGGCACTGTGCAGGTTTTTGCTGTTTCTGACGACGCTGGCACTGAGATCAGTGATCTTACCACCACTGAGAAGAAGGTTGCTGGCGCTGGCCTGCAGGACGGCAAGAACTATGTTGCCTACTACTTCTACGACAAGAACGATGGTGTTCAGACTGTCAAGTTTGATTCTGACACATTCCCGCGTGCCTTTGAGATCCACGGTATGATGCCGTTCAAGACCGAGGACGATGAGATTGTGCAGTGCGAGCTGGTTTACTACAAGGCTCAGCCGCAGGCAAGTTTCAGCCTGGCTTTCCAGAACACTGGTGATCCGACCACTGTTTCTATTACCTTTGACTGCATGGCCAACCAGGACGGCGACATTTACGACATGAACTTTATGGAGTGATCAACGCAAATCCCTACCTTATTATATATAGGTTTGAATTGTGATGTTTGATCCGTGGGGGAGCGAAAAGCTCCTCCATTTTTAGAACACGAAAGGAGTGGCGTGCATGGAAGACAAGAATTCCGGCGGTTTTGCTGATGTGAAGATTGAACCTGTTGAAATTGCTGCCCCGCCCAAAGTACCCCTGAAGCGTCAGGTGCGCCCGCTGAAGGGCGTGGTTGTATATTGCAGCAAAGAACGCGGCTACATGGGTTTTGAATGTGATGGACACGGCTACCAGATGCCGGTGAAAGACGGCTATGCCGTTGGCGATGTGGTTAAGTTTAAGATTACAGACGGGAAGATTGAGCTGTGCAAGTAAGCGGACGAAGCAAGTATAATGTGAGCCGTGACAAGAGCAAACGCACCTATGACGGGATTGTGTTTGACTCTGAACTTGAGATGAAATATTACCGGGATGTTGTGCTGCCGGGAGTTGCCAGCGGAGAGATTGTGGATTATCAGCTGCAGAAACCCTATGAGCTACAGCCAAAGTACCGCAAGGAACGTGGGGGAAGAATAGAGACGGTGCGAGCCATTAACTATGTGGCTGATTTTTGGTTGAAGTATAAAGACGGCACAACAGAGGTAATTGACACCAAAGGGTGCCCGGATACTGTGGCACTGATGAAGCGGAAGATGTTTGATTACCTGTACCCGGATGAGCATTTGCGCTGGATTGTGTACCGTAAACGGCGTGGTGGGTGGATTGATTACGACACGCTATAACTGTGATTATGCCAGGAAACGACAGAAAAGCTTATTGAGCAGGATAAAATTAAGACATGGTACCCGAATAGAACATGAACACGGCTCCGCCTGAAAAGGGCGGGGCTTTTTTATTTTGTGAGGTATTTTTTATGGAAATTAAGAAGAACATCCGTGTGGGCGACAGAATCCGGTTTGTGGATTTTGTTTGCGACATGTGCGAGAAGGACGGCAAGCAGTATTACGCGCTGTTTGATTATGCTTGGCGCATTGCGGTGATTACCTTTTTTGCCCCGGAAGCGGAGCTGGACAAGATGGACACAGATGAGATGTGCGACTTTGTTTACAGCCGACAGGGCATTGAAATTGTGGAAGACCCGGATATTGCGGTGATTACAGCGGGACTTTATGAGGCATGTGAAGCCGAGATGAAAGACCGGAAAGAAAAATACATGAAGGTATTTGATGCGATCAACCACCCGGACCCGCTTGACCGGATTGCAGACGCCTTTGTAGAGATTGCAGGGAATTTGAGCCAGTTGGGAGACCAGGAATTTTTGGCTGATCTGGTAAAGAAAGTGCGCGAAGGAGAGCAGCCCGCAAAGAAGCCGCCCGTGAAGATTGAGGTTGTGAACGGCAAGGAGAGTTAAATGGCCAAGACGGTAAGCACACAGAAAGGGCTGGAACTGGAACTGCAGCGGCGAATTAACCTGGCACTGAATGGCGGGGCGAAAACGGCTGTGGAGAATTGTTTGAAGAAGCATATCCAGGAAGATGTACTGGATGTATACCAGCCAAAAGTATATGAGCGCCGCGGCCAGAGCGAAGGGGCATTGGAAGCCGACAGCAGCGTGGTGAGCAGCGTAAGAGAACATGTGCTTACGGTAAAGGATATTGGTGTGCCGAATGAATCAGCCGTTGGTGGGCAATACAAAACCGGCACCAATACACCGCTTGCTGAGATGGTGGAGAAGGGCGATGTGAAAAACATTTGGGGTTCGCCACCTGATGCGGCCTATTTGCACCCGCGCCCGTTTGTGGCAAACACGGCAAAAGAAATCGCAGATGGGAACAGCGCCGTACATGGAGAGATTGTGAAAGCCATAAAAGAGCAGTTCCCTGATAACTAACGCGACGAGAGCTTCGGCTCTTGTCTTGAGCGGCTGATTTGAAAAGAATCGGCCTTTGAAGGCTTGAGCCGAACCGTAAGGGGGAAAGTATATGGCGGAAGATTTAAGTATTAAGGTAAAAGTGGAACCTGACGGCGGTGGTGTGCAGGGGAAACTGGATGAGATTGCGAAAAACAAAAAGTTTAATGTACAGATTGATCCTAAGAGCCTTGAAAAGCAGCTGACGAAAATTAGCAAGACGGTAGCCAGTACATTACAGAACAGCATGGAGAAAGTTAGAAAAGAAATGGATTCTTATGCTGAAAGCGCACAACAGGCTGCTATAGTCATTCGTCAAGCCCAGGAGCGTGAAAAGGCGGCACTGATCACAAATGTAAATCTGTTAGCCCAAAGTGCCCAAGAGCGAAAAAATGCTGTTGACGCAATCAATAAACAAACAAGCGCTCAAAAAAATCTAAATGATCAAACTCAGTTGACTTCAACACAAAAGGGTAAGATCGATAATTCAGCTATTATTAAAAACCTTAATCGTGAACGAGACGCTTATGTAGAATTAAGCACAGCCGTTTCTGATTTTAATAAAGTTATTTCTAGTAGTGAGGGTGTAAACAATAACACTGCAGCAAATAGCATAAAGTCATTAAAACCCGTTCAAAAAGATATTGCAGCAATCGTCACAGACATTTCTTTTAGCGCGGAATCTGAAGATGATATAAAAAATAGTGTATTGTCCGGGTTTAATGCTATTGAAGAGGGGCTAAATGAGGGTTCTGAGAAAGTAAAAACTGTCATTGACAATATCCAAAACAGCAGTAAATCTAGCATTAAAAGTATTTTAGATTTATATTCTGAAGTTATCAGTGCTGGTGACAATGGGTTACTTACACAATATATAGCAAATGATGAAAATGCTACCAAGGAAGCTATTGCGGAAATTGTAACAAAATACGGTGAAATTGCAGAAGTGTCTACTCATGATGTAGAAACAACTACAGATAAAGCATTTGATAAAATCAGTGAAGCTTTTAATGGGTTGAAAGATAAACTTGCCGCTACAGCGAAAGAGGTTATTTCTGCTGACACTGAAGAAGCAACTAAAAAGGCTGCTGTAAAATATCTAGCTCTTTTTGCACAGATGGCAGATGTGATCGGGGCTTTACCTGACAATGTAAGGAAGAAAGCTATCGAAAATGTAGATTCTGTTACGGAAGACATCGGCAAAGAGATTGAGCAAAAAACCAAAGAGTTATCGCAAAAATATGATGAGGTAGCGGAGCAGCCTGACAATAAAGTTAAGCTTAATGTTGATCTCAATGACGAACAGATCGATACCCGCGTAAAAGAAACCAGTTCGTATATTGTTGAGCAACTTAATAAAATGAAGGATGCTCAGCTGGAAATTACCGTAGCTAAGCAGGGAACTCTGGAAGCTGAAAAGGCTATCGTAAAAGCAACCCAAGATAGCATCAATGCCCTTAAAACTCTAGTTAAGCAAAAAGAGCAGATTGCGGATGAAATCTCAAAATTGAAATCTGAGGTAACCGGTATTACAGACGGTAAAGACAAGGCTGATGATGCGAAAACCTTGCTTGAAACGCTTTCGGCAATTAACCCAAGCAAGGTAAAAGATGTTCTGGATAAAGTTTCTGCGTTCGTTAATTCTGTGGTAGAAAGTAACCCGAAGCTTGAAACGACCAAAACAAAAGCTGCTGAATTTAATGCGGCCATTGAAAGCATTAACAATACGCTTGGAGTCTCGACTGCCTTTTTGACCAGCTTAACCAAGGAAGATAAAACGGCCAAAGGAAAGCGCGGCGGCAAAAAGACGCAGAAAGCGGATACTACCGAGGTTGATGAAGCTGTAAAGCTGCAGCAGTTGGTATTGAACGCAGAAAAAGCGGCGGACGCGGTTAAAAATGCTATCACCAATGCCAGTAATTCAATTAGCGTCATTACGACCGAATTGAAAACGGCGGCTACCAGTGCAGACGGAGCAAAAGAAGCGACTCGCCCCATGATTGAGGCTGCAACTGCCTTGAACAATACTTTTAAGCAGTACAGTGAATCCCTAGCTGACATAAAGACCAACGCTGGCCTTATGAACGGAACCGTAACCAAGGCCAAGCGTGGGAAGAAAGCCACTGCTGAGACTGCCAGCATGGATGATGTGGCCGCCAGTGTTACAAAAGCGAACGAGGCCAGCACCCAGATCCACACGGTGTTTACCAAGTTTGCCAAGATTGGCGCTGCGACAAATGGGTTTGCTGAAAAAGCAGCGCAGATTATTGCGGCATCTGATGAAGTAAACGCTATTATTCTGGCTTATAAAACCACTGGCGAGCGTACAGCGACTACAACGGTTGATGCGGCAAAACAGCAACAGAGCGCTGCACAGGAGCTTTCTGCCCAGATGGAAACTGTTGGTGCGACCCTGAATAATGCCGGCGAAAAGGTTGGCCGGGCTACCACCGCGCTGAGCGAAGCTGCGCAGGCCAGCGGCACGATCGATGCCAGTGTGAAAACCCTTGTGAACGCCGGGAACCGATTGAAGCGGCTGTTTACCAGTTATGCTAACATTGCAGCAGGGTTACAGGAAAACCTGGACAGAGTGGCTGAGATTGATGGCAGCAAGAATGCAACAACTTACCGCAAGCTTGGAAACTTTATCAATAACATCGTTGATTTTTATAAGAAGTCCATTGGTGAGCTGAGTGCCATTAACAGTGTTGAACTGCCGAAAGATGAGAACGGCAAGACGGTGACGCCGAAAGTTGATGCAGCAGTAGCAGAAGCCACCCAGCGATTTAAGGCAACACTGGATGAAGCATTGAGTCAGGCACTGGCTACGCTGAAAGATACCAGCGGCCTTGATGCAAAACTTGCCAAGGCACAGCAAAGTACAGTCGATGCTAAAAAGGCCAAGACTGACATTGTGAATGGCTTTGCGGAAATTACTGCCGTATTTAATAGTCTAACGAATGCAGCCAAGAGTATTACGGACAGCATGACGGACCTTGCCAAACTGAAAACCATGACCGACGAGGTAAACATGGACCAGTTTGCGGAGCTGATTAACAACTCTGTTGATGAACAGATTAAGAAAATCTCCACTAAGATCCGCAAGGACGCGATGCTACAAACTAGCCCCAACAACGACCGAGTGACATCGCTGGCAATGAAGACCGGCAATATTGGCTCCATGATCAAGCAGATGCCGGACGGCGCTGTAAAAGATAGTTACACCAAGCAATTTGCCGAACTGAATGACGACATTACTGCCTTTTATAATGGCAGCGAAAAAGCCGCAACAACCTGGGCAGATATTGTTAGCCGGACCACCGAGATGGCGGAAGGTGTAAAGCAGGTCAATAAAGAGACCCAGGAAGCGGCCAAGGCAGCGGCACAAGTAGCCGATGAAGAATCTGAAGGTACAAATGCTTTGCTGGTCAATGCAGCTAAATATGCTGAATTTACTCAAGCGCTTGATGAAGCTACCAAGTTCCAGTTCGATAATAAAACGACTGAAAATTATGATAATTCAGTAAAAAAACTTTCTGCCGATCTTTCGTCCGTTTTTGATGCCATCGCTCGCTTTGATAATGATGGCAGCGATAGGAACGCAGACATTCTTCAAGCTGCAATACGGCAGGCAGAAAAAGATGTTGCTGACATTAAAACCCAGACAGTTCAGTTACAAGAGCTTTCTAAAATTGATCCTGCCGCTAGCATCTCTAAGGCTTCGAAGCTAGACGTAAATGGTACAGAAAGCGCAAAAATTACTCGTTTGCGAGAAGAATTCAAAGAGACTCAAACAGCTTTAGAAAAAGCCAGAAAAGAGTATGAAAAAGACTGGAGTTCCGAAAACTTTGATAAGCTTAAAATCGCTATGGATAATTGCTCATCTGCTGCTAAAAGACTTACAACAGCAGTAAACACGGCCAATGACACCATGGCTGATAATAGCGTTAGAAGTAATGAGCGCCAGTTTGAGCAGATTAAGGACTTTTTGGCAAACTACCAGACGATGCTAACGACCTTACAGCGGAGTGCTGGTAACAAAGGGTTCAAGGATAATGGTATTTACCAGCAAACTGAAAGCGCTCTTAAAAAGATGGTTGAAGAAGCCGAAAAGGTTAAATCTGCGGCTGACGTTCCAACTTTTATTGTTGCGATGGCCAAACAGTTTGAAAATGCCAAAACACCGATTGAAAGTGTCTCTGATGCGTTGAACGCTGTTAAAACAAAGATTGGCGAAACAAAGGCGGAAGCTGATAAGTTTAATGGCGCTCTTAAATCTCAGCGTGATGTGAACACTTATATTAAGAGTGTTTCTAATTCTTTGTATACAGCACAGAGGTATTTGTCTAATAACTCTAAAATTACAACTGATCCTGCGATATATGCACGGTATCTTGAGTATATTGAACGCTACCAGAAATTGCTGGAATCCGGGAAAATCACACAGCAAAACGGCCAGGAATATGCAAGCGAAGCATCCAAGGAATTTGCAGAACTGAAAAAAGCAGTACAGGATGCTGGCCTTGAAACTGACACGCTGGCGATGAAGTTCAAAAAGCTGTTTGAGACAAATATCAAGAGTCAGTTTGCCAGCCAGGTAATTAACATGGTTCAGCAAGGGTTACGACAGATTTACCAGAACGTGGTGAATATTGATTCTACCATGACCGAGCTGAAAAAGGTTACAAACGAAACTGATAATACATACGATGCGTTTTTGGATGATGCCGGTACGCGAGCAAAGAACCTGGGCACTTCTATCAGCGATATTGTAACGGCCAGTGCTGATTTTGCACGGTTAGGTTACAATTTGAAAGATGCCAAAGAATTGGCTGACGCGGCCGTCCTGTACCAACATGTGGGGGATGGAATTTCTAGTGTCAATGACGCTAGTGAATCTATCATTTCCACAATGAAAGCGTTTGGCGTTGAAGCGAAAGATGTAACCAGCATTGTTGATAAATTTAATGAGGTGGGTAAACAACATTGCCCCAAATTTACTATATCGGTTAAAGGGTGGAGGCACCCAAGACCGAGGAAAGATATGGAATTTAACGATAACTTCCTGTATGGCAATAGGGAGGTTATTTTTTTATGTGTACAAGAAATAACAAAGGTCAGTTTATTAAAGGAACAATCTCTAACAAACGAAAACATAATAAAATTCCGTTGTTAAGATTGCCATACACTTTAACTGCGGAACAAGTTGAAGATAAAATCGTTAAATTCTATAAATCCCTAGAGACTGCAGGATATACCTGGCAACAGGTATGTTGAAGTAAGTTCCGATAAGACATCGGTAATATACAGTCCGAACTCATGCTATAACCTAACACTTGAAACATGAGAGGTAGCCAGAAATGACTACCCGCCGTATTGTTTACGGTCAGTAACGGTTGATCCGTGAAAGTAACAGCTTGAATAATTATGCCATCTCCTCGGCTGGAGTTGGCAGTGCGCTACAGCGCTCGGCATCCGCCTTGCATACCGCAGGGAACACGTTGGATCAGAGTATTGGTATGATTGTGGCTGCCAATGATGTTGCGCAGGACCCGGAGTCGGTAGGTAACGCGCTGAAAGTATTGTCACTGCGCATCCGTGGCGCAAAGACCGATCTTGAACAGATGGGCGAAAGCACTGACGATGTTGCAGTGAGCACCTCCAAGCTGCGAGAACAGATTAAGGCATTGACCAATGTTGACGGTAAGGGTGGATTTGATATCCTGACCAAGAGCGGAGACTTTAAGTCCACCTATGAGATCATGGAAGGCATTGCCAACGTCTGGAAAGAGATGAATGATGTTGACAAAGCATCCCTGTTGGAACAGATTGCTGGCAAGAACCGCGCTAACGTTGTTTCCGGTATGCTGGACAACTGGAAGGACGCACAGGATGCCGCCAAGACTGCCGCTGAATCTGCCGGCAGCGCCACAAAAGAAAACGAAACTTACCTTGATAGCATCAATGGTAAAATCTCACAGTTCACAGCAGCATTTGAAAAACTTTCCAAGGATGTGCTGGATAGCGATCTGATAAAATTCTTTATTGAATTAGCAACACATATTGCCAATCTTGCTGATGAAGCTGTGAAGCTTGTTGATAATATTGGACTAATTCCAACTGCACTAACTGGTATTAGTACAGGGCTTGTAACGTCACTTATTAAAAACAAAGGCACCAGTGGTAAATTGTATGCCCGTTTACACAAGGGGAATAGTTGTGTAGGATGCAGGTGCCAAATAATTAAATACCCAAATTGCTGGGAAAGGCTAAGAGCCGCATAGCCATAGTGAGCCGGTAATGGAACACTATGGAGCCGAAAGGCAGAAACAAGTATGCGGATGCGGTATGCTGAGAGAAAAGCCGCCCCTACGGGGTGGTGCTAACCCGCGTAAACAATGCTTAATCAGCAGCCAAGATACCGCGTGCAGGGATGTGCGCAGAAGAAGATGTGTGAACTTTGGTGTTTTGGTTCATCGACTGTATGGGCAGCCCTATTCCATGGTGAAAACCAGACGGGAAGAAAGACAGTCAGAACATTACGGGAAAGCCGTAAGAAGGTTATAAATAAAAACAAGCCCTGACCTTTAATGGCCGGGGCTTTTAGTATTTTTAAGAGGTAGTTTTTTATGAAACCAAATGATTTATTGAGACAGTGCCAAAAAGAGTTGTTGTTTAACCGTACATATGACGTAAAACAAGACGAGTTGTGCTATTGCTGTGATGACGGGAAAGAAAAACACATAATTTTAATTGATTGTAGCGACATAGCTTATAAGGACATGGATTACAATTCTGAAAAGAAAGTTTTAGATGCGTTTATTCAGAGCTGTTGTTGCAAGTGCGAGGGAAAGAATTGTACTGACCACAAAGAGGACAATCGTATGAGTAAATAAGCTCACAGGTGTCTGGGTCTATGTCTTCTTTTACAGGAACACTATCTTTATCGACGCTTGACATCGTAAACAATTGATAAGTCCCTGTTGACGCATAGCGATTTCTTGATGGAAGATACCAATGAATCGTCTGCCCGCAATAAGTGCAAATATGTGTTCCTTGTATGTTTGACATTATAAAACACCTCCTAATGGAGATAATAGGAAATTGAGGAAATTTTTATGGCATTTATGGAAGGTATTTTGAAGCCTTGCCAGCGCAAGGTATTGTTTGAGCGAGAGTACAGTGCTGAGCAAGACGCAATGATTTACAAATGCGAATACGCTATGAGGGCAGTAGCAATCAACTGCAAAAGACTGACGGCAAACCAAGCGGAGCAAATGGACAAGTTTGCGATGATGGGAATTTATAACGGCGGCTGTTTTAATTGCCCCAAAAATCAAGGAACGGAGGGGTGATTATGGGTGCTACATATAAACCGAACGTTAATCTAAACAATCGCAAAAGTACCAGAGAGATGTTTATGCCAAGTAGCCAATCTACATATAAGGAAGAGGATTTTATGACAATTCAGATTACGGGCAACGCCAAAGAGCTTGCGGCGCTGATTAAAGAGTTGCAGAAGCCAAAAGAAAAAGTAACCGCAAGCCCTATTCCCACTTATGATGGAAGTGGATATGGTTCCGTTAATATTCCGTTAAAATAGAGTTTCTGGTGATATTACCCATTTGGCTTCTTTGGGGGTAAGCACAAGTACATCGCATTCTTCACTAACAGATTGAAGGTTTCCATTATAATATTGCAATTTTGCTACAGTGCTGTTTACAAAACGTAAGTAATTTATACTTTCTTGAAGAGAAAAATGAACGCAATTAGAATTGCGGCTTTGAAAAGACATGAGCATTTCAGCAAAGGAACAATCTCCTCGTGATAACAGGCAAAGTCCTTCTTCGTTTGTGTTCTTTTCTATATTCTTGTCTGTTAGTGTAAGAGTGAATACTTGTCGTTTGCCATTGTTGATTTCTGCCCCGACTAGCGTAATTTGTTTTTCTTTGGTGTATTGCTTAAGCGCGTTTTTCAAACCTTTAAGTTCGTCTAAAACAGATGTTCGTGGGCTGTTGTATTTAGCGATAGCATTTTTTATTACGACAGCTGTAGCGGTACCGTCATCTAAGGTCAACGTTCCGGTAAAAGCTATACCGTGTCCACTTTTTGTCATGAATAATTTTTGTTGATGATTTAAGGACGGATAAAGAAATGTTTGGCCATCAGAGGTTTTTGGAGCTAATGTCATTCTTTTATCTGCGGACATAACGATACCATACTGGTTGGCTAAAACCATTGCCAAAGACATAATATCAATCCTTTACTGTTTAATACAGTCTGTGTAGCATCAGAATCTCGTCTTACACTTCACGCACACGCGGTTGATATTGTTGGATGTTAATATACAGGCCAGTCTTTCCCGATTATACCAATTACAACAAATCCAGTAGTTTCACCATATAAGGTTCCTTCTTCATATTCGTCGTAACCATAATAAGTTCTGCCATAACCAGTTTGATTGTTGTATGTTTGCCCGCCAAGACGAACAGGGTATTCAAATGGGATTTTATCTCCAGCGTTTATTGGTTTAGTTATGACTTTATATAATTCTTTGTATAGGGCAGACATTCTGGTTTTTTGATCTGACATGGCAATTCTTTTAACACGGCTTTCTGAAGAACATCCTTCCTGTTTTAAGTCAGTCATTGTCATGCCGGAATCAATATATTGTATACCATAATGATATTTTGTTACAACTAATAAAAAAGCTCTTGGATACATAAATTCTGGAATTGTTAAAAAACTCTTATCAGAATCACAGAATTTGCTCATAACAGGGGTAGTTCTAGTGTCTTTGGATAACCAAACTTGCATGGAATTTTCTTCTGTTACATCATTGATAGAATTAAGAACTCGATATGTGCTTGCTTGTGTTTCTAGGTCAGAAATTTTTTCATCTACTTGCGACTTTTTCTCTTCCAGCTCCTTGATTTGGCGCTCGTACTCGTCGCTTTGCGCTTCCAGTTCTGCAATGCGGGCATCAATCTCTTGCAGTTCTTTTTCTGTCATGAGTTACTCCTTGGCAATTAGCATCTTTTATAAATATAAATTTTCTTTCACACCTTGGACATTCCCAGATATTATACGGACGGTGTTCAAATACGCAACGCGAATGTGTATTTTTTAATTCTATATTACAGCCAGGACAGGGAGCTGGTGCATGTGCCTCTTTTGACTTTGCAACATTCTGAGATGAATAATTATCGTAAATCTCATCATGTGCATAGTAAGGAATAAGATAATCCGAATATCCTCCGTCTTCACCAGAATAATAAACTCTACCACAGTAGTGCATTCCTACAAAATGTTGTTCTTGATGCGACACACAGATTCACCTTCTACACCGCGCTGCGCAGCATTACCATTCATATCCACAGCTGTTACAATGCCAAGTCTTTTTTACTTTCTGGCTAAAGATACCGAGCAGGCCCACGGACACGGCCTTTGCACCCACAGACACTTTGCGCAGGTTGGTACTACCACAGGTGGGGCATTTGGGCTTTGGCTGTTCAGACCGTCCAGCGGTATCCCAATATTCTCGCAAACGCTTACGTTCTTTACGATCATATTCAAGCATATCATTATACGCTTTTTTACTAAAGTGTTCACTGGAGTAAACGTATTTTTCACGGAGAGCTTCATCCCTAGGATCGTCTGATGTAAACACAATAGGACCAAGTTCATTACTATTTATATCGAAAACTGGCAAGTTCAAGGTTTTAACAAAATTTCGCATGTCGTCAGTAGACATAGTTATTGGTTCTTCATAACTGCAACATTTACAAATAGGAAATTTTGAGGCATCGAACTGTATATCAACGTATCCACAATGAGGACAAATAACATATAGATCGTTATTCATAATTCCTGTTCTCCTTTTGAACTAGTAATTATAACCTTTGTAATGATTATATCACACAATAATCGTCTACACAACAAAAGATACAAGATTGGTTCAAAAACACAACTGGTTTTATGGATAGTGCCCAAGTAGAGGCAGATACGGCAGCTCTTCAGAAATATGTTGAAAGGTTGAAGGGTATTACTGATACCACAACCGCCGCTCAAGAAAAAACAAAAGCCTTTGATGAAATCTTAGGCGATTCCAGCCAAGTAGCCAAAGACGTTGCGCGGAACACCAACAACCTGGACGACGTGATGAAGGTTTATGCGGCCAGTACACGGACGGCTACCAGCGTGACAGCGGCGTTGGGGGCAACGTTAAAGAGTATTGGTTGGAATATTGCAATAGCGGCTGTAGTGGCGGCTATTGGTGTTGCTGTGAAACTTGCCGATGAATACTTGTTTCATCCGTATGAGCATGCCCGCGACAAAGCTGCCGAAATGAGCCAGGCCCATGAGGAGGCTGCTCAGAAAGTTGAAGAGCTAACTAAGCAGATTGAAGAACTTAAGGCTAAGATGGATGAGTGCCGGAGCACTACTACTGGTGATATTGTAGATAAACAAAGTTTCAGTTATTTAGTGCGGCAAAAGCAATATCTTGAAACCAACCTTGAGCTTGCAAAACAGCTGGCTGAAGAAACTGCTCATGATGCCCGTGAAGCGGTGTATGATCAACAAGACAAGTCTTCGGGAAAAGTTATTCCTAGTATTCAGGCAACATATGAAGGCGATCAGCATGAACGGTTGCAGCAAGTTATAGCTGATTATAAAAAAACGGACTTAGCCATAAAACATCTTGATGAAGATCTTGCTAATAAAAAAATACCTCAGGAAATATACGATGCACGAATTGCCGGATTTCATAAGCTTCAGGAAGACTTGCGTAATTACATTAAAGAAATGGGCGACGATTTTAATACCGAGATGAATACGTTGCTCAATAACGCCCCAAATGAGTTTAGCTCAGATGACGACAAGAGCAAATACCAAGAACGTATTAAAAATTTGTCGGATGACCAGCAAGCCTTCTTGAATTTCTGGAATCTATACATTAACAATATTCCTCTCATTACCCAGGCTACCAACGACTTTACTCAGTCTGTTGCTGATGGCGAGGATAGTGTTAAGGCGCTGAACGATGCTATCAATGGTGGGCAAGCGATTAAAGAAGGCAGTGATGCTTATAAAGAAGCTGCCGACTTGGCAGATAAATATGGTGTTAGTACTGAAGGACTTATTGCCCAGTTGCAAGCATTACATGAAGAGCAGAGTAAGGGTAATGGTAGCGATGATGACTGGCAGTTTGATGCAGCCGGTGATTTACAGAATTTCTTCTCTAACTTTACTGATAGTACCAGTAACTGTTACAAACAAACCAAAGCTCTTGAATCCGCTTTTAAGGATATGGGCGAGCAAGGATATCTAAGCAGTGAATCCTTACAGGCATTGTTGGCGGTTTATCCTGAGCTGATCAACGACATGGAAGTTGAGAATGGTGTTGTAAGTATCAGCCAGAGTATTTTGGAAGGTAAATTTGGCACGATGAAGAGCGCCATGATTGCTCAAACGCAAAGCCAGATTGATTCTACAAAAGCAACTATTCAGCAGACAAATGATCGTATTAAATGGTACCAAAGAGAAATTGAAATTCTTACAACTTTGTATGGCGCGATTGGTTCTATGCCTTCGGCTAGTTCTGTACTTAGCAGCGACTATCTCAGTCAAAAATTAACCTTTAATCCAAATTTAGGCTTCGGAAATAGTTTGCAACTTCCTGATGTTGAACAAGCAGCGGGTAAACTTGCTGCTCTTAATTCAAATCTAGAAAAAGAGAAAGCCAAAGCTAAAGATGCTCAGAAACAGCTTGAAGATCTTGAAAAGAGTTTGGCCGTAATGAATGGCTATGGTCTTAGCGGCTTTAACGGTGCCAAGCCTAAATCCGGCAAGAGCAGTAACAAAGGTGCCACAGATGCCCAAAGTGCGGCGATTGACGCATTGGACAAGAAGGCCCAGGCGCTGAAAGAAACCTATGAAGCACAGAAAAAGGTGTTGGAAGACCAGAAAGAGGCCATTGAAAAGGTTATTAAGGAACTGGAAAAAGAGCAGACGGTTCTGGATGGCATTATTAAGACTGTAACCAACCGCATTGACAAAGAAATTGACCGGCTGGAACACCAGTGGGATGACCTGAAAGAGAAGCTGGAGAAGGACAAAGACAACCTGGATTCCGCCATCAATGGTGCCAACTGGGTAATTGAGCAGCGGGTCAAAGAACTGGAAAAAGCCAATGACGAATTGGAGGACAGTTACCAACCGCGGATTGATGCGCTGCAGGATGAGATTGATAAGCTGAACGAGGCCAATGATGCACAGGAAGAGGCTATTAGCCTGGCACAGAAGAAAGCTGCGCTGGATGCTGCATTGGCCGCCAAGAATGTGCGCGTGTACCGTGAGGGCAAGGGCTTTGTTTGGGAAGCCGACGAAAGTGCTGTTAAGAGCGCCGAAGAAGATTACAATGATGCCTTGCGAGACAAAGAGCACAATGACGCCATTGATAAGCTGACCAAGGAAAAAGAAGCCCTGGAAAAAGAGCTGGAGGACAAAAAGCAGGCCAACCAGGACAAGATTGACGCTTACAACGATTACAAAGAAAAGCTTGATGATGCCCAGAATGCTTATACCAATGCCAAAAACCTTGAGATTTTGCGCAAGCTGTACGGCGACAATGCCGATCAGATGATCTTAAACATGGACCAGAGCATGATTGATAAAATCACCTCTGATTACACGGAAAACATGCGCCAGACGGACTATGTGGAAGATCAGATTGAGCAGAACAAGAAGCTGATTGACCAGCTGGAAGAGTATAAGAGCAAATGGGAAGAGGTTGCGGACGCTTACGAAACCGAGCAAAACCGAATCAATACCGTAGCGCGGCTTGGGGCTGACTGGGAAGAAAAAATCCTGGGCCAGCGCATGGATGTGCTGACGGACTTTAAGAACCACTATGTTGATGTTTTGAAGCAGATTAAGGATAAGACCAAAGAGGTTGAAGACCTTGAATTGCAAATTAAGGTAGTGGAAAAGAAGTACAACGAAGATAATGCTGAGATTGAAAAGCAGAAGAAAGAGCTGCAATGGAAGAAAAACGAGATCACTCGTGCTAACCATGCAACCGGCATTATGAACGTTGCGGCCTTTGAACGTGCGCGTGTTGATGAGGCTGGGCCTGAGATTGTTGTACGGCAGCCGGAAGCCGGGCGCTATACCAGCCTGGAGGTTGGGGACGGCGTTGTGCCGGGAAACCTGACCCGCCGGTTGTTCAGCGCGGCAATTAACCCGGAAGCTTTTGTGGAGAGTGCTATTTTGAAGCGGATGGAGAATGTGAACGCTGAGTTGGGCAGTGCTGGCAGCAGCGGCGTACACATTGGCGACATTAACATTGTGATGAACGGTGTGAATGACGTTGAAAATTTTGGCCGCATTTTGCACCAGAACATTGGCTCCATTATGGCGCAGGAGTTCAGCAAGCGGTAATTACAAACAGGACAGAGGGAAACCAACCGAGAGGAATCAGCGGTTAGGTCCCTTATATAACTAAGTCAATTTACATCGGGTAACAGATTGTTGTTGTCCGGCTTTTTGTATGGTATAATGACCCTATTATAATAAAGTAGGAAGTGTTGTACCGATGGCAAAGACTGAGAGCCAAAACAAGCCGAACACGGAGTTTACTTTTAACCCGGAAGTCCATAAGGCCAAAGAAAATAAAAAAAACAAAGCAAACATCAAGCGAATAAGTCGCATATTATATATATGTAATGAAAGGGCGGTGAGTTTAATGTTCTCTGCTCGTAATGTCGCAATATATATCATCAACTGGTGTCTTGATCATAATGTTCCAATCACGAACCTTAAGCTCCAGAAACTATTGTACTTTGTACAAGGTGAGTACAGCAGGGTTAAGGGTATAAGATTGATTGCTGACGACTTCTATGCGTGGCAATTAGGTCCTGTTGTTCCGAATGTTTATGCTGAATATTCTATTTTCTCTTCGTCCACATTACCTTCGCAAAAGCAGTCTATTCCCTTTGACCATGAGGATAGGTGCGTAATAGATGCTATTTTGCAGAAGTATGCTCGTTATACCACTTGGAACCTTGTGGAGTTGTCTCACCAGCAAGATCCGTGGAAATATCAGCACGAAATCTTTGGTGACAAAGCGCTTATTCCTTTTGAATCTATTGCAGATTATTTTGGAAAGGATGCGGCATTGTAAATATGACAGACAAAGAGAAAACGGGCGCTACTTAAATTATTTAAGTGGTCCCCAAGTAGCGATGTGTGGGAAGATATTATTGACTATGAGCTTGGCACCTATATGATGGTAGCAACAAATGACGAGAATGGGTTTAAGGGCTACTATGCAGGGTTGGCAACTGAAAAGAATATGCTGTTCTTATCAGAGTATACTGTAACGGATGATCATGGCCATGAACTTGTTACGATAGATGACCAGATTGTTGCAATACCAAGGGAGAAAATCAAGTATATTGAATTATCTTATGATGAAAAATCAGATGTAAAGAAATATTGGTTTAAGCGATAATACCGATGACGATATACCGGGTGGCCTATGTGGCTGCCCGGCTTTTTATTTTGGAGGAAAAGCTATGGCGAAGAACACATTGGATGATGCCATTGCGGGGTTGAAAGACCTGGCAAAAGAGGTGAAGCGTTACTGCGAGAGACTGATTAGCAATGCCAAGTTTGACCGTACAGCTGTTGGCACAATTGTGAAGGTGCTGGACGACCACAGCGGCTATGTGGTGGCGGCTTTTGGCAAGGAATACACCATTGCGAGTAATGCGCTGTTCCAGGTGAACGATGCTGTGGCTGTGATTGCCCCGCAGAATGACTTTAAGCGGCTGTACATTAAGCCGTATGAAATTGATCGGAACCTGTTGAAGCAGGACAAGGTTGAGGAAGACCTGAAAGATTATGTGAATAAGGTTGATAAACTGCAGGCACAGGTGGACGGCAAGGTTGAACAGTATTTTTATAACTATGACCCAACGCTTGAGAACTGGCCTGCTATGAGCTGGAAAGACGACACCACAAAGAAAGCGCACAACGGCGATTTGTTTTATAACACCGACAGCAAGAAAGGCTGGCAGTGGACATACAACGAAGAAACAAAAACCGGTAGCTGGGTAGAAGTGACAGATAAGGAAACGCTGGATACGCTGGAAGCTGCAAGCAAGGCACAAGACACCGGAGATGGTAAGCGCCAGGTATTTACGGCTGATGCCAGCAAGGGGGAACACCCGGAGCCGCCGTATGACACGGGCGATTTGTGGTTTAATGGAGAAGACATTCTGGTTTGTACGGTAGCACGCACGGCCAGTGACAAATATAATGCCAGCGACTGGGTAAAAAAGGATAGTTATGCCAGTAAGGATGACATGAAAAATTATGTGGATGGTGTAACAAAAGATATGCAGGACCAGATTGACAGCAAGGCCGAGCAGCACTTTTACGCCTATGACCCTACGCTGGATAACGAGCCGGCCAAGAGCTGGACGACAGATGAGGAAAAAGAAAAACATGTGGATGACCTGTTTTATAACACAGAGACAGGCAAAGCATACCGATTTATGAAAGGTGACGATGGCAGCTACAAGTGGGAGCTGGTACAGGACAAAGATGTAACCAATGCACTTGAGGCGGCCAGCAAGGCACAGGATACGGCGGATGGAAAGCGGCGTGTGTTTACGGCAGATGCCAGCAAGGACGAACACCCCGACCCGCCGTATGACGAAGGTGATCTGTGGTACACGGGGGCAGAAGTGCTTGTTTGTGGAAAACCCAAGGCGAAAGGCGAGGCATATAATGCCGGAGATTGGGGCAAGAAAGACAATTACACGAACAAGGACGAAGTGATTGATGCGGTTGATAAAAAGTTGACACAGGAGGACATCTTTAACCGGTTGACCAATAATGGAGCAAGCCAGGGTATGTTTATTGAAGATGGGAATGTGTACTTTAATGCGACCTACATTAAGTCTGGTGAGATTAACTCTGACCTGATTAAAACTGGTAAGATTAGCTCCAAGGATGGAAGCGTTTATTTTGATCTGGATAATTCAGTAGTTCATACGACTGATGGGCAGTTTGTTACAACGCTTGATAAAAATTCTATCCTTATTAAATCTGGAGATTCTACGCTAGTACACCTTTACGGTGAAACCCGTGACTATAAGGGCAATCCTTGCTGGGACGGTTCTTTGAAAATAAACGGTCATACAGGGGCAACATTTGAAAATATAAATTCTGAAGCTTCCTTGAATAGTTATAATATTTCTTTTCGTGTAAAAGACGACGATGGCTCTGAACATTCAACCACTCTAAGCGCTGAAGGTTTAACAACTACCAGCATTAGCTTTGGTGTTAGTAGTGATGATGGTGCCCCAACCCAATATGGGAGCCTTACATGTAATAGTTCTACGCTTGTAGCTTCTTTTTCAACAATACAATCCGAAGCAAATATTCAATTATATAAAAGAGGAAGCAGTATTCCTGCTTTTTATGTCTACGATGGCACTACTAACTGGGGCGGCCAAACACTTGGTTGGGATGGTAGCAAAGAAGTAGCCACTCTTGACGCAAACACCCAGGCCGTACCGTTCATTTATGGTATTGAGCTTGTAAAAAATGCGCAGGGTTATGTGACCGATGTAAAACTGAAACAACATGGGCTGCGGTTTATTGGTGGCATTTTGGTTTAATTTTGACGAGGAGATTTTATGATGGAAAATTTTAATTTGAAATGCGAACAGTTGAAGACTTACATTTGTGACGGTGTGAACCAGGTTGGATTGCCGCCGTATGCGGTGGAGCTAATTTTGGAGAGTTTGCTGCGTGATGTGCAGAATATCCGCAAGAGCGCGATACAGGAAGAGATGGAAGCGGCTAAGAAGGCTGCGGCAGAAAAGGCCGAGAAAACACCGGTTGATGCAGCAGAGGATAAGCCGGAAGAAAGCGTAAAATAAATATAAGCTAATAGCGTTATTGAAAAATAAAAATAACCGCCTGACCTTGATTGGTTGGGCGGCTTTTGTTGTTTAGAGAGGGAGGGGAGTGGCGGGAGGATGAGCAAACCAGCATTATATACCGTATCAGCATTTGATGCGACAAAAGATTATACATTCCGATTCCGATACATTGGTGTGATTACCAAGGTGGAGGCACAGATTTGGGCAAATGCCATGAGTGCAGAGGAACTGGGCAGCCCAACTTACCAGAGTGGTGAGGTGAGTACCCAGAGATCCGAGTTTACTTTGAAGGCCAGCAGCATTACAAACAGCAGCGCGGCGTTTGGCATTAAGGTACGGGTGTGCGGCCAGGACAGTGCGTGGAGCGAATGGAGCGACATCTTGCTGTTTTATTGTGTGGAGACACCGGTATTTAAGTTCAAAGAGATCAGCACCAAGGACAAAACCAACATTGAATACAGTGCTTTTGAGTTTACGGTGCAATACGAGAGTACCCAGGGCGAAGAGCTGAACGAATATACGATTGAACTGTATGATGCCAGCAAGAGCCTTGTGAAAAGCAGCGAGACGCTGCGGGTGCCGGACAAGGCGTATATCATCAGCAACCTGCGCAATGACACGACGTATTACGCCAGAGCACAGGGAATAACCCAGCACGGCATGAAGCTGGACACTGGATTTTGTGAGCTGCTGATTGGCTATGTGGGCGGTGACGGCTATGCGGCTGTGGCGCTGGAAAACCATTATGAAGAGGGCTGCATTTGGGTGAAATCTTATGTTGTGACGATTGAGGGCAAGGACCGCAACGACAACAAGGATGATTACCACTATGTGAGCGGATCGGCCGGGGACCAGGCAGTAGACCTGACAGTGGATGATACCGACCCGGTTAAGGCCGACATGACGTTCAAAGACGGATTTAAGGTACAGGGCAGCCATGTGGAAGAAGGAAGCGTGGTGGACAGCAGCTATGCCCTGGGGCTGAACATGAGAAGCGATCGCTGGAACAAGCTGCTGATTGGGTTGTGGAACAAACGGAGCAACGGGATCAGTATGCCGACAATGGACGAAGATCCGTATGCTTTGAAGCTGTTTTTGTGCCGCCGTGACATTGCAGACGATTATAGCAGCAATGCCTACAACTACCAGACGAACGAAAAGAAAACATGTTATTACCTGGAACTGACCTGCGGTGGATACTGTTTGCAGAGCAATGTAAAAACCAGTGCGCCAAATGGTTGGTTTAAGGTGTATTTGAAAAACCAGGGCGGCCTGTTTGAACTGCACTGGGAGTAAAGGAGGGGTGTGGAATGATTGTGGGAGCCGATATTTTGATGGGACAGAATGCGATTTTGCCATACCCGCCTTATAATGAGGCGCTGAATGTGCTGAAGCTGCAGAACGGTGTTTATGACGACCTGCTGTTAAGCCGCGATGCCGACAAGGATTACGGCAAGTACAATCTGGACAATGGATGGCAGGCCCAGACGGCAATTTATGCTGCCTTTAACGGTGATACCCTGGGCGGCAACCTGCGCTACCGAGCGGAACAGATCAGCGAGATGCGGTTGAAACGACGCCGGGTTGGAACTTACAACTGGATCACCCTGGCGACAAAGCACCGGCCAACCCCGGTGAACGATGAAACCCTGAAGGAATGGGAAAAAGAACTGAACAACTGGGTACACATTGATTGGTATGCGGACGGGCGCAACACCGAGTATGAGTATGCGTTTGTGCCGATTATTGACGATGCCGAGCAGGACATGTTTACGAACAAGATTTTGAGCAGCTTTGACGGCGCGGTACTGACGGACGGCGACATTAGTTACCACCTGTTATTTGACGCCAGCGTGACCAGTACGACCAGAACACAGCCAAACAGTGTGGTGGAAACTATGAGCAGCCGTTACCCATATGTGATTTACGGCAGCGACCTGAACTACGAGCAGGGCAATTTTACGGCGACGGTGCTGAAATACAGTTTTGATACGGATGATTATGACGGGGATGGCGGTGCCCGGTACCGCAAGCAGTTTGTGGACTGGTGTACCAACAAGAAGCCGAAGATCTTGAAACTGTTTGACGGACGCAGCTGGATGGCGAACATTATTAACCAGCCGAGTATCAGCTACAGTGACCATTATGACAAGGTTGCCGTGGCGTTTGATTTTGTGGAGATTGGCAGCTTGGAGAGCAGCACCGATTTGTACCGCAACGGGTTTATTGCAGAAGATATTGAAGGGAGTTGATGCGCGATGTATGTGCCAAGCACAGAAGACATACGAACCTTATACTCCCATAACATTGAGCTGTACACCCGCATTGACCTGCTGAACGACCGGATGAAGACGATTGATAGTTTGCAGGGTATTACGACCGAGGGAAGAATTTCCGTAGATGCAGATGCGGACATCCGGCGAACGTACACTTCGACCATTGTGCTGGACGAAAAACATGCGATCAGCCAGTACAGCGAGAGCGAGTGGATGAACAAGTATGTTTGGATTTACATTGGTGTGAAGACCCCGATGCTGGACGATATTATCTGGTACAGCCAGGGGGTATATGTGTTCAGCCAGAACGGATACAACTATGACACGCAGACCCGGAGCCTGACCATTAACTGTATGGACCTGACAGCAATGCTGAATGACACGTTGGCCGGACAGCTGACAGGTATTAAAACCGTGTTTAAGGCCGGGGGCGGAATCCGCAGGGCGATGGTGGAGCTATTACAGGAAGTGGGGATCAACAAAGTATTTGTAGAATATTGGAACCGAACGATCCCTTATGACCAGGAGTTTGATGCGGCGACAAGTGTGTGGACAATTTTGACACAGTTGCGGGATTTGTATTACCCGTTTGAAATATTTTTTGAGGATGATGTGTTCAAATGCCAGCAGATCCCAAGCTGTGAGGATGACCCGCTGGTGCTGAATGCCGATGTGTTCAATGATTTGATCATCAGCGAAGACGCAACGGTGGATTACAGCGAGGTGCGGAACTGCGTAGAAGTGTTTGGCGCTGCGGCAAGCCCGGATGTGAGCTGCACAGACCTGGTGGTGGACACGACAAAGAAAACCATAACATTAAACGTGGTTGGATTGGCATTGAGCGGCAAGAAGCTGATTTTGTTTATGCCGCCGGACAATGTGGCCGACCTGTACGATGCCGACAAAGGGTACCAGATGAAGATCAGCGCCAAAGCAACAGAGAGCAGCGATGCGGTTGTGACCGATGTTTTGAGCCTGTATACCATCAGCACAGATGAAGCCGGCAATAACAAAAAGGCCAAGCAGGACTGTATGAAACCAAAAGTACAATATGTGGTGCGCTACGATGCTGATTATTCCCCGAATGAGAATGGCGGCAAAGGGCGCTTTTATTTTTATGGGCAGGTACAGCCGCACGCCATGGTGATGCTGAAAGATACAAAACCGAGCGCGGAAGAGCTGGACAAGCTAAAAGAAACCGAAAACTGCCAGAATTTGGAAGTGGTAAGTACCGCCAACCCGGATATTGAAGGGTATGAGGAGGACGACCAGTTTTTGAACAGCCCGTTCAGCATTGAACGAATTGGACGGCGCAATGTGGTTTTGAGCGGCGGTGAATACGACAATTACACCACAGATGACGGCATTTTGGATGTGGCCGAATACGAGCTATGGAAGCGGGCGCGATTGACCGACAGCATTACGGTGAAGATGCTGCTGGTGCCGTGGCTGGATGTGAACACCAAGGTTGAATACTGCCCGCGTTACATGGGCGGCAAGACAGCCGTGCAATTTATTATTAAAAAGATTGACAAGAGCTTGGGGCAGGGAACGATGGATGTGACGCTGATGAGGTTTTACCCGTATTACCCGTACCCTGTAAAAGATGAGACCGGAGAGTGATAAGCAATGGCAGATACCTATACAAAGTTCCCGGAAGGTATTGATACGTTTGAAGACAATGCCGACCTGGACAGCAGCCATGCCGCAGCGGCAGCCCAGTACACCAAGTACCTGGCAGACGGTAAGTATACCGAGGCCAGCAATTACCTGAACCAGAACAGCGGCCTGCGCAAATACATTATTAAAGCGGCAGACATTAACCATGTGAAACATGCGATTACTGCACTGGAGCAGCACTATGCCGGAGCGGTGAATTACATCATTGACGGCAAGTTTGACCCCGACATGATGATCCATGAATACAGCTACAGTTACAGCGGCGGGACCCATACCCTGACATGCAAGAGCGGCAGCAGTTACAGCAACGCAGCCAACGGCAAAGCATATTTTACCACGGCGTTCAGTGACGGGCACAGGCTGGTGATCAATGGCAAAGACATGACCAGCAATGCCTACTGCGGTACAGAGAAGCTGGGTGACGGTGCGATTGGTGCCGGGCAGTGGGTGATTTTTCAGTACGATACAAGGAGAAACATTGTAAATTTTACTAACGGCAGCGGCATTGGGGCTTCCAAGCTGGCTGCCACGACTGCTTTGCCGGACCAGGTGCTGGCAGGACAGACATTTTACAGCAAGAACAAAACCCTGAAAACCGGCACCATGCAGAATTACGGCAATGTAACGGCAGAATTGGCCAACGGCGAGAGCTACCAGATCAAGGCCGGCTATTACAGCGGCGGTGCGATCAGCGCAAGCGGGCTGGGCAGCAATACGCCGGGCACTGCGGATGAAAAATCTATCCTGGAAGGAAAAACTGCCTGGGTAGATGGCAAGTTGGTAAAAGGATCTATCAAGACTTATTCTGCCACAACCCAGCTGCAGGGCGGCGAGCGCGAGAGCACCAAGATGACCGTGCAGAAAAAAGACGGTGTGACCCGGCTGTGTGTAGCCACAGATAACCAGAAAACCAACGATATTTACAGTGGCTGCTATTACGATAACGTGATGTGGCTGTGGGGAACCGCAAGCACGGCGGCCAAAGCCCTGTTGGAGGATGATACCACCAATGCGGCAACCGCCAATGATGTGGCCAGCGACAAGAAGTTTATTGATAAGAATGGCAACTGTACGCAGGGTACCCTGACCAGGCGCAGCTATGGCTTTGCCCATGACATGGGTTTTGGAACCGACAGCGAGTATTTTGCGCTGCGTAATATTGACGAGGGTGCATACAAAAGTGACGGTAATTTTTGGGCACCGGAAGTGCGCGTGAACCTGGCCGATTTCCGCAAAGGGATTGGCTGCACAGAAGATAAGATTGTGAACGGCGAAAGCATTGCCGACCTGACTGGTAAAGCCGGAGGCCGAATTGCAACGATTGATAAGGATACAACCAATGGCGACCATTACAGCAACGTGGTGACGACTGGCGGTTGCCAGCACGCATGGGTTGTGGTCAGTGTGAGTAAGACCGGAACAGAAAACAGACTTAACCGAGTGTGGGTGCAGGCCAGCAACGACGGCAGCAACTGGACGGACGTGTGGGACAGCGGAAGCGGACTGCAGGCTGTATACAAGCAGCAGGCTTTGAACACATCCACAGTGTACACCCACTGGCGCGTGAAGCTGAACAGCGATGGCGATAAGTGCCACGCCCATATTGTATTGTTTGTTTGAAAAAATAGAAAGGGGAGGAGGAAAACATGGCATTAAGTTTTGAAGAGTCGAAACGTATGGCGGCTGAGATGGCGGCCAAAGCAGAGCCTGTGGCATTGCAGGCCGAGGCTGCCCCCATGGCCGCGGTGGTTGATATGCCGGAGGCGCAGGCCAATGATGACGGCGGCTACACCCGCAGTGAAAAATACCTGTGGTACAGCCAATATAACGACGATGCGTTTTCGACCATTGACGAGATGAAAAATGTTGTGATGGACGAGAGCCAGATCAACATTACCCAGGAAACCAACAGCCAGGTGATCCCGTTTAAGATGCCGCGGCGATATGACGGCATTGATTTGATGCAGATGATGCTGCAGGTACATTACCTGAATGTGGACGGGCAAGAAGCATATGCCACGCCGATCAATGTTACCTACAACGAGGATACGATCCGGTTTTATTGGCTGGTTACAAATAATGTGACAAGCAAAAAGGGGACAGTGCGCTTTGAGATCACTGCAACCGGTGTAAATGAACGTAACGAGACCTATATGTGGCGCACACGACCAGACGGCGAACTGAATATCTTGGAGGCTTTGAGTGGCACCAAGATGGTGGAACCGGACAACGACTGGTACACAAGCTTTGTTGCCCTGATGGACGAGAAGGTTGGCCAGGCTTCCAGCTATGCCAGTGCCGCACAGGCCAGCGCCCAGGATGCAGCCAACGCTGCGGCGGGTGTGGATAATAAGATCCAGAATGCGGCAGCAGGAATTAAACAGGAGCTGCAGAGTGACCTTGACACCAACTACACCAAGAAAACTGAGCTGACCACGGAGCTTGCCAAGTATTATAACAAGGAAGAAGTGGACGGCTTTGTTACACTGTTGGAAGGCAAGATTTCTGGGATCGACGGATTGGCGGCTTTTAACTGTGCGTATGATGCGGGCACCCGTGCTTTAACATTTTATAACGGCGATGCAGTGATTAAGACTGTAACCTTGAGCACCGATCCCAGCGCAGAGTGGACGACCGCATATGGCAAGACGGTAGATGCTAAGATCAGCGCAGCGGTAAACCCGGTAAGCACAGCACTGGATGAATATAAGACCAGCAACAACGAGGCCGTGAAAGCTTTGCAGGATAGTGTGGGCGACCTGCCGAACACCTTGCAGAGTGATTATTATAATAAGGAAGCAACCAACAAACTGCTGGCCGATAAGGCGGACAAAACTGCTCTGGATGGATTTACCAATGATTTGACTGTGACCAAGAATACCGTGACAGCTTTGCAGGGCAGTGTGGATACGGCCAACAGCGACATTGCAGAAATCCAGGAAAAGATCAAAGATATTAAGCCCAGCAACGGCCATGAGTACGACATTACCTACACCAGTGATGACGGTCATTTGAGCCTGTTGGAAGACGGCACAACCAAGACTGTTGTTACCATTAAAGGTGGTGGCGGTGGTGGCGGTGAAGCAACCAGCACCATTACCATTGAACGAATTGGTGACAGCAGCCTGACGGTAGTTCAGGGCGACAGTGCATTGATCGGCTTTAAGTTTACGAGTGTGGACAATGCTGGCGATGACACCGGCAATGCGACTGGTAACTGGTATGTGGGCAACACCAAGGTGGCAACCACGACCATTACCCAGGGCAAGAACACCTTTGATGTGACGCAATACTTGCACAGCGGTGACAACACCGTGCGGCTGCAGGTTACGGACAGCATGGGCAGTGTGGGCAGCAAGAACTGGTCGGTTAATGTTGTTGAGTTTTATTTGGAGAGTATTTTTGATGACTCTCTTTTTTATTCTGGCGAAGTAACTTACCGGTTTACCCCGTATGGCAATATCGCCAAAAACATCAGCTTTAAGTTGGATGGCAAAGCGATTGGCGGAACGAGCACTGCAGTGACAGGCCGCCAGATGACCTACAATTTGCCCACCCAGAAGCACGGTAGCCACCTGCTGGAAGTGAGCATGACGGCGGAGATCAATGGCAAACAGGTGACAAGCAACACCCTGCGCCACGATATTATGTGGGTGGAAGAGGGCAATAATACCCCGATTATCAGTTGCGCCGTGCTGGATTACAGTGCCAAGCAGTACAGCAATGTTGCGATCAGCTATACCGTATATGACCCGGCCAGCAGCAACACCAATGTGACCCTGGCTGTGGATGGCATTGTTGCCAGCAAGCTGACGGTAGGACGCACCAAACAGACCTGGACGTACAAGAGCAGCGAGATTGGAAGCCATGTGCTGACCATTACCTGCGGCAAGACGGTAAAGACCATCAATGTAAAAATTACCGAGCTGGGTATTAACATTGAGCCGGTGAAGACCAACCTGATGTTTGACTTTAACCCGGCTGGCCGAACCAATGCGGACGAAAACCGCCTGTGGACCGATGGCAATACCGCGATGACAGTAAGCGACAACTTTGACTGGAGCAATGGCGGCTACCAGATTGATGAGGACGGCGACACTTACTTTTGCGTGAAAGCCGGAACTACCGCCACGCTGGATTATAAGCTGTTTGCGGACGATGCCAAAAAGAAGGGTAAGAACTTTAAGCTGGTGTTTAAGACCACCAATGTGCGAGACTACGATGCTACGGCACTAACCTGCGCAAATGGCAACGTTGGTTTGACGGTACAGGCACAGAAAATTACCCTGACCAGCCAGCAGAACCGCATTGAGCTGCCGATTTGCGAAGATGACTTTTTGGAGTTTGAGTTCAATATTTTGCCGGACAGCAAGTATAAAGAGATGGTGCTATGGTGCGACGGTATCCCCTGCAAGGTGGAACTGTACGATGCAAGCGACAACTTTACACAAGCAAGTCCGGTTGGCATTACGATTGGCTCTGCGGACTGTGATGTACAGGTATACCGCATGAAAACCTACGGCATGGAGCTGTCGGACGATGAGATCCTGGACAACTTTATTGCGGATGCCAAGAACGCCGAGCTGATGATTGAACGCTATAACCGCAACGATATTACCAACGTGAGCGGCGAACTGGATGCTGACCTTTTGGCCGAGAAGTGCCCGGACCTGCGCATTATCAAGATCAGTGCTCCGACCTTTACGACCGGCAAAAAGAATGAGGTTTTTAATACCACCATCCAGCAGATTTACAAGAACGGACGCGCTGTGGAGGATAACTGGACCGCGACCGGCAGCCATAAAGGCCAGGGCACCAGCTCCAATGCGTATGGCGAGAGCGGCCGAAACATTGATATTAACTGTTCCGGCGGATTTACGTTTGGCGACGACAGCGCCGGAAGCACCTATACCTTGACCGAGAACAGTATCCCGGAGAAATATTTTAATATCAAGGTAAACATTGCAAGTTCTGAGAACGCAAATAACGCCTGCATTGCAGATGATTACAACACATTTAACCCGTATACCCGTAAGGCAAAGAAAGATAACCCGAAGGTGCGCGACACGATGGCGTTTTACCCGTGCGTGGTATTTATTCAGGAGACGGACGTGGAGAACGCGACAGTGTTTAAGGACGGCCAGTGGCATTTTTACGCTTGCGGTGATATTGGCAACAGCAAGAAGAACAATGACACCCAGGGCATGGACCCCGAAAACCACAAGGAAGTTATTGTTGAGATTGACAACAACACCGATGCCCAGACCCGCTTTTTGAGTGATGATCTGAGCCAGGAAACCTGGGACGGCGACCACAGCTTTGAGTTCCGCTATATTAGCAAAAAGTGTACCGAGGAAGAAACACAGGCAGCAAAGAATGCCTGGCAGAGCTTGCTAACCTGGGTAGTAAATGCAGATGATGAAGAGTTTAAGACCCACTTTGAGGACCACTTTATCAAGGACAGTGTGCTGTTCTTTTATCTGTTTACTGAGCGCCACACAATGGTGGATAACCGCGCCAAGAATGTGTTCCCCCACACAGAAGATCTGATCCATTGGGATTTTTGCATGGATTATGATAACGATACCTGTCAAGGTAACGACAATGAGGGCGGATTGACACTGACTTACGGCTATGAGGACACCGATACCATTGGCACCAAGAGCGTGTTTAACGCGGCAGACAGCAAGCTGTGGTGCAAGGTACGAGATCTTTTTGCGGACGACTTGCAGAAAATGTACCTGAACCGTGAGAGCGCTTTGGCCTGGAGTGCAAACCGTATTTTGCGCAAGATTGAGGCGTACCAGGATGTGAAGCCCGAAAAGCTTTGGATCATGGACATGCGGCGCAAATATTTCCGCACCTATGAAGACAATGGAACGACCAGTTACCTGCCGATGATGCACGGCAACAAGCGCCACCAGCGCCGTCAGTACCAGAAATACCAGGAAAAGTATATTGCGAGCAAGTACAGCGGTACGACCTGCACGGCTGATGATATGACGATCCGCGGCTATACCCCGACCAACTGGACAGGTGTGCAGCCGGACGGTACGTTCCATATCCGCCCGTATGCAGATACCTATGTGAGTGTTTTGTATGGCTCCAACCCGGTAAAAATGCGCGGCAAGCGCGGCCAGACCTACACGATTGAGTGCCCGATTGCAGCCATGAACGATACCGAGGTTTATGTTTACAATGCCAGCCTGATACAGAGCATTGGCGACATTAGTGGATTTTACCCTGGGTATGTTGATTTTAGCCATGGTGTGAAATTGACCGACTTGAAGGTTGGCAACGGCACCGAAGGCTACCGCAACACAAACCTGACCGACTTTGCAGTTGGCAACAATACGCTGCTGGAACACCTGAATTTGCAGAATGTGCCAAACCTGAAGAAATCCATCAGCTTGGCGGGATGTGTAAACCTGACCGATTTTTATGCTGGCGGAAGCGGTATTACCGGTGTGGCGTTTGCCAAGGGCGGCAAGATTAAAAAGGCTGAACTGCCTGCGATTGCAAGCCTGACGGCACAGAGCCTGAACTACCTGACCGATTTGAAGATTGACAGCTATGAGAACATGACCACACTGGTTGTGGAAAGCTGCCCGACCATTGACCTGAAAGCTATGTTGGAAAAATGCACAGGTTTGAACCGCGTGCGCCTGACTGGCCTTGATTGGGAATGCGAGGATACAGCGCTGCTTGACCGGCTGTACACGATGACCGGCCTGGATGAGAACGGTTATAACACCGAGCATTCTGTACTGGAGGGCAAGGTACATGTGCCCATTATGCGTGAAAAGAAGCTGGCAGAGTTTAATGCACAGTGGCCGGATTTGAAGATCAGCTACAACACGCTGGTGGAACAGTTTACCTGGACCTTTGTGAATGATGATGACGAGCACACAGTTTTGGATGTGCAGTACATTGACAAGGGTGGTAAGGCTGTTGACCCTGTGACCCGTGCGGAGAAGCCGATCCCGAAGCCGACCAAGAAGAGCACGGTGAGCACTGACTTTACCTATGCTGGATGGGACACAGAGTTTGTTACAGTATTTACCAACCAGACCGTAACGGCCAAATATATCGAGAGTGTGCGGAAGTATACTGTGCGCTACCTGAACAATGGTACGGAAAAGCAGAAAACAGTTGCCCCCTATGGCAGCATGGTGTTGTACGAAGGAGATACCCCGACCTACACGGCGGAGGAAGGTGCCTATAAGTTCTATCTGTTTGACCATTGGGACAAGGGCGGATATGTGAACGGAGACAAGGACATCAATGCGGTATATGACAGCTGTGAATATACCTCTGGTTATTTTGACGGCAAAGAGATTGGCAGTTTGCGCCCGGTTGAGATTTACGCAATGAAAAAGGTTGGTGTGGAGAATAAGGTGGTTAGCCTCAAGGACGCTGTGACCATTACGATGGGCAACGACTTTAGCTACTCTGACATTGAAGAAAAGGTTTTGATCAACGAGAAAAAGACCTTTGATGGAACCAACTATGTGGATACCGGTGTGCAGCTGTTGAAGGAAGACCGGGACTGGGTGCTGGCGGTAGATTACCGGATGACCACAACCGATACGGCCAATGCTGTGCTGATGCAGTGTTTTGAAACCAACGGCATGAACGGTATCCGCATTTGGAACAATAATGGAGCCAAGATCAGTTGGGGCACCGAAAGCGCAACAGCTGCCACAGTTGGAACCCGTGACATGGTGGTAATGCGCCACAAGAAGGGCGAAAACAACCTGCATGTGTATACGGCTAACATTTACGGTGACGACATTGTTTACACCGAGATTAACCGTGGACGAATTACACAGACCAATGCAACGCTGGTGTTTGGTTGCGCCAAGGCAGATGACGGAGAATATGAACGGTTTGCCAAGGGTGATGTGTACTGGGCGAAAGTTTGGTATGCAGACCTGGGCGACAATGCCTGCCGGAAGCTGGCTGCATGGCCGCATGAAACCCGCGAATATGAGATGTGCGGATTTAAGCAGTTTTATTTAAGCGATAACACAAACAAGCGCTGCGCAATGACGTTTTTGGCGAAAAATACGTTGGCACGCAAGATGCCGATTACCAGCAGCTATTACAACAATGGCGGTTGGCCCGCAGCAACGCTGCGCACCTACCTGGACAAGCGGCTGCCGAATGCCTTGCCGATTGGATGGCAGCAGTTGATCCAGCAAGTAAAAGTGACATCCAGTGCGGGCGGAACATCCAAGGAAATTGTGACGGCGGATTGTTACTTCTTTATACCGGCTGCATATGAGCTGAACCCCAGCATGAACAGTGAGCCGTATATTTATGAAGGTACAACGATCAGTTACATGACAGATAATCAGAGCCGGATCTGCTATGACGATGATGGCGCAGCCACCACTTATTGGACACGCAGCCCGAATGTTCAGTATGCAGATTACTTTTTGCAGGTTGCGGCAGACGGCCAGATTTACAGCTATGTTACCCCGACCGAGCAGCATGGCGTGCGCGTGATGTTCAGCGTGTAAAGGAGGTTGAGGGACGAAATGTATTACAAGGTGATATATAACGGCCAGGTGATTGATACCCTTGACCACCTGAGTTTTGTGAAATACCAGGCGAAACACGGGATTATGGTGAACTGCACGGCAGATGATGCCGAAGGAATTGTGAGCAGTGATGGGCGCTACATCTGGCATGTGGACGGATACTATAACATTCCGGCGGCAGGATACGATACCGTGCAGTTGGAAGAGATCAGTGTTTACGAATATGACAAGCTGAAAGCCTTGGGGGCCAAAACCCCTGAGGCTATTATTGATGCTTATACCCTGAGCCTGATTGAAGGAGGTGTGCTATGAGTGACTTTGTGGAGAGTTTGCGGCGGTTGTATTTGGACCGCCGATTAAAAGAAGCGACCCTAAATGCGCTGTGGCACAAGGGCAAAATCAGCCGCAATGAGTTTGACTACATTGTGGGCGGAAAGGAGACGAGCAATGTACACGATCCTGATTAACGAGGACAATACCCTGACCGCCAGTGTGGTGGAGCGCGTGATGCAGCAGAGCAAGCTGGTAGACACCCTGCATTTTTTGGCTGACCCGGAATACAAGGGCAAAGACATGCGCGACTATGTGGTGATGCTGGAATACCGTTTGCCGGTGAGCAAGAAATACCGCACCGAGTTTTTGACGCTGAGTGACGAGCTGTATAAAAACAAGCTGGAATACAAGCTGCCCTTTGATACAGCGCTGACCAGTGAGGCCGGTATGATTGAGTTCCAGCTGACCTTTGGCAACATTGAGATGGATGCTGAAGGTAGGACCACCCAGTACATCCGCAAGGTTGGGCCGGGCGAAATTAAAATTATTGATGTTTACGACTGGGCGGCAACGATCCCGGACGAAGCACTGAATGCTTTGGACCAGCGGATTATTGCGATGCAGGCCATGCTGAAGGCCATGATTGATAAGAGCAACACCATGATGAACAGCAAGGCTGACAACCTGAGCTACAAGAATGACATGCTGCAGCTGACCGCCAACGGAAGCCCGATTGGCAATGCGGTAGAGATCAAGAGCAGCGGCGGTACCGGCGGCGGTGATGGTACAACTGATGGAAATATGCGGGTGGTTGAGTTTTAAGGCTTGGCCGCCTGCGTTTTTTCTATATAGCGACAAATGGAGAAAGGAGTTGGGAGAATGGCAACCACAAGCAAGTTGGGCTATGGTAACGCGGAAAATCTGGATACAGCAATTACGAATGGAATTATTGACGAGAAGGACCTGGTTATTACCAAGGACACATCGGAGTTTTATTACATCCGTGACGATAAGAGCAAACAGGCGATCCGCCCCCGTACCCGTGTTTTTGACAGCAACGGGCAAGCCAATGAGCAGCTGAACAACAGCAGCGACACTTATGCCGGACAGACCGTAATGATTAAAAACACCGAGGGCAAGTATGAGCCGTGGATTGTACAACTGTTGGACACCGGGAAGTTTGCTGTTGAACCGTTCAACACTGCAAGCACTGGATTTGTTTGGCAAGAATTTTAACCGACAAAAACAACATGAAATTTAAGGAGAGATAATTATGGCAGAAGTAAAATTTAATTATGGCACCAAAGCTAACTTTGAAGCCCTGCAGGCAAAGGACAACGACACCCTGTATTTTTTGACTGACACTTTGCAGATTTTTAAGGGTGCAGTTGAATACACCAAGAGCTGCAAGCTGGTGAGCACCCTGCCTGGTTCCGGCCAGGTGCAGGGCGTTGTTTATGTGCGCACCAGCGACTTTACCCTGCATGTGTTCAATGGCACCAGCTATATCCAGCTGAACAAGGCCACCGTAACTGAGATCCCGGCTGCCGACGCCAGCGATGACAATGTGCCGACCACCAAGGCTGTTGCCGACTACGTTGATGCCAAGATTGAGGGCGTTATTGGCAGCAAGGGTGTGTTTGTTACCGATGTTACCTACAATGATGGCGTGCTGAGTGTTGCCAAGGGCGGCGACCCCGTTGCTACCACCCTGACTGGCGTTGTGCATGCACCGACTTATGACGCAAGCACCCGCACCATCAAGCTGCCGGTATTTGGCGGCGACGAACTGACCATTGCGCTGGGCAAGGATCTGGTTGTGACCAGCGGTACTTACAACGCCAAGGACAAAAACATTGAGCTGACCATTACCAGCGGCGATGTGATCAAAATCCCGGTTGGCAGCCTGATTGATGTTTACACCGGTCTGGCAACTTCCACCGCTGAGGTTACTGTTTCTACCGACAATAAGATCAGCGTGAAGGTGAAGGTGAGCGCCAAGGCTGACAACTCCATTACCCTGGAGGAAGACGGCCTGTATGTTGCTGTGCCCGATGCTTATACCAAGGCTGAAGCTGACAAAAAGATCAAGGCTGTGCAGACCGCCCTGGATACACACACTGCGAATGCCGACATCCATGTGACCAAGGAACAGAAGGCCGCCTGGGATGCCAAGGTGGGCACTGAACAGCTGGCTGCCGCCAAGAGCGAGGCCATTGCTGCTGCCGCTGCTGACGCAACCACCAAGGCTGATGCTGCCCGTGATGCCGCCAAGGAGTATGCTGACGGCCTGAACACTGCCATGGATACCCGTGTGAAGGTTGTTGAGGGCGCTATTACCTGGAAGACCATTGGCTGAGACGGCCAAGCGGTTAGTTATTTCAAATTGACATAAAAAATAGCCTTCGCTGTGGAGCCAGTGTTTTGCGAAATAAGGAGAACATGCACTGTGCAGCGAAGGTTTTATATTGTATTGACAAACAACGATGTTGAATATATAATAATAGTAGAACTAAGGCACCGACATAGACGGTCTACCTCAGTTTATAGTTTATGTATGACAGTTAAACCATCATAGCAAAAACCGTTCTGTGGGCGACAGGGCGGTTTTACTTTTTATTACCACGAAAAAACGTGATAACTGCTACGACAGTTTGTACCCCAGTGAACACAACGCCAATAATGACGATGGTATCAACAAAGGATAGATCCGGCATAAGCATCACCTCCTGGCAAAAATAAATTTACCGGAAGGCAAAGTAAGGGCGCTCCACAATGCCTTGCGGCAGATGGGAGGTTTGACCGCCTATTACGTCTATGAGGAAGATATGGCAAAAAGGAATAAACGTTGGTGCCTTAGTTCTGCTATTATTATACTGTCAATGCAAAATTTGTCAAATTAAATACTGAATCGAAACCGCTTATCTGTACGCAGGTAGGCGGTTTTTTTATTGTTACAAAAAGGAGTTTTACGATGTCAAAACTTTCTTTATGCGAGATCCAACAGTCGCAGCTGGATAAAACTCCTATTGTGGATGGACAGCTGGTATGCTGCTTGGATACGGGAAACACTTACCGGGACACAGCCGGCGGGCGAGTTCGGATTGGAAGCGATCTGGAACGAGTAAGTGAGCTGCCATTGGCCCCGCTGGCCGGGAAGATTTATTACCTGCCGCCCGGAGATTTATATATTTATAACTCTGGTTGGGTAATGCTGAATGATACTGATTTTACAATTGGGGCCAGCAAGGCTGATGCCACAGAAGTCAATTTGGAGCTGAAACATGGTGATGTGGCAAAAGGTACGGTAAAGGTGCGCGGCACCGGCATTACGAGCGTGACGGCGGATGCAGATGGGAGACTGATTATCAACACCCCAAACCCGGAAGCTGTAATTGACGAGATTACGAATACCGAAATTGATAATTTATTCAAAGACGAATAGGGGGAAACAATATGGCATTTTTGAGTTATGACGGTTTGCTTTATTTCTGGCAGAAGATTAAAGCTTTGCTGGCGGGCAAGGTAGACAAGGTTGATGGCAAGGGACTTTCGACCAACGACTTTACCACTGCTGAGAAGAATAAGCTGGCCGGGCTGATGAATTACATCCACCCGACAACCAGCGGGAATAAGCATATCCCTGCTGGCGGCAGTGCCAACCAGATTTTGGGTTGGAGCGCGGACGGCACCGCTAAGTGGGTAAACGAAAAGGATACCACCTACAGCGTGATGAGCGGCGCAACGGTTGATGCGGATGGCAAGAGCGGACTGGTGCCCAGCCCGACGAAGGGTGCGCAGCGCTGGCTGGATTCGACCGGTGCTTGGACGACCCCGCCGAACACCACCTATGGAGCTGCAAGCACCACGAGCGCCGGCCTGATGAGTGCCGCCGATAAGAAGAAGCTGGATGGTGTTGCGGACGGTGCAAACAAATATGTACACCCCGCCACAAGCGGCAACAAGCACATTCCGGTAGGTGGTTCTGACGGCATGATCCTGGGCTGGAGTGCCGATGGTACGGCCAAGTGGGTTGCTGACAAAGACACCACCTATACCAACTTTAAGGGTGCGACTGCTGATGCGGCTGGTAGTTCCGGCCTTGTGAACGCACCTGCCAAGGGACAGCAGGGATTGTACCTGCGCGGTGATGGTACCTGGGCAACCCCGACCAACACCACTTACAACGATGCAACCCAGAGCGCACACGGTTTGATGACTGCCGCAGATAAAAAGAAGCTGGACGGTATTGCTACCGGTGCCAACAAGTATGTACACCCCAGCTATACCGCACAGAACAGTGGCCTGTACAAAATTACTGTGGATGCGACCGGACATGTGAGCGCTGTGACTGCGGTTGCCAAGGGCGATATTACGGCATTGGGCATCCCCAGCACCAACACCACCTACAATGATGCCACCCAGGGCACCCATGGCCTGATGAGCACTGCCGACAAGAAGAAACTGGATGCTTTTGGCGCGGCAAACACCTATGCCCTGAAGAGCGACATTACCGCTATGTACCGTTACAAAGGCAGTGTGGCAAGCTATGACAAGCTGCCGACCAGCGGCCAGACCATTGGCGATGTATACGACGTTGGCGATGGCATGAACTATGCCTGGAATGGTGAGAAGTGGGATGGACTGGGCCAGGTGTTTACCATTGATGCGATCCAGAATACTGAAATTGATACCATTTTGGCATCTTAAAAACTAAACCAAGAGGAGGTGTGGTAAAGTGGGATATTTGAGTAACGCGGGGTTGAGCTACTTTTTTGGCAAGCTGAAAACCATTTTTGCGCCCATTAGCCACGGGCACGGGGGAGCTACACAGAGCGCGGCTGGCTTTATGAGCGCAGCCGATAAGAAAAAATTGGATGGGATTGCCGAGGGGGCGAACAAATACAGCCTGCCCACGGCGACCAGCAATGTGTTGGGCGGCGTGAAAACCGGAGCGAACATTACAAACAACAGCGGCGTGCTTAGTGTGACGGCGGCCAATGTAACGAATGCACTGGGATACACCCCACCCAAACAGGACACAAACACATGGCGGCCGGTTGTGAACAGCTTGACCAGCAGCGCGGCCGACCAGAGCCTTGCGGCAAACCAGGGTAAGATCCTGAATGAGAGCAAGGCCGCCATGATTGTGTTGACAAATGAGAACTTGAACGATGTGGTGACGCCAGGATTTTATAGTTCTGGCGGCAGCAACAACGTGACAAATAAACCAAGTAACGTAGACCATTTTGGCTTGATTGTGATCCACCGGGCAAGTGGGAGTTATTATACCCAGATTGTTTACAGCGACAGTGCTGCTTACCGCCGCCATTGTGTAAACGGGGCCTGGAGTGGATGGGTGCAGGACAAGCTGACAGACACCGACACTTGGCGCGGCATCCAAAACAATTTGACCAGCGACAGTACGACCGACAGTTTGAGCGCAGCGCAGGGCAAGGCGCTGAAAGCACTGATTGATGGGAAAGCGGCCAGTGGGCATACACACAAAAGTGTGATTGATAACGGGGATGGAACCAATACGACCACTTTTGCTTATTCCAAAGCTGGGATGAATTATGGCGATTACACTTGGCTGGCAGGCTGGAATGGTTATGAGCTGCGAGCGATCAATAAAAACCAGTTTGCAACGGCAAGCCATAACCATAATATTGAATTATTAACTAATTTTAATTCTAGGGTTTATGATGCAACCATTTCCCGTACGGCAGCTACAGTGCTTGCGGCACCGGCCACCGCGAATGGAGTGGCAAGTTTTAGAAAATTGACTGCAAGCGATTTGCCGAGCCATACTCATAGTTACCTGCCCCTAGCTGGCGGTACCGTTACCGGCGTGACGGCGTTTACGAATACCACGGCCAGCACCAGCAAGACGACCGGTGCTGTGAAGGTAAGTGGCGGTGTTGGTGTTGCCGGACGCATGAGTGCCAATGAGGTTATGATTGGCGATGGATGCACACTGATGTATAACGCAAATGATAAATGCGTGAATTTTGTTTTTAGTTAAGGAGGTGGCAGTTATGGCATTGCAGGTTTGGCTGCCGCTGAATGGCAAGAACGAAAATCAAGGGATAAGTGGGGTTGCCATAAATGGTAGTCCTGCATCTTGGGGTAATGGCCCGATTGGAAAATGCGGTGTGTTTACCGGGCAGAAAATTAGCATCCCATATGATATAGATAGCGAACAGTTGACAATTACATTTTGGTTTTATCCAGATACGCCGGACGCATGGTGTGATGTATTTTCTATTGGAGCTGGTGATAACCGTTTTGAGGTCTCTAGAACAACACGATATTATTGGTATGCAGATAAAACGCCTCTGATCAGCAGTGGTTCTGTACTTGGCGAGTTTTCTAATAATAAATGGTATCATATTGGCTTCGTAATTACTGGAGAACAATGCTTACTGTATATAAATGGCACCTTGCAAAATAAATATACCCAGACGAATCAACTAAGTACAGTGTTAAGTGGGAACCGTAAGATCATGCTGATGTCAAGAATTGCCGGTAACAACACATATAACGGTTCTATCGCTGATTTTCGTATTTACGACAATGCACTTTCTCCGAAAGAAGTTCACGAGATTGCACAGGGGCTGTGCTGTCACTATCCGTTGAATGATCCGTATGCAACAGGGAGTATTAACAAATATAGTGGAGATAATTTTGAGGGGAAGCCGAGCGGTAGTAGCTATACTGTGACCAAGCTGGCAAATGAACGCGGGTATAATTACAAGCTGAGTTATACAGGAACCGGTAATAATACCTGGCCTAATTTTTACTTCCCTACTTTTAGTTTTACTGCTGGCAAGACATATGATTACAGTTGCAAGGTGCGGTGCCACAGCAAGAACTTTAACATTAGCTTTAGAGCGGCACACATCAGTAATGACTGGGTTACGAGCATGAAGACGATCACGGTGGCGGACAACCAGTGGCATGAATACCACATCCAGATCAAGCTGGACGCAAAGTACACAAGATCCGGCACAGAGTATAATACGAAACCGCTGGTTGAATTTTATTCCGAAAGCCTTGCAACTAAGGATATGGTTTACACTTGCGATTTTGACTTGAAAGACGTTTGTGTAAGTGAGTGCAGTACGGCAGCAAGTGGAAGCAATGGCAGCTGGGCGGATAACACGGTGTATGACACGAGCGGAATGGGAAACCATGGCAGTGTTACAAGCGCTTGCCGGCCGGTTTTGGCTGGGAACAGCCCGATGTATGATAAGTGTTATGAGTTCCCTTATAAAAATTATATTACTGGGAAAATGCCGTTTGGTGGGCAGGCTGCGAGCAACTTCACGATTAGTATTTGGCTGAACCAAATTGAAGGCGGCGCATATTCTACTTGGTTGAACAGTAACGGTTATGGCGACTCCGGTTTGTGGCTGGCAGTTAATACCGAAGGCTGTGCGCAGTGGGGATACCGTGGAAGCGTTAGCCCGAATTATGTGAAAGGCGGAAGTAATATTGCGGTAAATACCTGGCATTTGTTCACTTATGTATACAAAGAAGGTGTAGCGACCTGGTATTTGGATGGCAAGAAAAATTGCAGCGCTACCTATGCAGATAAAACAATAATGCCTGCGGGCACATTTACATTGGGTGACAGTTATGCGGGAAGTGATTGGAATACAAATTTCCATGGCAAGCTTTCCGATTTCCGCATTTATGCTACTGCTCTATCGGACGAGGACATTGCAGAGCTATACAACACACCGGTTTCAATTACAAGCACCGGAACGATGATGACGAAGGGAGAGCTGATTGAAACATGAGTGTGGGAGTGAATAAAAGTGGAGTTGTGAATGCGGGAAGTTTTGTAGAGACAAACGGCGCTATGCTGAACACATTTATGAGCGAAGGATATACACCAACTGCGTCTGTTAAAAATTCATGTATGGAACGAACGATCACAGGTTTTGTTGTTGACAAGGAATATTACATTGATATGGATATTGTTTGGAGTGGGTTCACAACTGATGCTGCAAGCAATTTTGGAATGTGGGCGCAGGGCTCTGTTTATAATGGCTCAAATTGGTCTTGGAATTACGGAAACCCGATGGCATCAAAAATCGGCAATCTTACTTCTTTAATGCTTAGTTCTAACAGTGGAACAAAACATTTTAAGGTGAAATTTACGGCAGAACAACCAGGATATGAGCTTGGTTGCCGAGCAGATTATTCCAACGGCAAAGGAACGATAACTTATAAAAATATTCGCGTTGTACCCGCAGATTCTTTTGTAGACGGCGCAATAAACAGCGGACGAATACTTGTTAATTCAATCGCAATGGATAATTTCATCGAAAACTGACGGAGGTGATGGAATGGCTCAACTTTCTAATTTGATTGTAAATGGCGTGACACGCCTGCTTTCTAAGCTTTATGTCAGTGATTCTGTCACTGCGCCTAATTTTATCGGTAAACTGACAGGCACTGCTGCAAAGCTTGGAAGAAACGGAGACGCCGATACCCCTATGACATTTAATTGGTCTGGCAAAGATGGCCAGCCGACATGGCTTTGGGGTGGTGAGAATGGGTCAGACATGTATGTGTATAACCCATCAAATTTCAGTGTAAAGAACGCTAAGGCGGCTGGGTCTGCTGATTCTGCAACGAAATTGAGTTCGAGTGCAGGCAGTGCGACACAGCCGGTTTATTTTAGTGATGGCAAACCGGTGGCGACTACCTATACACTGGGTAAGAGTGTGCCGGCGAGTGCTGTGTTTACCGATACAAATACATGGCGTGGGGTACAGAATAACCTGACCAGTGATGCCACAGACCAGAGCCTGAGTGCTGCACAGGGCAAAGTATTAAAAGGTCTTGTTGATGGGAAGGCGCCAAGTGGGCACACACATGATGACCGGTATTATACGGAGTCTGAGATTAACACGAAACTGGCTGGTAAAGCTGACAGTGGACATATCCATCTACAAGGCACAGAATCCGGTAAAGTTGACTGGAATACATTGAAGACGTTTGGTGTTTACAAGATTCAGAGCTGCACCATGACAGCTGATTATCATGCGCCTGTTGATGAATATGCTTTTGGAATCTTACAGGTGTTGGACAGTGAAAATGGCGGTAGTGAAAATCGTATCATCCAGATTTATTGGCCACACAGGACATCGCAAGGTGCGCATCTGTGGTATCGTATGCACAACAGTTCTAATATGAGCGACGGATGGAGTAACTGGACAGCCATTACGGAAAAGCCCGCTACCGCAGGAGTTGCAGACTCTGCAAGTTCTGTTGCATGGGTTAATGTCACAGGCAAACCGAGCACCTTTACGCCGAGCAGCCACACCCACAACTATGCTGGGTCCAGCAGTGCGGGCGGTGCAGCAACGAGCGCCAACAAGGTGAATGCAGCTTTGACGATTAACCTGAACGGGACAAGCCAGGGTGCATGGGATGGCAGCAGTGCGAAATCGATCAGCATTACGGCAGCCAGTGTGGGCGCAACAAGTGTGACAATTAGCAGGTGGTGATTTTTATATGGGAGTTTATTTAGGAAGTACGCAGGTAGATATGCAGGGAGGTTTTGTGACTGGTGGTGCCAGTGGGGCGAGTTTGCAGAGCAAGACGGTTAGCCCCAGTGAGAGCGCACAGACGATCAAGGCAGACAATGGCTATGACGGTTTGAGCCAGGTTACAGTAAATGCAGTATCGAGAACTTATGTGGGAAGCGGAGTAACGAAAAAGAGTGCTGCGACTTATACACCGGGAACGAGTGACCAGAGCATTGCATCCGGCCAGTATTTGAATGGAACCCAGACGATTAAGGGTGACAGCAATTTGACCGCCGGTAACATTAGAAACGGTGTGAGGATTTTTAATGTGACAGGCAGTTATGCTGGGAGCAGCAGTGGCGGAAGCAGCCCCAGGCTACAGACAAAAACCGCGACGCCTAGTGAAAGTACCCAGACCATCAGCCCGGACAGCGGATATGATGGTTTGAGTTCCGTAACGGTAAACGCTATTTCCAGAACTTATGTTGGCAGTGGCGTAACCAAGAAGGCTGCGGCAACTTACACCCCAAAGACCAGTGACCAAAGTATTGCGGCAAGCCAGTATTTAAGTGGTGCCCAGACCATTAAAGGCGATGCAAACCTGGTGGCCGGGAACATTAAGAGCGGTGTGAGCATTTTTGGTGTGACAGGGACTTATGCTGGCGGCGGGAGTTCCGGCGGCAGTGGCAATAACAATGTGGAGGCTTATGCCATCACGAACACCAACCCCAGCGTGAGTTTTAAGCGCACTGACGGGACAATTAAGATTTGGGGCTACGGCACCATGACCAGTTCCAGCGGTTGGGGCGGGCAGACTACGAGCCTGATCGCGTTTGAGGGCGATAGATACTACAAAAGCGCCAGCTGGGGCAGCCCAAGCAGCACCAGTTTGAGCCTAAGCATCAGCAACGGCAAACTGACTGGGCTGCCGAGCGAATTATCCGCAATCAGTGCGATTGTAACGAGAGGTATATGATTATGGCAACTGATACAAAGCTGGACAGCCTGGTGATCAACTACCTGACGCAAGCCCAGTATGATAATGCTAAGAGTGAAGGAACACTGAACAGCAACCAGATCTATATGACACCGGCCTCCTCCGGTACCCATACGCTGCCTGCCGCTACCAGTTCAACCCTGGGTGGCGTAAAGATTGGCAGCAATATTACAGTGAACAGCGGCACGATCAGCATTAGTAAGACTAACGTGACAAATGCACTGGGCTATACGCCACCGACTACTGATACCAAGTACACACTGCCAACCGCAAGTGCTTGGACTTTGGGTGGTGTAAAAATCGGGAGTAACATTACGGAGAATTCCGGCACGATTAGTTTGACAAAGGCGAACGTGACAAGTGCTTTGGGATACACACCGCCGACAACCGACACCAAGTACACACTGCCGACAGGTAATGCTTCGACTTTGGGCGGTGTGAAATTGAGTGATTCGACCAGTTCAACCAGTTCAACCAGCGGAGGAATTGCAGCAACACCAGCAGCGGTAAAAGCAGCCATCGCGGAAGCAAAACTTGCGGCCTGGCCGATTGGCAGCATTTACATGAGCGTAAACAGTACAAGCCCGGCAAATCTATTTGGTGGCACGTGGGAAAGAATAGCTGATACTTTCCTGTTTGCTGCTTCCAGCAGTTATCCCGCAGGTAGCACTGGGGGCGAATTCACCCATAAGCTTACACAAAGCGAGCTACCGGATTATTCGCTGTCTGTGGCCAACGGAAGCAACGTAATACGCTCCAAAACCGGAAGCTCTGCGGATGCGTATGTCCAAACGCAATCAAGTGGCTGGGGTATTCCGAACTGGGAATCCAAAACCGTAACAGTCGCCTCCGGCGGTTCCGGGGCAGCCCACAACAACATGCCGCCTTATTTATCGGTATGGATATGGAAGAGGACAAAATAAGGAGGATAAAAATGCGGCTGAAGAATGAAGAAGCCCTGCTGCATTGGCCCCTGGCCCAGCACATTATCACCGCAGGCTGGCTCTACAATGACGGCAGCCTGCACCGGGCGCTGGATTTCCGCGCAGCAGCGGGCACGCCCGTGTACGCTGCGGAGGGTGGCACGGTTGCAATCGCGTACCACTGGAATGGCAAGCGCACCCAGGGCGACACCAACAGCTATGGCAACATGATTAAGCTGCGCCACACGACCTACAAGTACGGCACGTTGGAAACGCTGTACGCCCATTTGAGCCAGCTTTGCGTGGCGCAGGGGCAGCAGGTGCAGGAAGGCCAGCTGATCGGCTACAGCGGCGATACCGGCAACTGCTATGGAGCACACCTGCATTTTGAAGTGCGCTGGAAAGGCCAGCGTACCAACCCGCTGAACTGGCTGGATGCTGATTTCAGCACGGCCAGCAGCGCGGTAAAATTGGGCAGCTACAGCAGCGTAGCGCACAATATGAAGGAAGTGGAATACATGAATTATGCAATCGACGTGTCAAAACATCAGGGCAAATTCAACTGGCAGGCGGCGTATGACAAGGGCATCCGCCATGCCATGCTGCGCGCCGGGTATGGCCGCTACAGCAGCCAGAAAGACCCCCAGTTTGAGCGCAACTCCGTGGAGTGCACCCGGTTGGGTATCCAGTACGGCGTGTACTGGTACAGCTACGCCACCACGCCGGAGGAAGCACGGCAGGAAGCCCGCTGCTGCCTGGCAGCGATTAAGGACAAGCACCTGTGCCTGCCGGTGGCGTATGATATCGAGTACGAGCCGTGCATCCTGCGCCTGACCAACGCGCAGCGCACGGCACTTGTACAGGCCTTTTTGTCGGAGATTGAGGCCGCAGGGTATTACGGCATCCTGTATGCTAGCTGCAATTTTATTCGCAACCGCCTGGACTACAAGGCGCTGTCCAAATACGATATCTGGGTTGCCCAGTATGGCAGCACATGCACCTGCCCCCTGCCGTATGGCATCTGGCAGTACAGCAGCCGCAACGCTCTGGGCGTGCCCGGCTACGGCACCAGCCTGGATTGCAACAGGGTATACAAGGACTATGAGCAGCTGATGATCCAGGCGGGCCTGCAGGGCCACACTGCGCCCACCCCGGAGGATACCACCCCCAACAAGCTGGACAAGCAGCAGATCACCATTGGCCGCATCTCCAGCGGCGACCGCAGCACCATCCGCGCCCTGTGCGAGGGGCTGGGGCTGATTGCAGCCGGTCTCTACCGCGAAACCTGCGTGGATAGCAACCAGTGGATGCTGGACGTTGGGCCGGTATCCAGCGGCGATGCCTGGTATATTATGCGTCAGTGTGCGGAGCTGAAACTCATTGAAGCAGGGCTGTACAAGGCCGAGTATGTGGAGGAGTGATTTGGTGGATGCTATTGTTGTTGCGCTGATTACTGGCGGGTTGAGCCTTATCGGCGTTATTATTACCAATCTTGCCGGGCAGCGGCGCACAGAGCAGAGGATGGCCACCGCACAGGCAGTAACCGACACTAAGCTGGAAGAACTGACCCGCGAGGTCCGCGCACACAACAACTTTGCCCAGCGGGTCCCCGTACTTGAAGAGCAGATGCGCGTGGCAAACCACCGCATCACCGATCTCGAGAACAAAACCGCTTGAACACGAATACATAGGAGGAAAAACTCATGGATTTTGCA